CTATATCGCACGGCCTAAATATACACAATTATTTGTTGCAGGCTTTCCGCTAATTTTTGCGAACTCCTCAAAAACATCCATCTTATTGACATGGGTGTAGATGTTAAGCGTCGTTTCTATTGATGCGTGTCCCATTACATATTGCACGCTTTTTAAGTTCATTCCTTTATTTATCAGCTCAGTACAAAAGGTGTGCCTAAAAATATGCGGGGTCAAATTAGGAAGCGGTTCTTTATCTTGGAACTTCTCATTGTAAGTTTTCATAATACGTGTGAGCGCAGGCCCAAGATTATATTTGCTTTTTACGCCATTTCTTGTTATAAAAATAAAATTTGTATAGCCATCGATTACAGGTTCTTTGTCCAGGTGTACTCGCGCCGCGATGACATTTTTAAAACACTGCACAACCTCGTCCGACATTGGAACATATCGTACACCGGATTCCGTTTTAGGTTTGTGGACTTCCTGAATAAAACCGCCGTCGTATTTTCGATAAAAGACCAGCTGATGATTTACACTTATCCATTTATGCTCAAAGTCTATATCGTCAAAAGTTAAACCGTATAGCTCTCCGATTCTAAGCCCGGTATAAAGAAGAATCTTAATTTCGTCCTCATGCTTTTTATAGCACGTGTTGCTATGGACATAGTCAAGCAATGCGGCAATTTGTGTACTTGTCAGCGCTTCTTTTTTGTGCTTTTCATAGGGAATCACCTTTGACAGTGTAAAGGTAAACGGGTTTTTGTAAATTATATCTTCCTCGCAGGCAAGATCAAAAAGGCTTTTCATGTGACCTTTTACATTTTGCACCGTGGAAAAACCAGCTCCATTTTTGAAAATATCGATTACAAAATTCTTTGCGTTTGTTATTTTGACGTTCTTTATTGGCATTTCACCAAGACCGTATTTTTTCAAATAGAGAAAGATGACTTCATAATTTGACCTTGTTGTTGATTTAATATTCTTCTTTTGGTCTAAATATGATTTGAAATAGGCATTAACTGTAATTTTGTCTTTACTGAGGTCTATATTGTTGATAATATCTTTTTGGATTTTCTCCTCCTTTTCGCGCAATGTTTTCAAATCAGGCGCATAGACGGTGTGACGTATACCTTTGGCGTCACTATACCGATACATATAGCTGCCGTTCTTGCGTTGGCTTTCGCCGTTCTTTAAAACTCTGCCTTTGTTGTCTTTTCTACGTTGTACGGACATTGTGTGCCCTCCTTTAAAAGCTAAAAGAGAGCCTTAGTATGACACCCTTATTATATCACACCAAGGCTCTCTTTGTCTTATGATTTTGTGAAAGTCGATTTATCAGATACTGAAACTTTGTTCAATATATTGGTCAAAACGCTTGCGCTTGATAAGACGTTTGCTACCAACCCAAAGAACGAAGGGACAACTGCCGTCTTTTGTCATCTCGTAGAGTCTATTGACGCCGATGCCGGAATAGGCGGCTGCTTCTTCAAGGGTCAGGTTTTGCTTTTCCCAAATAGGGACTTCCTTCATAGGCTCTCACTCCTTAAAAGCATATCCCAGCTCGTAGTAGTTGCGGCAGACATTGATCCGTTTACTATCATGGTAGCGATAGCCGATGACAAGCGTGTCGCCGGTTGAAACAAATACCGGGCTGAAATCTTTTGGATCATCGCGTTCCTGCTTTTTTAGCATCTTTTTGACAGCCTGGACATGCTGGTCGATTTCTTTATCGGTCAGGTGTGTACCATGGCCAAAGTAGTAGAAGTCATTCGGAAATTTCTTCATCATCTGCCTCCATATACTTTTTGAAGAATTCGGCCAGCGTCATGCCATTAAGCTTGGCAAGGCCAGTGCAGACAGCATCGACATTTTTAGGGGTGGAGGCACCGATCTCGTTGACACAATACTCCAGAGGGTTGAGGTAGTCATAACCATATTCGTCTGCTATCTGCTGCCCATCTTCATCTTCGTAGATATCTACATGATCAGCGCTTGTATCAGCCCATGCCTTGACAGGTTTGCCGTGGAAAGTAAAATCATGCACTTCATAGTCGGGGTTGTCCGCGATATTTGTTCCCTCAGCATAGCGCCACCAGAGGCCGAAGAATTTGTCATCCCATGCTTCGTCTACGATATCATCGTTGAGGATGTTGAATTCCGATTCAGTGAATTCCCATACAGCAAAACTGTCGGCCCAAGGAGAATCCTCGGTAGGAGTGTACAAGTAGGTGCGTTTGACATTTTTCAGACCAAGTGCTTCGACGACTTTCTCAAAATCACCACTGGTCATAATTTCAATCATTTTCGTTTTGTCTCCTTGTTCATAAGGTTGATCACATTCTGGTTATCGTCCATGTTCATGGTGGCGGCAGTAACAGCAGAACCAAAATAGTCGCTTACAATATCAGAAAGCCATCCATCAAGATCATCAACGAGGACTTTATCTGTCGGGAGGAGCTTACCCCTTGTATCCTGTTTATTGCGGAAAACGATGGGTTCCGGGATAGTAAGGCCAAGCTGGTCAGCCATCATCTGTATATATTTTTTACTGCATCTGTTTCTGGTCATGATCGGATAATCGCTCAGATGGCTAAGTTGAACCAATGTATATGTTTTGCCGGAACCTCTACCACCTTGGATAATTTTCATGTTGCGCTGACCCTCCAGACGTCGCTTTTATCCCACTCGATCAACTGGTCGATGGTCTTGGGGGTATAATCGTGCAGCATGCAGCCGACATTGATGATATTGCCGCGATTGTTGGCAATGCTGTAGATGTTGTCGCGGAGTTCGCCCTTCCACTCATTGAGCCAGGCGTTTTCGCGGGTGTTATGTACGTGGCCACAAAGCATCCAGCAATGCGGAGAGTAGCTATGGTTGTAAAACATAATGGGGTAGTGGCACAGGATGAGATTATTTCCATTGTCATTGATTTCAGCATAACCACTGATGCTCGAAAAGTAGTGCATCATATCTGACGTGATCTTATCGTGGTTGCCCTTAATAAGGTGGATGCGGCCTTTAAGCATCTGAAGGATCATGGGAGCGTCGTCCGTATTCCAGAACATATCTCCAAGAACATAGACATCATCACGGTCAGTTATGACGTCGTTCCAGCGATTGACCAGATCGTTGTTCATCTGCTCGATGGTCTGATAGGGGCGCTTATCGAACTGGATAATATTCTGATGGGAAAAGTGCAGGTCTGCAATGTAATAGTTCACTTGGATTCCTCCTTTTTGTCGGCGTAAAAACTCTGATAATCAAACCAGCGGTCTTTAATGATGTTTCCGATGATTTTAACGGTATCGCCCCATTTTTTAGTAGCAACGCGGACGTACTTACCCTCCATGTCCTCTAGCTTTGACACACCTACGACATCCATAATACGCATGATGGCTTCCATACCAGCAGCAGAGCCTTCGTAGGTATCTTTCTCATAGCTGTCGGGGTAAATGTTGCCAAGGCAGTATCCACCGTACACGCAGCCCCAGGCGTCACCTTTGAGTCCAATATTAAGACAAAGGCAGCAATAATCTGCCGACGACAGCGAAACATTTGTGATAAGAGCGTTGTCGAGTTTATAACCTTCTGCGATAAGTTCTTTTGCCGTATATTTTTTCATAAATACCTCCTTAATCATCCAGCAGAGCTGCAAATTTATCCAGCTCCAGTTCAGTCTTTTTGTCAGCAGAAAGCAGACTATTGAGACGTGTTTCGGCAGCTTTAAGTTCTGCAGCCTGCTTGCGGGTCTGCTCGACTGCACGCAGTTCTTTAATGTCATGCATCCAATCGGCGAGATAAAAGCCGTCCAACATAATTGTAGATGGGTCAATCTGTAGGTTATAAGCCGACATGCGCAAAGCGTTAAGCTTGAGATACAAAAGTGTAAGCGTATCACCGCCTGTGTGAAGATTGTATTTGATACCGTCCATGGTCAGCTGGCAGTTTGTGATAAGGCGGGGCCGGGTGTTCGCGCCTTTTAAGGCAGTACGTTTATCTTCAATCTTCTGTTTAAGAAGAATAATACGATCATCATTCGTCAAAGTCGTAGTTGTCATTGAAAAACTCCTTTTTATAAAACTCCCCGTTAGTAAGATAGGTATAGTGCCACACCGGAGTAAAATGGTTAAGTAATTCTGTCAAAGTTACAGGTCGTTCTTTATAGCCCCAAATTTTCTTGGTTTGCCAGCTATAAACTGGATTGGTGTAAAGTGTCTCGAAAGTGTCCGCAACAAAATCATCAATATTTAAAGCCGGAGTATAGTCATAGTCTCCGTTCGTCACATAATAAATAGGAGCATCTGGGTTTTTCCACTCTGGAAATTGGGTAGATGTATCAGCCTTAGTGATATATCGTAAACAGACATGGGTAATTGTGCCATCGTTGCGTCTTACAAACATTCTTAGGAGATTATGCAAAGGGTAGCGATAAGAAGGATTCCAAGGGCATTCTTTAAACAACAGACCCATGATTTCATTAACTGCGAAAGGCACAAATTTGTCCTTTGATATATCTTCCGGTGAAAAGTGCGGATTTTTCTTCATAAGAGAAACATAGTCCGCATATTGGTCAGACATTATATCGCTCGTTTCTTCAGTTACCAGACGAGTCAAGGACTTTGGAATAGAAATTTGTGGAACAACTGTATTGTGCGGACCAGAACCTTCATATCCAAAGAAAAAACGCTTTCCGATTTTTGCGTTGATTCTACCAAATCGTCCACTGTCAGGGTCTCGAACACTGTCGTAAAAATCATATTTACCTAGGTATACATATTGTTCGCTGTTGGTGAATTTATAGGTGTGACCGACAATAAGGTCTTTGCCCTTAATGAAGGTTTTGGAAAATTTTGCGATGCTGATCTTTTGACTTTCTTTATATTCAGGAGAGTCCACAGGGACAAGCAAAAGTTCTGCACCGTCCCAACCATAAACAAACTCACCAGCCAAACCCTTGCCCTTGATACAATCGCTGTTTTCAAGGATCCAGAGAAGATTGGGAACGGTGATTTCAAACTCAAAGCCACGTGGGTCATAGACGCGAACATAGGTCTGGCGTGGGTCGTAATGATAGCAATAACCGCCAACCTTTTTATTCAGGACAAAACCTGTTGTTGGTTCATTAACAAGTTCTTGTGGATCAATATTTCTGTCACGCCAGTTTTGCCAGCTGTGTTCTTTGCGAAGCTTACCTTTTTCATCATAATAGATTACATAGGCAAGTTTACCGGTGAAGGTATCTTTGCGGTTCTGAAATCCAACCATGAGTTGTTCTGGAATAAAAATTATAGAATTCATGATTACATCTCCTGTGCGAGTGCGGCAATACGAGAACGGTAGATGTTTTGCAGCTTGACCTCGCCGTAGAAATCGCTGCCGCGGAATACCTCGCTGAGGCGGCGCATACCATTGTTGGAGCCGGAGTAAGCAGCCATATCGACCTGTGCCTCATAGTCACCGTCAATGATGGCGATACAGTCCTCGCCGATACGCTGGAGGGCCAGACGCATCATCTCGATGTCGAGGTTCTGGGCCTCTGTGATATAAACGGCGCAGTTCATGCCAGTCGTATCAAAGCCACGGATATCGGAGAAGGGGAGAAGCTGGATCTTATTTTCATTGAGCATACGTTCCAGCATCATCTTGTCACCGAGCTTTGCGCCGAGCATATTGCCTATCTGGCTGTCGAGCAGTTTTTCATCGCGGGTGCCGGGGTAGAAACCGAGCTTGGCTGCGCCAGTGGTAGCGCACGGATTTGTAAACACGATGATCTTATCGATCTTGTGAGACTCCAGAAGCTTGAACATGTAGGCCATGGCGATATAGCTCTTGCCTGTCCCGGCGGGACCGTGGAGCATCGTAATCTTATTATTGGCGAGACTGTCGAAGGCAAGCTTCTGGTAGACATCACCGTTTTTGGCCTTGACGGTATCAAACATCATGCTCTTGAAGCTCTTGTAATCGACCTTGACATGGGTTTCTCCCGTCCAGCGGAACATATCGGTGACATTGCTGTCCTTGTCATAGAGGATGATGTACTGGTTTGGGAGCAGATCATAGATATTGGCTGTTGGATTCTCATACAGGGCGGTATGCTCTGCATCGTCGAGAACTGTAACCTCCTTATAACCGGTGTAGTCATCGTTGCGGAGGATGTCTGATGTGGAGCAGACGGGGAGGTTGAAATAGCCGGATGCGATGAGTTTACAGCAGATATCATCGGTGCAGAATGTAAAGTCGTCCTTATATCTGTCATAGACTTGCTTTGCGATTGCGCAGATTTCAGAATCCACAGTGTCCGGGACAGCGGGCGTGGAGACAGTGACGGAGTTTGTGTCAATCTTGATCTGCGGGGTGGCATCGAAACATTTCCATTCAAGTGTATAGCTGCCGTCTGTGCGGTGCTGGTCCAGCAACTTTGCCATCTGACGAGCTTTGTAGCGGACAGAGTCGTCCTTATTGTGATTGGTCTTGATGTTCTCAAGCTCATTCAGCGTACAGACGGAGATGTAAAACGGTTCATCGAAAGCAGCCTCGCCCATATTAAGCAAGGCGCAGGTATCATAGAAGTACAGAATAGATCACCTCATTTGAATTTCATATTGCAGTTTATTTAACGGTGTGATATAGTTAAATCAAAATTATTGAAGGAGGAGCACACCATGCCGAGAACCAAGGGAAGCAAGAACAAATCTAAAACCGTTGCTGCTGATTATGCAGCACAAATTGCCGAAGAACAGGCTGCTAAGGATGCGGCGATTGCTGAATTGGCCAATGCCGAAACTGCCGTAGATGATCTGATGGCACAGTTGGCTGATTTGAAAGAGGCAGTAAAAGCAAAAAAGGCAAATATCAAAATCATTGATAAGGCTATTGCAAAGCTGGAGGACAAGAAAGCTAAAGCAGATGCAGCTGCCGAGGCCGAAGCTAAGAAAGCCGAAGCCCAGGAAATGGTGGGCAAGCTTCTGGCTGAGGGCATGAGCGTTGACGAGATCCTTGAAAAATTGAAGTAACTTATTGGCCGTGCAGGGTGACTTGCGCGGCTATTTTATTCGTCGATGCAAAGGTAAATAGTGTTGTCGCCAACATATTGAGAATCCACTGCGGCAATGTTGTAGTCGCCGTTGGCGGTCTCGATAACGACACGAGTGTCAAGTTCGCACTTGTCGAGAAGCTCATGGATTAGTTCGCGCACTGTCATTGTTTAGTTGTTCTCCTTTTGACTTTTCCGTCTACGATGGATCGCAGCGAATAATCACCGGCGTCAAGCAGGCAGCCAAAGCTGTCCGATGACAGGATGAGGCCAATGTCAGGTTTGTTACTGTCACATACTGTTACATGACGGCCATCCATATCGAAATCAAGATTTACATAGTCAAATCCTTCGTTCAACTTATACTTGGCAAAGCGGCGTTCCATATCAGACGGGGCCTCTGCCTCCAAGCACCAGCTGCGGGGGATGTTATCACTTATAAGACATCCACCGTCAATCATAGAAAAGCAGCAGGAGCTGCACCCTATTTTCAGATTGCAATATTCCTTTAGCTTTATGGCAGCTTCTCTGGCCTCGCGTGTTAGCCTTGCGTTGCGGACTTCTTTGTTTGAAATCATATAAATAAATACCCCATACCCACCCGCGCTTAAGCGCCACCATTATGTAGTTATTCTGCGAGATCAGACTCTTGCTTTGGTTCTGTTGGCGTCAGGATAAAAATGCTGTTCAGCGTTGTGATACGAAGCTCTGCATAGCAGCCGTTAGATGCCTCGGTAATCTCTACACCCTGCACCATACTGGTCTGCAGGTAGCCGTTTTTGCGGTCACCCTTATTGTCATACAGGTAAAACAGAGCAGCGCTTTTGCCGATACCGGGCACGATGACCTGCCAGAAGGTTGAGCCGATGCGCTTGGGATAATGGCCATCCGTGCGCTGCTTATTGGTGTTTACATCCAGGATGTCCTTGAGATACCAGCACCGGCTGATGTTCTGGATGGTGGTAGTGAAATCGTTGTTCATGTTATTTCTCCATTGCGGTGTTAAAAAGTATGGTTTTATAGTATGTGCCGTATCGCTCCTGCAGGAAAGTCATGAAATCATCCATGGACAGGTTCTTTTTAAAGAAGTCGAAGCTGTTATCTTTTGTAGAACACTCTTTATAGGTGGTCTGAATAAGGACTGGGGCCTTGAAGTTCTTCTCTGTGATGTTGTAGTCAAAACGGACACCATGGATTGTCACGAATGGCTTGCCGAATAGCGATGTACCGTAGGTGTAGTTGCTGTTTGGAAAAGCACATGCCAATGGATACTTATGTGACGAAACAGCGTCGAAGAAATTTTGGAACGTGTTGAAAGTGTCAACTTGTGTAAACGGTTCTTCTTCTGTGAATATACTTCCGTCAGCGAATATATCTGGGGTGATGTCACTGCTGATGATGGTGTAAGTTACGTCATACAGTTTGTGCATTATTTACCCTCTTTCATGATTACCCACATATCTTTCCAAGGTGGGTTTCCGCCGGAGACTATGGCGTATTGTGGCGTTACTGTGTACCTTGGGCGAAAATCTAAAGACATACGAGATAAGCTATTGTTGTAGGAATCGCTGGCGTGTTGGCACATGGTATGATATGCCTTTTCGTAGCTATCCTCGAAGTATTCACAGGTGACAATGGGCTTGTCTCCGTAACCGCTGCTTTGTAGTTCTACAACCTTATAGGGCCATAATTCATCGTTTTTACTTTTGGCCGGAGGAACCAAAGCCGCCAACGCCGCGATCAGTTTCATCAAGTTCTTCTACCTCCACAGGCGTACACAGAGAAATGGGCTGGATGACGAGTTGGGCGATGCGGTCACCGACATCGATAATCTGTCTTTTATCACTATGATTATGCAGCGGAACTTTGATCTCACCACGGTACGCTGAATCAATTACGCCCACACCGTTCACGGGAGAAAGGCTTTGTTTGGAAGCAATACCGCTGCGGGCAAAAACGTAGCCGACATAACCTGGGTCGATGCTGACAGCAATACCCGTGGGCACCATTACAGTGCTATGTGGCTCAATTACAATCTTCTTTTTGAAGAATCCATCCCACGAGGTTTCCAATTCTGATTCTGATGCCTTACTTACGGCGTCAACTGCCATTTTCTGTTCGCTGCTGATAGGTTCGTCACTATAAAGTCCAAGACCACCAAAAAGGTCAAAAAACTTTGTATACATTACACTGTTATTTACAGCAGATTTATATGCCTCTTTTTCCTCATCGGTGTACTCGACAGGAAGAGCGTACAGATCCATACCGGCGTCAGTGTCGTGTGCGCGGGTAGGGATATGAGCATCAGGGTGGATCTTTTTAATTTTCAAGGTTTCCATTTTTTATTCTCCTTTAAGAGTGGCTTCGGTGGCATCGGATGCCGTGCAGATGATGGATTTATCAAGATATTCTTTATAGCCTGCAAGTGGGTCTCTGACACCAGGCTGCCAGGTAATGGAATTGTTAGGGTTATAGATACCATTATATTTGTCGGTATCTTCTTCAATAGTGGTTTTCTTGATGAGCTTTCCGTTGGAGTCGTACTCCTCGATGATAGTTTTCTTCATCAGTAGCCGCCTTTCATGCTGTCTTCTAGTTCTTTATAGCTAATGCCGCTGGTGAGACCGGGAGACTCATCGCTGTCAGTGCTGCGGAAAGCTGCGCCGGGGACGCTCGGATGCATGAACTCGATCATGGCAAAGTTGGCAATGTCGATAAGCCACTCAGTATTTCCGGTTTCGAGATATTTGTTGAGACGCGGTTCAATCTCTTTGACGGCCTGAGCTAGTTCGGGGTATGTATTTTTCATCCAGCCGTATTTGTAGTGGGAAACAAGAATACGGTTCTGCATTTTCTTGATGAAATCTGTACTCCAGTCACGAGCGAGAATATCGTTTGGTGTGTCCATTTAGTCCTCCAAAATATAGGGTGGTGGTTAGCAACACTGATTGTTTAACTTGCGTTCAATGGTTTATCGAATTTATGTAGTTCTCTGAGTTCCAGTTTGCTAGGTAAAAAGTTCCGGCAGAAATAAGCACTACCGAAGCAACAGCCCTCTACAGATGTACTCATGTGTTGTTCATCATGAAAACCGATACGGCCATCAAAACATAGCATCTGTACATCGTTATTGAAGATCTTAAAGCGGCTCTTACCTTGAATACTGTTTGCCGGGAGCAACAGTGCGAATGGTTTGCCAAGCTCATAAGCACGTTTAAGCACCACGTCTTTCTTACTGAATGGTGGGTTACTGATCAATACATCCCATGCCGGAGGCTCGTAAGAAAAGAAATCCTGACCGCTGCGCAGAGAACTGTTAATTACGGTGTACCCTGCCCCGCGTAGACATTGTACAAATGCTGACCAATCCTCATCGAATGGGCACCAAATCTTATAATTTGGCTGCGGGGGAGGCAAAAATTCAAGAATTGGCGCTACAGCGTAATACGGAGTGTAACGCTCGTCACCATTGACCGATGTGTCACTTTTTAGATAGGCGTCATTTTTGATAAAAATCACTCCTTGTAATACAGTCCGCAGTGGCAGAGACCGGAATTTTGTTCGCGGAACTCTTTGCACATACATTTGGTTTCAGGCGTCTTGGTGAGACGACAGGGGCAGTATCCCTCGTTTGCTTTGACGGATGCGCGGAACTCCTGCACCTCGTCATCTGTCCATGCCGGGTTGGTTTTGATTTTCATTTGTACTCCTTTTGAAACAGGATTGTTTTATCGATCGGTACATTTCCTCTGAGTTCATAAAAACGCTGGTTCGTTTTTGGATCGTCAAGACCGCCGAATTCGGAAACATACGGGCCAACCTTGATAAAATTGAAGTATACGCCGTAATTGCGCGGTCCACCGTCATACATCAGGTGAATAAAACTTGGATAGTCAAGACCTGTGTAGAGGCATGTTTTCAAGTTGTACTGATGTACGATTTTGCATGCTTTCAGTAGTTCGACTTTGTTCTGGTCGCCGCCCATAAAACACACGCAGGTGATCATGGACCAGTATTTATTGATGATCGATGGGAGGTTCTCCAGCAATGGGGTGCCGCTATTCTCCCATAAGAATTTGGAGTGGCAGTCAGGGCAGTGATGCGGACAGCCTGTAATATCAAACACAAGGCTTATCTCGCCGGGGACTTCTTGGAATGTCACATCATAGTGACTATACAGAAGCGGCTTGCAATCAGTCTGCATAATAGCGCTTCGCTGCCTCCTTCTGACGGGCCTCTGAGAAGCTGGATACGCGCTTGAGATAACCAATGACACGGGTTGCATAGTCCAGGTTCTCACTGCCGCACTTAGGGCATTTATGCAGGTGATGCTTAGAAATGTGTTCGCAGTCATTGCAGATTGTATTCGGCACATTCACCGTCCAATAGGGGCACCCAGTCTTGATAGCCACATTCATCAGTTTGCGGTACTGCTCCTTATCCAGATGTTCCTCCAGATTCAGATGCAGGGCGCTGCCGCCGTCCAGATACTGCGTCATTTTGGAGCCGTGGAGCATGAATTTATCAAGCGGCTTGGTAGGATCCTCAACAACATAGAAGTAGCTGTTGTAACAGTCACGTGGAACTACGAAGCCGTCCTGCTTATCCCACTTTGCGTTCTTGACACCAAGGTTTTCAGCGGGGACATACTCGGTATTGAACATAATGCCGTCAGAGCGATCTGCCTTGTTCTCGTCATAGATGACCTTGAGCACTTTGTTTGTAAAATCAACATAGTTTTGGTCGTCTGGGGAGATAGTGTAGCCAAGGAATTCACATCCCTCAACAAAGCCGTTAATGCCAATGGTCAGGAACTGCTTATCCAAAGAGATATATCCGGCATCGTAGATAGGGAGCAGCTTTGCATTGAACTCGTCCTTCAAAATTGCGTTCCATGCCTTGAGGTAAACATGGATATCTTTTACCTGTTCACGAACGGCCTCGTAAATATCACGGTTATCGTCAACAGCAGTCTGGATCAGGCGATTCATATTGATAGTGATAACACCCTTAGAGCCAGTAGCCACACCGCCAGCACCAAGAGTATAACTGAAGGTATTGTCGCTCATTTCATTGCGCAGACGGCAGCAGGAGGCAAGGGAATCTACACTGTTGGAACGATAGATAAAGAAGCTGTGGCCCTTAGAAAGCATTTCGGCAGCGTTGTCAGCCCATTCCTTATCGACATAATCAGTGCCATTATCCAGCAGGTTCAGAGTCTCGACAGGGAAGGTGAGGATCTTCTTCAGACGCTCCTGATTCAGCCATTCCATAAAGCGTTTTTGCAGCCAGGATACGGACTCCCACTGCATTTCTGTGCCATCGGGGAATACGAAATCAGAGAACATACCCTCAAAATACGGCTTGTCGAAGTATGCACAGTTCCAGAAGATGGACTGGAAATTACGAGCAGCGGCAGGCTGGTTCAGAGAATAGACGACCTGCTCAAACTGGTCAGTAATAACCTTGTCGATAGTGCGATGACGGCTGGAAAGATCGACTACTTTATCAGCGTGCAGGTAATAATCGTCGCCATAGTCCTTGCGGATAAAGTAATCAAGATAAGGGATAAATTCAGGGGTGGCGACTGCACCGGCAAACTGAGATGCAATGGCAAAGCACAGGTTGATAAATTCACCGCAGAAGGAATCAAGGTTGTGAGGGGCAGATGAGCCGCCGCCGATGCTTTCCAGACCATTGAACAGAAACGGATACATGGTAATCGAGACGCAGTACGGCAGGCACGGGTTCGTTTCGTCATGGCGGTAAATAAAATGGTGGTCAAGCTGGTAAATGTATTTGTCAGCATACTCCTGGCCGTACATCTCTTTGATTTTTTGCCACATGCGCAGACGGTTGATGCCGATGCCCTCTTTTTTATAAAGCTCCCCAGTCAAGGTGGTGACATTCTTGCATTCCACGTTCGCGTTCGCATCAACCTTACTGCCAGTGGCTGCGTTGCTGGATGCGGCATACTCCTTGATAAAGTCAAGATACGGCTGATATTTTTCATACTGTTCGATAGCCATTACATACCTCCTACGATTTTGATTGCTTCTTTAAATCCATACTGCTTTTTGCCCACCTGCAGAACAGGCATCATATCCATGCCCATCTCGATCATTTTATGTACATCGGTAAACTCCGTATAGTGGATGCCTTTTTCCTGCAGTTTGTTTGCAAGAATCAGACATCGCGGGCAATGCGTTGTGTAGAGAATTACATTTTCCATAGCTCCTCCTTACTTCGTCCCGGCGGATACGGTATCGGTTACCATTGCATCGGATACATCAATGACCTGGTTCTGCTTTTCCAGAAGTTCAATTTCACGATTCAAATAAAACAGTGCCTTTTTAAGATCCTGTGTAGCAGAATTACCGTCCTTTTTACCTGCGCGGCTGATGTACTTAACGGTGTTGCCGAGGTGGAAACCGAGATTCCAAGCCTCAATTACCTTGATGGCCTCATACGGGTCATCGGCACCGCCGTAATAAATGGGGTGTTGAACGTTTTGATCAACATCATTAGAAAGTGTTTTTGCCATAAAGACCTCCTTTTTTCTGTTGCTGCTTGGCGGCTGTTTTTATTTCAAAAGCGACCCTCCGCCTTTTCCTTATCAAGTTCCATGACGGTGAGGATGCAGTAGTTACTAAGGTCCAGCAGCGTGTCGCGGATGCTTTCATCAACCTTGGGCTGTGTGCCCTTGGTCAGGTTGAGCAGGCGATGGTATTTATGGCTGATCTGAGCTACGGCGGTGACAAGGCCAAGACTGCCGAACTCCTGCCATGTAGTGGAGAAGCTGTTGCCGTAGTCGTGATTCTTTTTGCGGAATGTGTCATACATGGTACAGACGATCTGCTTGAACTGTTCGCTTTCGGTCATGTAAAAACCTCCTTACAGGTACAAAAAACGGCTGAGAACCCAGCCAATGATGAGATAAAGAGCGGATACAATAACGGTTTCGAGGATCGTAAGCATGATGATCATAACCTCGTCGGGAATGTCATAATCGTTATACTCGGTGCAGGTGCTGTCTATAATGCTTTTGATCGTCTTTGTTGTCTCGGTTTCACTTTTACTACCAAAGAGTGTCTTGACGGCGAAAAGCAGGCAGTACGCTTGCAGCCATGTGAGAGTAGGCAAGCCGATAATTGGCATAAACCAGTTCCAGATGATTGAGATACAAAAGCCCTGAACAGGGATCGTTGCGATAGTAACCAGGAGCCAGACGAGACTAAGTTTGAGCTGACGGCTGGGTGAGTTTCGTTTGGTCATGCGACCACCTCTTTGCCGGTAATCAGTTCAGAATAGGGAAGCGTTTCGATCCAGTTACAGAAGGCACGCCACTCATCAAGCTTATGGCCTCGACGAGATTTGTAGATATTGGCAAGGACTTCGTAGTTAAGCATGAGGGTACGGCGCTGGTTGTAGCTGGACGGGAGAAGCTGGATAAGCTGCCACCAAGCATCCTTATCTTTCGGCTCAAAAATACGATCAGTGCCATCATAATTATTGACTTGACCGCCTTTCAGATAAATACTTCGCCAGAAGTTGAGCTGAATAATGATATCATCTAAAACTTCTTTGGAGTATAGCACCAGATGCTCGTGGCTGAAATCGTCAACCGTAAATTCTTTATCAGCGACTTTATGCATGGTGCTGCACGAGTTTGCTACTGTACCAACTTTGTAAGTATCAGCTTCTTTCCACCAATACAGCGGGGCGGTCACATCAAGCCAAACAACGATCATGCGTAAGTATTTTCTATGGTCAGTACCGGCATTGCGCAAGCGTGTAGCAAGGTCATGGTCGTTGGGACCCATACAATACTGTTGGTGACCTGCGCAGATAACATGGCTGTCATATGTATGGCCGCAGTTTTCGCAAAGAAGCAGACCATCTTCCTCTTTATTCCAGTTCTTACGATGCGTGCAGCCAAGGCCGCTGTCACTTCTGGTCCAGCTGTTTTTTGGATTCCGCATACCACGCAGTGCAGGCTTGAGGCCACCGACTTCTACATTTTCAATTTTTATCATCAAGTTACCTCCAGATAGTTTTTTGCTGGTTCCCTGCGGGCGAATGCGCGACGCTGGGCAGGGGAGAGGTCGTTATAGTTAAAGGTGTGGACGGCGGAACACTTGGAATCATAACTTGCGCACATCAAGTTCAGCTCTTTGACACCGCGCTCTTTACGGTTCTGTTCACGATGGTTACTAAAATTCATGTGAAATTTAATCACTCCTTTGGATCAGGTTCCATTTTCTTCATGCAGTCGCCGCACAGGATGTTGACGGCTTTGCTTGCCCGGACGCTGTTCTTGCAGCAGGGGCAGATATACTTGCGAATGTGGGTAGATGCTTTAAGCGGCTTGCCGTAACCTTGTATTTGGATAATTTGCCAACCTTGTAGGTCTATGAAGTCAAGCAGTTCAAGGGATGGTCTTGTGATAATCCAGCCATAGCGGGTAGAATGCTCTATAATAAGGCCGTGACTTTCTGCGGTTTCCTTGAAGCGCTTGTTATGGTAGGCGTTATTGGTGCCGCTTGTGTCCTTTATGCCATTCTCTAAGTCGTAAAGATGGGCCATTTCGTGCAGCAGTCCAGCAATAATGTTTGGCGTTGTATCGCTGATCTTTATCATATCAGTTGACATTTTATAACCCATAAGATTATTGCCGCTCAAAGAAAAATAGTTGTATTTATTGCGATTCAGTTTTGCAACGAAAAATTTTACAGAAGGCAATTTACTTTGGTAATAATGTTCATTTAAAACCATGTAAATCTGTTCAAACTGCAATACAAGATTACTTATAACTATGTTCATGGTTCAATACGTTTTTTGATAAACGGTATAGTCATAGCCCTTTAGCTCTATAGGCAGGAAGATGAGGCGACCGGCCAACAGGACGAAGTACCCGATTTGCAGATGAACACATACCTCGTAGTCGTGATTCTTGAGCAGGAAGCTGCTTTGCTCCGGGTAGTCCGACAGCATATGGACCATGTCAACGACCTTTACATTCGGTTTCATAAAGACGGCCACACCTCCTTATCAAAGTCCGGTTCTAATTTTGTCAGCTTCTTTTTCCAGGTCTTACCGTCTGGTAGGAATAGCGAGAAGGAGCCGGGGATAATGGTTTCAGTGACGATGGCGATAGGCTCTTTCTCGCCGTTACGGTTTGTTTGTATGTATTGCAGGCAGACACGCTGGCCTTTAGGCGGCTTGAAGGGTGTGCTCATAGATTGATCAGAGCTTCTTTCATCTCTCGGTAAAGAATATCGTATATTAACTGCCCTGATGTTTCTGCGTTACACATGACGATGGGGGTGTCGTAGCGTGCCATCCATGTGGTCATGCTGGCAACAAGAGCCTGGGGCTTCATCTGACTGCGGTAGTAACCATGGTAAGCTTTTTCCCATGAGGCTTGCTCGATAAGCAGGTAGACTTTAGCGTTCTTGGCACGGGCACGCTCGAACTCGCGCTTGAAGCGGTCACGGCTGGTAGTCCAACAAGAAGCGCATTCATCTATGGACATTTTACGCTCTATCGTTACTTTATCAGCCAAACTGAAAGTGACGCCGCTTGGCAGTATGACCTGCGCGGAGTAGTCGCCAAAATCAAGCTTGGTGCGCAAAATGGGGCAGCTGAACCGAGCAAGCCGCTGATGATACTTGAGCGTGTCCTGTTCACGCGAGTCCACGAGGATCGTGAAGGTGTCCAACGTGGACTTTACAAAATTTGCTTCGATAAAATCACCTCCGTCAGATGATGGGCTGGAGATTCTCCAACTGATAACGCATGATAAACAGCAAGAACAGCAGGTAGCTGAGCATGCCGATCTCTACATATTTGCTTTCAGTCCGGAAACTGACCAGCAGGGCGATGGGGATTGAGAAAAGCTCCAAAAAGAGTAAGAGGGTATTTAAAATTTGAATCACCTCACATGGGAATATTTCGTAAGAAAGTCGTTGAAGTCTGTTTTTGACTGTATCCACTGGTCGCCGTCTTTGCTCCATTTGCCCTCGGTGTGGGTGTCGAGCACCTTGATGATTTCGCCGGGTTCGATGTGGTTATCGTCGAGGGTGCGGGGACGGATTTTATAGGTCAGGGTCTCGCCGTCGCACAGGCGATAGAGGGTGATGTTTTTGTTTTTGTATTTGCCGTCGATGGAGAGGACGTAGTGGTAGGTGGTAGCGAGGCGTGGGTTGGCGTACTGAAGGTAGCCGAGATATTCTTTTTGCGCCTTGAGCTGTTGAGAAATTGTCAGTGGTTCATCCGGCAGACTATCCCAAATTTCTCTCAGAGCTTTATCGTAGTCAAAATCCTTATAGGTCTTGAGCTTGTCCGTCGTTGTGCAGCACTTTTTTATATATTCGATATACAGAGAGTCAGTGTCCTTGGGGAATTGCGTGCGCTCATACAAAGCATCACAGGCTGCGATAAATTTAAGGATTTTATTGCCACCAGCGAATGGCTTGAAATAGTCCAGCAGCACCAGTGTTTCAATCTTGGCAGAGTTCAGACTGCGCGTATGGGACATATCCTTCCAGAGTGTGTAGAAATCATGATATTTGCCGGACTGGTACATGGCGTACAGGTCGTTAGCGCAGCCTTGGCTCAGACCCTTGATAGAAACCAGAGATGGATCAATGGCATGATGCTCTTTATCCGCAGTGAATTTGCGGTTGTCGTGTCCCCACTGGATAGGCCCCTCATGAATATTGAAGCCGCGAAGCATTTCAGCCTTGAGGGCAGAGACTTTTTCCTTTTTGCCCTTGTTGGAGAAGTGTTGTAGACAGACCTCATAGAACTCGAATGGGTGGGTGCTCTTTTGCCAGGCGTTATAGAGGGAATCATAGGCCATACAGCAGCTATGGCTGGCATTAAATGAATAGGCCGTCGCGTCACTGATGATTTGCCAAATCTCAGCAGAAACATCTTTTGGCGTTTTGCCTTGAGGACATTGACCGGCAAGGTTCTTACACATACCATCAATGAATTGACTTTTCAAAGGACGAACTTTTTCTGGATGTTTTTTGGCGATGTCTTTAATAATGCCGTAACAACGGTCCATGGGAAATCCTGCAAAATGAAGAACAGACATGAGCTGTTCCTGTGTTAAAATGAAGCTGTAGGGAAATTCTTCTGTTTGCAATATGTTGTCCAATGCTGGAATACCATAAGAAAATGGCTCTCGACTTTCAAACTTGGAGTACATAGATTTAAAGCCGGGACGAATAGCTGCAATAAAATTTGCAAGCTCTGATACATTTTTAGGTTTATACCTCATCAGTTTTTGTGTAGTAGATGCGCGTTCGCACTGATTGACACCGCAAGTAAGACCTTTTGCATAGATGTCCCAAACCTGTTGATTGTCTTTAACGGATTCTGATAATTCATCGACAGTCAAAGGTTCCATACCGATACGTTTGAAAACTGCATCTGTGAGAGCTACTGTGTCAACGATAAGCCAGTCATTTTTTAGGAACTTGTATTTTTCAGCCACAGCGCCATCAACTACGGTCGTGATATACTCTTTTTTCGTCGTATCACTTTTGCATTTGATGAGACCAATTTGACGCCGGATACTGCCCTGATAAAGCATGTAGGCACATGGAGCTTTCGATTTTGAAGAAATAAGCCCCCAATAAACCTCGCTCTTTTTGACATAGTTTTGATATTCAGGGTCTACAAAATCGTAAATGTTGATTTCGTCTTTTTCATCGTCATCTGCATATTTCAGCGCCATATCGTACTTGTCGATTTGGTCGCTGATTTTATTGGCAATATTGAAATCTAGTTTTTTTGCTCTAGCATAGAGCTTGAATGCAGCTTTTTTCTTCAACGTGCCAAAAGCAATCATAGGATACGCATGATCCTCACCAAGAATTTCGCGCTGTGCCCGTTCAAAAGGCTCTTGCCGGTCGATGTTCTGATCGATGTCCGGCAGGGAGTTTGTTTGAATAATGCGAGTTGTGGACAAAAAACGCTCTGGATAAAGTTTAATGGGAGACTTGAAGCGATCAACTTTACTGAAGCCGCAAAGAGTATTTGTAAAGTAGCTGACAGCAGAACCACGGCCTGTGTTGGTAATAATGCCACCATACTGAATACCACGCTTGACGATCTCGTAATCCATCAGAGGATAATCAATCATGCCGGTGTCTTTGTAGGTGTAAACCTCCATTTTGACACCATCGTAGTATCGCTGATAATCCTCTGGCGGGACATGCTTCATGTATTCCTTGAATTTGCGGCTGATGAGATGATTATAGATTTTGAATTTCTCCTCCGGTGTTTTGTCCGGGTAGATAGAAGGGAGTTTGCGGTTAGTTTCAAAAACCTCACTCTTATAATCCTCAAAGTCGCAAATCAGGTCTGTGTTTCGCATTGCTTTTTCGACTTCATCTGCGGGGATAACACCCTGTTCCGCAAAACGCCGACGAACAGTATCATCATCGGGGTAGTCCATGTACCAGCCATCTTCGTCATCATAATGTGTGCCGCTGGCAGCAAGAAGCTCATCACGTTCAACAGCTTGCTCGGGATATATGTAGTGACTGTCAAGACCAACGATCATCTGAATACTGTACTTTTTGGAAAGCTCCAGTATACGAGCGTTCAGTTGCTTTTGCTTATCGGTATTATGTGCCTGGATTTCAAGCATGAAGTTGTCTTTGAAATAGTCATGCAGCTTGCAAACCAGTTGTTCGACATACTCCGGCTCATAATGCCAGAAAGCAATACAAGCAGAGGTGACAAATACATCATCAGGAGGCAGCGAGAACAGAAGTTCCTCATCCAGACGCGGGCGGTAGTAATAGCCATCTTCATTTGCGGTGGACAGAACTTCATTGATCCATTCACGGCCGTTCTCGTTTTTAGCAAGCAGGACAATGTGGCAGTTAGTTCGGTCTTTCTCATGTCGGTTTTTGACCCAGTATGCTTCTGTGCCGAAGATGAATTTGAGGCCATACTTGATAGCGATTTCTCGGCATTCATGATATTTACCTTGCCAACCATGCTCAAGGGAGCAGAGAATTTTGTGGCCAAGTTCAATGGCGCGTTTGGCATATTGTTCGTAGGTGGCAGGAGAGTCCGGTGTATAGATGTTGGAACAGCAGGTATGCTTATGGTAGTTTTGAATAGAATTCACCTCCATCTTGAAACGGCCAGCTGCGGCGAAAGTCCTGGATGTAGCCGTTGGCGATTTTGCCATCAAACCGTATGTATACAGAATTATCAACCGCTGGACATTTCTCGATATATTCCATGATGGCTTCATATTGGAACTGCAGATACATGGCATTTATGAACGACCGTGATGTGGAATCTCCGCGTTGGACATAGCCATCAAACAAATCTATGAACTCTTGACGAGTGAGCGTCCGCTTGACATTAGCCATCAGTTTGCCCCAACAGTTCTTTATTTAGTTCGTGCATCTCTGCCTGAGCCTCGGCCTCGGTCCTAAAAATTCTCTCAGGGTTGATACCTCCAGCCTTAGCCAAAACGATTGACAAAGGTTCCCAACAGTTTTCGGAAACTTCGTTTTCTGTAAAATGGAGTGTCATATTTACACATTCAATTTTGTCAGGCGAGACATAATATTTTTTATCATCTACCGTTTTCCTGCCATTACACTTTGGACAAATGGCTCTAAATTCTGTTCCATCGTCCATCTTGGCAGAGACATACCCGGTGGCACCACAGAATGTGCATGGGTGCGAATTGAAATCACGTATAACAGCCCAAACTTTATCGCCTGGACCATATCCGTCTGTACGCTTGCTGACAAATTTATTGATGTAAGCAGATGGAATATAGTTGTTCTTTACATCCTCTGCTTTAGCCTTGGCCGCTTCAATATCATCCTCAATACGCTTCTTTTCCCAGTTGAGGCGGGCAATGTCGATTTCCAGATTGTCTTTTTCGCGCAGAGCCTTGTTGTATGCATCGATTACACACTTAACATCATCCTTGATAAGGTCGCGGAGGTGGTCTGTGGCTTCGTCGATGATGCTGTCGGCCTCACTTGGGTTGGTGAAATACATTTCATCCATATCACTGAACATTTAGAACAGATCCTCCTCGTCCTTTTTGGATTGTGTGGCACCGGCCATGGTGCGTTCGTTGTAATCCTTGATGTATGGGCAAGTCTTTCTGTGTCCGCAGAGGGTATTGCAGAAAAACTGATTTTCCTTTGTGATCTCGCACGGCTCCCACGGGTGGTCTTTGTCATGCGGCAGACTCTCGTAGAGGTCGGCAGTCTTATTGATGTAATCCAGTGCTTCGTCCTGAAGTTCCTTGGTGTAGGGATATTCCCGCACGTATGGCTTGATGGAGAACTTTGCCTTGACTTCAGCCGGGAACAGATTGCCCAGAATGTTCGTCTTGGCGAAATCCATCATGGCGATTTCGATATCCATTTCGTCCATACCAGCCTCGTGACAAGCGGCTTCGACAGCGTCCTTGATAGTGTCATAGATCTTGGAGCGATTGACGATGCGGGTGAGTGGGGTCTTGTTTTTGCTGCGCCGTGTAGCGTACCAGTCGTACTTGATGACGACATACTTGAGCATGATCCAGGCGGTGGATTTGACCTTGTACCCGGCCTGCTCTAACGCCATGCCGTAGATCGTAAGCTGACGGCCATGTTCGAGAAGGTCTTTCTGGGCGTAGTCGGAACTTGTTTTGAGGTCCAGCACCGTAACTGTGCCATCGTTGTTCCAGCGCAACAGGTCGGAATACCCCTGCATGGCTCGGGTGGGGCTGACGCGCAGGATCAGCAGTTCCTCAATCGTGAATTTGCCTTTCGGCATAGTAAAGGTCTGGAAGCAGTTTTCCATATCTTTTATGTATTTCGTTTTGATGCCATCCGTTCCACGAAAGTCTCTCGGAAAGTCATATCCGACAAGTTCGCACTGAACAAGAGCATCGCGGAAGGTCTGAAGCATTTCGCTACTATTTGATTTGCCTTCGATGAAATTTTCCAGAGCATCATGGCTGGCCGATCCTAAATCGGTATACACGCTTCCAAGGCCGCGGTCATGTAATATGTAAGTGCGCCACGCTCCGTATAAACAAGAATTGATGGTTCCAAGTTTGGAAAAGCTATAGACATTGACCCCTTCGTCATACAGGGCTTGCAGGCGTGGGTCCTTTGCACGTTCGGCTATGTCAGCCACCTCACTTTCGTTCTCATGATTTGTTTGTAGGCGTCTACGCCGAGGTCTGCCGCGTTGAGCTTGCTGCCTTTGGGGATGATGTCGCTATCGGCGTCCCAGACATAGCCGACCTTGGTTTTGACGATGATGTTATCCTGCACAAGTTTTTTGGCCTCCTCGCGCACGGCTTCTTCCTCCAAGCCTTCATCCAGAGCCAGCACCACATTTTTGGGCTGCATCGAAGCGATCATGGTGGCTTGCGCATGAGAGACATGACAGCCACAAAGACCGAGCGCCAGCCTGCATCCAAACGACCGTGCCTGCATGGGGGCTTTTTCGCTCTCGAACAGGAAGATGTTGCCGCGGTCGATGATGTTGTGATAGTTCTGCTGCAAGCCGAACAGTGTCTTGCTGCGGGAGCAGGGGACAAGTGGTAGCCAGCGTTCCTCGTGCTTACAAGTGGGGTCATTGCTGCGGCCCATGATACCGACAAGGTTGCCGTTAAAGTCACGCTCCGGGATCGTGATGCGGCTGGATTCTTCATCGTAGCCGACTTGGAACAGTTCCTGTGTTTTATAGTCGATACCATCCTGAAAAAACATTGTGTTGAATTTGCCTAAGTAAGGGTCAAGTGTGTTTTCCGGGATCGTGGGCAGGGTAAAATCATCGTCACGGTCTGGCAGGAGCTTACGATAGAAGCCATGGAATGGATAAGTGACCTGAACATTAAAATCAGAGGTATCCAGGTCCAGGATATTTGCCACGAATTGCAGACTTTGTGGGAAGGTACAATGGATACGATCCATAATGAGGGTGAACAGATTGCCTTTGCCGTTGGTTGAAAAGCAGTAGTAGCGCAGGGTGTTGACATCCAGCATCATACTGGTTGGGTTGGAATCTTCCAGGCGGGAAAAGCGGAACTGTGTTTTTGCGTTATTGAGATTGATGTGTTGAAATTCCAGCGTTTCCAGGATGCTGAAAAGAGCGTCGGAATTGCCGGAGAGATGCTGCTGCAGAAGTGCCGCGTTCATAGTGGCAGCACCCCCTTTAGCGTGTGGTTTGAATGTGTTCGTTGCGGATCGTGCAGAAACCTACCTCGCGCCAGTTATTCCAAGTGAGATTAGCCTCGTACAAAACCTGTTGCTTATCTTCATCATTGCGGGTCTTATCGAGAAAAGCGACGATATACTTTTTGGTTTTGTCAAGCGTGATGGGAGTGGTAAACTTTTCCCAGCTGCCATCGGCATTTTTGCCGCGGGTGTAGGCTTTACAGTCATAGCGTTCACCGGTATACTCGTCCTCCCAGAGGGGGCGGATATAGATCATTTCGGAAAAGACTTCCTTGATCTGTTTACCGTTGGACAGGCAGTTGGCGTCCAGATACCGCTGATTCAGGAGGTAGAGAGCCAACTGGTAAGTACACACAACCGCGACATTCTCGCGGCTGGCAGCCTGGAACACCTTGCGTGAGGCAACAAGTAGCTGACGGTACATCTCCATACTGACATCATCATCAGATTTCATCGTGTCCCAGAGGAACATCTGGAACCCCAGCTTAGAATACTTGCGGATCGTTTTAACAACGCGGGAAGTATCATTATCGAACATTTTGACGAACTTGATGTTCTTATACTTTTCCTGGCTGATTTTGGCAGCTTTGCGCAGCATTTCGTTCTGTTCGTCGGTAAAATTGCCGGTCTTGAGGTGCTTGCGGGTGATCTTCCAATAGTCCAGATCCTTGGTAAGAATATGTACAGCCAACAACTGCTTATAGGCGCGGACTTGCATCTCATTGGAGATAATGCAACACTTGATTCCGGCCTCGGCCATGACAAGGATCATGTTTTCAAATACAAAGCTGGTCTTGCCTGTGCCGGAGAAACCACCGAGCATGGTGAGATCACCCAGCGGGACACCCAATGTCAGGTAATTGAGACGCGGGCAGTTTTTGCCGTAGTTGAGGCCGACCGCTTCGCCCTTATTGAGTTCATCGACAAAAGCATCATCGAACCAGACGTCTTCCACCTTCATGTCCTTAGCGGTGTTGATGGAAATGGTGTTGAGCTGATAGTCAAAGAAGTCATAGACTTCGGCGTTTGACATCTTATCGAACCGCGACGTATTGGAAAAATTTTTGAAGAACTGGCGGGCGAGGTCTGACAGCAGGTTTAACTTGACGACCTTATCAAAATAGCCATCGACATTATCCGGGTTGATGAGAGATTTGAGCGCTTCGACTTCACGATAGCCGCCACGTTTATCAAACTCTTTGCGGGTTTCATCCTTATCCTTGAGGTAAGCGTTAAGCGTGATCGCGTCGAAGTTGCGGTAGCCCTGCTCATACAGAGCGCGGCCAAGAGCAAAGTAGAATTTAGAATCATCAGTTTGGATGGTTTCATCCGTACCAGTATTGACGCGGTCGTACTCGTCATAAAGGTAAGGGTCTTTCCAGAGGCAGAATACAAACGGTGCTTCGACCTGCTCACGGTCTGCATTGATTTTATGTAAAATTTCTTGTAATTCGATAGGAAATCACCTCATTCCTGCTCATCGTCAAACAGGAAGTCTGAAATATCCCTGTGTGTGTGGTGATCCTGCGTATTTGCCCCAAAACCGAGATCCTGCAAAATGGGGACCTGCTGCGCTTTTGCTTCCTGCTTGTGCTGTACGGCGGCGTTGGATTTTGCCGCCTTATAGACATCGTTGATATGGTTTTTGATAATGGCCATGACATAAGCGGCGCGGCCGTACTCGCTTGAAAACTCTTTGGTGCGCATGGCGTACCCGATCTTATCCCGGCATTGCTCAATCGTGGCGAGAATGATTTCATCGTCATAGAAGCTGAGTTCCTTGAGCTTTTTGGGGATGATGGTAGGGAACGCCATTGATGGATCGAACATCATAACATCGGCGAGTGCGGCGATGACCTGCTTATGCATGGCAGCTTTATGGAGCTTGTCCTGATAGGTTGCTTCGTCCTTATACCAGTGGCCGTCCGGGGCTTTATAGTACGTGAGTGTCGTGCCCCATACACCGGTTGCCTGACACTTGACGCGGCGGCCTTTGGGTGCGGTTGTTTTTGCCATGCGCTGCCTGCCTTATGCGAAGAGAGAGGCGATCTTTTTGAGTACAAAAATATCAAGCTCAGGATCAGAGAACTTGGCAACACCGGCAGCGGACAGCAGCTCTTTTGCCTTTGCTTTTGTGTCATCAGAGGCATTGGAAAAGCCTGCCTGAATAGCGGCAATATAATCGGCACGATGTGTCTCTGCGTTGTCAGCTTCGCGTGCTTCCTGATCGCGCACTGTTGCTTTGTCAGCCTTTTTCTCAATGGCTGCGTTTTCCTTTTTGACCTGATCATCAATTTGCTCATCTGTTTTAGGCTTGGTGAACATGGCATTTTTGACGCCCTGACGGAATGCATTCATGAAAGCTTCCGGGGTGAACTCAATAGATTCCGGCATACCGGGGAAACGACAACCGGCATCGACCTGACTGGTGCGGACCAGATACAAACGGCGGCGCTCGTTGGTGATCTTGCCGTTCTGGATGTCGCGCTCCATAATGGCTGTGCATACCATCTGTGCGCCGGATTCAACTGCAGTAAACAGCTTGTTCTGCAGGTTGTTGGTGATCTGTTCATACTTTTCACCGGAATACATATCAGACTTTTCCTTCAGCTTGGTATGAGACAGGATAAACACAGCGATACCAACAGCACGCAGGCGGGCGATCTGTTCCAGAATCAAATCGATTTCCTTATCAAGACCCTTGCCATAGCCGCCAAAAGCAGAGTTGATGGTGACATTTTTGATAGGAATTTTCGCTTCACGTGCCCACAGACGGCAAACCTCCGCCTCTGCCAGGTCGGCCATGGTGTCCAGAGTGTCAAACGCAACGATCTGAATACCAGTCTCTTTACGGGTGTCAATAACTTCATCAATGATACTGACCAGACCCTGAGAATCCGTATCCTCGTCATATTCGCCAGACCAGCTGGACGCAACGGCAACCTGCAGCTGATCCAGAGCATGGTAGCCTTCCTCACTGCCGCAGGAAATCAGCAGACCCTTGGAGGGGTCTTTATACTCGTACAAGACAAGGTCGCGGAAGAAGGTGGTTTTCCCGATTTTCGGGGTGCCCATCAGACAAAATTGTGGGTAGCTATTCAGCGATGCTTTGATTTTGTTCATTTTAAATGCCATAAACTATGTACTCCTTTAAAAAAGATTTATCAGAACAGCTCCAGATCGTCCTCGAACGGGGGCTTGGTGGAATCGGGCTTGGCGGCGGACTTTTCCATATCGGCAACGGTTTCATCCTTAGCGGGGACGGCAATTTTATCCTCGAACTCGGAGAGTTTATAGCCGGTGTCAAACATACCATCGGCGAAATCGTCACGCAGCATAGGCTTGTTCAGGCGTAGCTCTGTGACTTTACTGCCGTAAATCTGACCGCGGGGGCGGAAATCATCCAACGTGGCATCGCCAAGTTCGATCTGCATCTTCTGCAAATCGGTCAGCTGGCTTTCGTCAAAATCGACTTCCTCGGCACCGTTGACGACGCGGACATCCCACATCATGGTGGCGGGTGTCTTTTCCTTGACATCAATAAACTTCATCTTGAAGTCATACAGAGCCTTGTGCTTGGGAATCTCCATGTTATACTTAGTGGTATCGAACACGACACAGAAGGGCAGAAACTTGTCGCCCTCCTCCTTGGTGGCATACTGCGAGACATAACCGTTGATAAAGATTTTGCCGGATTCCTTGAGGTCAGACTTATCGACGCAGTCCTTCCAGTAGGTGAGGGGAACAGACATTGCCAGCTGGGGCTTTTCAGTATCGCGGCGGAGCCAGACTGCCTGAATATCAAAGTTGCGGCGCAGGATACCCTTGCTGTCGTAGCGAACCTTGCAGGTGCCCGTGACGGTCAGGTCCTTATCGTTGCCGGGGAGAACATCCGCCAGATACTTGATGAAATCATAGCCGGAGATAAAGCTCTTGATCTTGCCATCCTCACAGCCAACATTGGTGCGATACAGGCGGGAGCGAGCAACCTTGGCGAGAACATCCGGGTCCTCACGGTCAGCCCAGGCAACCTCGAAAGAATTAAAGTCTGCATCCACAGGCTTGAGGGTATCGCGGGGATAATCCAGCAGACCGACAAACTCCGTGCTTGTGTCTACCTTGATGCCGAAGTGCAGGCGGTACATCTTGCCGCCTGTGCGCTTGGAATCAATCTCGTCCAGAATGCCATCTTTGGCGATGACAGGAGCGCCGATAAAAGAAAAGCGGATCGTATTGTTTTTGGCCATAGAAAAACTCCTTTACAGAATACTTGAAATATGTGTTGTGTAAGTTAAGAAAAAATATTTGTATCGCCGTCAGAATCATCATCAGGCTCTGCGAAATCATCACCGTAAAGCGCGTCGTAGTCTACACAGACGATGGGGTTGACCGCACAGATCTTAGCTACAGCATCCGCGATGTCGTCCGCGCATTCATTACATACGGTCAGGTCAAACAAATCGCCATCGCGCTTGGAACCGCAACCGAACGTGTACTGGATGCGCATACCATAGCCATCGAGATCAGGGAACACTTTCTTACACTTGTTGCAGATAAACATTATGTACCTCCGAAATTTATTTCAACTGAAGAGCATTGCGCAGGGCAAAAAGCTCCTCTGCTGTGGATGTGATAATGCGAACCTTGCGCGAATAGTCAAGGCTCATAAGACTGAGCAGGCTTTTGGCATTGGCCCGACTGCCGTTGCAATCAATTACGATGACATCTGCACATTCCTGTGCGACTGCCTGCAAGCACTGGCACTGCATAAAGTTGTTGATGCGGATAGAAAAGTCATAGCTGCCGCTCATTGTGTGCCCTCCTGACTTGACAAAAACGCTTTACGCAGGGAGATGATGTCATAGCCGTTTTCATTGTGCCAGTCGCGGAACGCTTCATCGCTGGCGTACTTATCGCGCAGAAAGCCGTAGAACAGGTTGGACTGTGCGTCGGTAAGCTGACCGGTACTCTTGATAGACCCGAAACGACGGACGCCGTCTGCGACACTGCGCATGTGCTTCCAGAAAGAGTAGTAGTCGGTTTTCAGCTTGGTCATGAAACCGGCAGAATCTTCAAAGACGAAGCCCTCAATAAAGTGACCATCGTACACATAGCCGGGAGCGGAGGCTTTGATATAGAATTCATAGAACTTCTGCCAATCCATAAACTGGTTTACATATTTTTTTAGGTTCAGGTCAAACCGCTGGCTGATGCCGATCAGGTCGTCCCCGATCCAGGCGCTGTACGGAATCTTTCGGAACGCGATTTCATTGTAGACGACGTCCAGCAGGACCAGATGCGACGTATCATATTCGATGATATGCGGGTCAAACTGCTGGTCGATGACCTCAAACAGCATGGTGCAGTTATTCTCTTTAAGGTACTGCTTGATTTCATTCCAGCGTGTGGAGCCGGTTTCACAGACATTCTTTTGGAACAGCTGCCGGAAGTGGTCGGCATAGTCGCCGCTGATACTGCCCTTGGTGCAAAAGCGCAGATCGTCAATTTCGGGGTCGTAACAGAGCAAACCGAGATAGCCGTTTTCCTTGAGGTAGACATTCACCGGGAATTTGAGCTTGTCCTTGAGGTAGTCAAGGTTACTGTGCGGATAATGGTAGACGCGGGCCAATTCATCTATGCGGAAGAACTTCTCATAGCCGCGGGCGACGATGGTATGATCCTCTGTATTGATAAAGAGACCGCGGGCGACGGTGGTCAATTCATTCCAGCTGCTGCGGCGGAAAGCCTCCGAGGTGAAATTGAATGCGGACAGACAGCCGAATCTTTTTTCCTTGACATTGCGCTCACGGCGCAGGTCCTTGACGAGCTGATAAACGGAATCTTCCTTTGTCTCAACGATTGGCTGTTCCTCCGGCTTATAGAACTTATGATTCTTTACGCTGTGAGAAATGAGATTGCCGTCAGAATCGATTTCGATTGCACGAAGGGATCCGCCGAATTCTACGCGGCCTTCAAGATTGACATAGTTGGAATGAGGCGTGAGGATGTTATAGTTTTGAATATTGCGATGACCTGCGATCTGTACCATGCCGGTTTTATTCCAGGCTTCCACGATATCAGGCAGGTCATTATAGCCGCCGACACCGTGGATCATCTGAAAGGTGGGAATCGTAATGAGGCCAAGCTGCTGGTCCTGCTGCATCCCGGCGATGCCGCCATGGCAGATAAAATACATTGCACCGCGGAAAGAGAAGTAGGAGCACTGGTTCAGACGCTGATACAGGCGACGGACCTCCTTTTTGTCAAGACCGGAATCATCCAGCTGACGGCTGGTGCGCAGTTCAAATTCCTTGCTGGGAGTCTTTTTATCATGGCTCCAGCAGTACAGCCAACGCTCATGGTTGCCTTCAAGCAGGACAATGTTGGGTTTATCCTTGACAGAGAGCAGGAATTTGACGACATCCGCATTTTCCATGCCGCGGTCAATATAATCGCCGCAGAAGATATACAGACAGTCATCCTGCAGGCCGCCAAGCTCCCCGAGCATGTCCTGTAACGCTGTGTAACAACCGTGAATATCGCCGACAGCGTAGACCTTGCGATACGAATTCATGTCAGAGGGCTTATAGCTGATTTCCGCCAGCGCGTTCTCCGGCTTGAGCACCTTGATGCCGCCCGGCACCTTCTGTGTCTTAAAACGGGCATACATCTTATCAATGGCTTCCTCCGGTACCTGTTTGAGCGGGGCACGGCTGGCGTTGCGGCGTTTACAATCCTCGATAGGAAGGTCAGTCATATCGACCAGATAGATACGATAGCGGTACTGCCTGGCCAGTGCTTTATACCGGTTCATTTCTTCTGTCTTGGAATTGGTCGCGTCGATCACGGTAAAGCAGCCTGACTGCATACGGAGTTCCAGCATCTGAAAAAGCAGCTTCCAGACAACAGAATCATTCTTAGCGCTGATCTGCACAGAGCCGTCCTTTGTCTGAATGGGGGAGGAATACTGCATACGGATGGTATCTGCGCTGAGGGTATAGCTGTCCAACCCGTTTTCATGTATGTAGGTGGATTTGCCGCAGCCCGGTGCGCCGCGAAAGAGAAGGAGCACACGCATAGGTCAGCCCTCCATATTTTTGTTCTTGATGAAATCCGGGATGGGTTTGCCGAGTGCTTTGGCGAGGGAGACGCATTTGCCGACCCAGACATTATATTCATCCGAATGATGCGGCGCGGCATAACCATAAAGACAGCTGTCGGCTTTAAGAGACTTATAGACGATAGCTTCCAAACCATCCTCCGGCTGGATCTGCCAGTACAGGTCTCCGCCGTTATGGATGACGTTATAAGCCCAATTCGAGACGAGGTCACGTGTGAATTCGATTTCATACTCCGTCCAAGGGGCATTTTGTGGTTTATCTTTAGCGGTGGCAGCATCCTGATATGCCTTTTTGACCATAGCGTGGACGATGCGGTGGGCTTCCTTTTTGTCGTTCAGCGGGATATCGACACTGATGGTGACTGTGTCATCGTGACAGGTGCAGGTTGAGCAATCATGCTTGCATGTGTCGGACTTGACGAGTTCGAGTTCATCCTCAAAGAAGATATAATCATCGGTTTCTGCGATATCGTAAAAATATGGCCAAAAAGGCCAATCATGCACATTTGTAATGGTGATTATGTCGCCAACATTGAAGCCACCATTATCGTGCCGATTTACACCATACTTGAAGCACGCAATGCGGACTTTGTCGCCAGGTTTGAATTTTGCCAATAAAATCACTCCTTGTAATAAAAATCGTTCAAATTGATATCATCTATAAACACATACCCGGAGCCAGCTGCTGGCTTTTGGGCACGGAATACCTTATCGCCCGGTTGAGGGCCTTTGTCGCAAAGTTCGCGGTAGGCTTTGAATCTGGGGTCTTTGGAGCTTGTGAGTCCGACAAGGATATAGTTTGTGGCGCTCACCCTGCCGCACAAAGGACAGTAACCGATGGGGCTGACAACAAGGTCATAGGTGCTTGTGAGATACCGATACCGCCATTCCTCGACCCAGGCGTCCTCATAATAGTGTTTATGGTTGGAACGCTTGCGGTACTGCTTTTTCTTGCGGCGGCGGTTGGGAATCTGTTCGTTATACTCGGACTCAATGACGGAATCCGGCGTGACGGGCAAGGGAGTAGACAGTGTTTTCATCTGAATGCGTTACCTCCAAACCATGTTGAGTGTATGATGGCATATAACAGTTTCAGTCCTTGCCGCTTGACAAGATCGCGCAGATGAAAAACCCAAAGCAGGCGGAGGCGGCTAAACTAAGCAGAAAAACAGTAATGGAAAGTACGATCATGTTACTCACCCTGCTGCAGAATATCGCTGGTGTCCACGATAACAGAGGAATCATTCCCGGCCTGAACTGTCGGCAGCTTACCGTCCCACTTGTCATACATCTGCTGACGGATCAGCTCCGGCGTGAGGGACTGGGAAATCAGACGGTTGGCATCGGCCTGGGCCTGAGCTTCGATCAGTTTGGCTTTTGCATTGATCTGCGCAGTCTCTTTTTCCTGATTGGCCTTGGTGATGGCAACCTCCTTTTCCTTTTCAGCGTTGACGTTGGCGGTCTGCTGCTCGATCTTGGCAAGCTCCAGATCCTGCTGGGCGTTGACCTTTTTCTGAACGGCAGAGCGGGTCTCCTCATCGGGGTCAATATTGATAAGGGAAACGGATTCGATCACGATACCGTAAGGCTCGAACTTCTGTTTGAGATAGTCGGTCAGCTCACTGTTAAGGGTGGCACGCTTGTCGCCAAGCAGATCGATGACGGAATACTTGGCCGTGACTTCCTTAGTCCAAGACATGATATTGGGCTTGATGAAAGAATTCTTTACATCCTTGCCGGACTGGCCCTTGAAACGGGTAAAGGTATCGGCTACTCTGTCTGCATCATAGCGATAGGTAAAGGTCATATCGACAGTCAGACCCTTGCCGTCATTGGAGGGGACCTCGAAGCTTTCATCATCGTTGGAGTCACCGTCTTTGCTGGCTGTCAGGTAGGACTGCTCAATGCCGATGGAATAGGTAGTCACGTTCTGCGTGGGGGAAATGACATGGAACCCCTGGGTAAGCGTTCTGTCCGAGATGCCGCCGTTCATATTATAGACAACGCCGACATAACCGGCAGGGATCCGTACCGTGCATACAAACAGCACAATGACGACGAGCGCGATAATAACTGCGGTTGCGATACCGCCGAGAGATTTTCTCATTTTTGATTCTCCTTAAATTGTGTAAAAAAGTCGATGATCTTCTGGCCGATCTCATCAAAATGGGTACTGGATTCACACCAGAACAGAAACATGGCCAGACCAATCAGGATCAGGAAAGCAGGCGGAAACATTTCATGTCACTCCCATCTTTTTCATTGTGAAAACACTCCAATCTTGATAAAAATATCTATTCAAAACGGCCTGCTAACGGGAAAGCAGAACCGGGATACCCGAAAAATTGGCACAAAAAATACACCCTTCCGGAGGCGGTGCTCCGGCAGTTTACAGGGTGTATAAGTGTCAAAGATATAGGTGTAAAATCAAATCGTTTCGTAAAGCGATTCTGTATAAGTGCGATAGTCTGTTATATCGCCGACCTCGCGTTTGTAGTCATCCGGGTATGTGTGTTGGAACCAGAGGCGCTTTTCTTCGATCTGCTGCCAGATGGGGGCGGTATCGTAACCGCTGTACCGCTCTGCCATGTACAGGAATTTTGGGATATTGAAGCCCCAGACATATTCATCGTAAGGTTCCTCTGCGTTGAATATTTTTCGGCGTTTTGACGGTGAATTATACGAAATGTATAAAAAGTCATCCTTGAACATGTGATTGAAGCATAGATTTGGATTGTAGACCAGCTTGGAGACATTTTTTGTGTTGAGAAAGCCATCTGCATAGCCGTAGTATAAACCGCGCATATACCACGGCGGCATATCATGGGCTGTCAGCTTTGTCTTGTAGCGGCCTTCGCTGTACAAAACGGATTCGTCCGCAGGTGCTGGTGTTGCAAATCTGTACTTGCCGCAGGAGTAATAGTTGGCGTGCAGACGGCTCATTCGGCGTCCAGAGCGGCGAGCTGGGCCTGAATCTCTGCCTCCGACATATCATAGAGTGCTTGATTCTGTTTCTTGGCGAGGACTTCGAGCAACTGCTGGCGGCGCTCTGCATTCTCGCGGGCGGTCTGTGCCTTAGCCTTATCCGCCAGCTTGACAGAGACGATATGTTTGACGATCTCGATCTTATTGGAAAGTTCATTCTGCTCGGTGGTCTTGGTGCCCAGCAGGGATTCCTCGCCGGTGGTCTTAAATTCTTTATTGAGGGTCTTGAAGATGCTGTCAAGGTTCTGAACGCTCAGATCCCAAAGATCCTCGGTGCTGATCCAGCCCTTGAAGGGGAAACGGTACTTATAGCGGGTTGCGATTTCAAACAGTTCCATAGTGGTTACCTCATTTCTATGTTTAAATTACGACCTTGAGCACGCGCTCGGTCTGGCCTTTTACTCTGACGATAAAGGAATCGTGACGGGTGGAGGAGAAGCCAACGCCGGAAAGCTGGTCATCGACAGGCTGTACGGACATCTGAGAGCCGAGGGCTTCAAAGACGCGCTTGTGGGTCAGCAGCTCCTGCTTGATAAATTCATTGTAGAAGCCATTGAGCTTGTCAGGGTTCTGGCAGCCCTTGAGCATGAAGAAATAATGACGGTTACCGATACCGGTCTGCTCGTCCCAGTAATTGGGGGAGTACATGGCAACGTTTACGGGGACAAACTGATTCGTGCTGATGTTCCAAATGTTGCGGCTGGAGATGGCGGACTTGAGTTCATCCTTGATAGTGAACTTGCCGTCCTTGAGAGTGACGGTGGCCACAGAGACAATCGTGCTGGAAGAAATTGGGTGGCGGTATTCATACTGATGGACCTCACCGTTAGCTTCGATCTCAGCGATAAAGCCGTTGTTTCCGGAGTCACATCTGTAGCAATGAACGTAAAACTTATACTGGCCGTCTTTCATTCTGGAAAGATTAGGCCATGTGATATTTTCGACGGCAGGTTTACCATGGTTGGGATTGATAATATCGACATCCAGATTGCCGCCGTCTGCAAAGCCACGCTTTTCACTAAACCAGATATGACCGCAAGGGCCTTTGCAGTGCGCGTCCTCGTCAGACTTATCCCATTTGCCGGGTTCATCGTTCCACTGAATAGAGAAGCGGAGCACACCATCGACCTTGCCACCTGCACACTTGACATTCTCTCGAATATCAGAATCAGCCAGATTGCCCGTGTAGGCCCATGCGAAAGCGTTATCCCATTTGAACATCGTTTTGGCGTCGGGATTGACAGGGGCGGTCAACGAGACCATGTTCTTGGAAAAGCGGTTCTCCATGAACAACTCCAGCTCCTTTGCGATTGGCAAGACATCCGAGATGAATTTATCAATACCGATCTCCTCGACATGGGAGAATCGTTTAGGGTCAATGGCAACCTGCTGTTCCATAGCGGCAAATGGATCTGCGGTTGCACCGTTCATACGGGACACGGCGTCACGGTTGGCAAAGAGGATATTATTGACGCTGATGTCATCGAGACGGGCAAAGCGGCGGGGCAGGGAATCCATATAGCCGAGTTCTGTGACGGTTTTCTTGGCATCCTCAAGCATTCGTTTTGTGAAGATGGCCTTGGGACGCTTATAGTTGGCGGGGGCGACGACACGCTCGTAGGCGGTGACGGCGGAATCAAGGTCGCGGCCTTCGGACAGGTCGATCAGCAGTGTGCCGATGCTGGTGTTGCGGATGCGGGCGAGAGCAGAATTCATATTGATGACATCGACCCACGACTGCAGCTCTTTCTGTTCTGCTGTCATAGCGTTGTATTTTGTCTGGGAGGCTGCAAGCTGTTCCAGCTGGGACTTCCACTCGGCACCGCGGTAGAGGCTGTTTTGCGCGATCAGTTCAAGGACGGTATCGGTGGCCTCGACGGTAAGCTCACTCATGGAGCGCAGGAACACATTGCGGTCATCCCGGATACGGGCGGTCTCCACGTTGATGTCGTGAGTGGTGTAAGCGCAGCGCGGGGTGTTGACGAAGAAGTGGTTCCATGTCAGGACCTTGTGACCGTTTTCATCCCGCTCATAGTTGTGGGCAATGCCGATGGTATGCTCATGGGTAAAGAAAGCATCCTTGATGGGCTTGGACTTGATGTAGGCGGAGAGAGCATCCATGACGGGCTGATAACATTCCGGCGATGCGGTGTCAAAATCCCAGATGGTTTCGATCCGGCCATCACGAATGGCGACAACACCGCCCATCGTCTTGATAAAATGGCGGCAGCAGGAGCAGTCAAACTCGCGGCGGGTGCGGTAGATGAGGTTAGTGCCCTCCGGGAAGGAATCAAGGTAAAGATTCCAGAGTTCATCCGGGTCGAAATCGACACGGTAAAGGGCAGCGGCGTCCTTGGTCATAGAGTTGAAATGAGCCAGGAACTTTTTGTAAAAGTCATGGAATGGCATGATAGTCATAAGCGGTCTCCTTTGAAAAATTGTGTAGGTTATAATACTCTCGGGTAATAGCGGCGATTTTCATGGTGTTTGGATACATCGCGCATTTTGCCGAGAGCTTCTTGCAACTGGTGAACGCAGCGTCTGTTTTGGCCGTCCTGCATAAAGTCCATAAGAGGCTGCATAAGTTCGATTTCATCTTTCATCATACGGCGCGTCTTGCGGCATTCTTTGAGTTGTTTGGCGAGTTGAACAAGCTGGACGGCGTTGTTCTGCTCAAGCTCTAACTTATGTAATAGGTCTTGCGTGATGAGGTCTTGCTCATGCACGCCGGAGAAGTTTGCCTGATAGCGCATTTCCAGCGTTTGCATGAGGGAGAGCGTGCCGGAAAGCGATTTCATGTTTGAATCATCCAATGGTTGTGTCAGTCCTTTCTATTTTAATTTTAAAATGGGTACAAAAATGGTGCTGGATGCAGGCTACGATCCCGCCACCCCTGACTTACAAAATCAGTGCTCTACCAAATAAGCTAATCCAGCATAATAAGGTAATAATGTGGCAGCTATGACTGAGTTTCACAGTGACTTTACAGACATGCGTCCTGCGGTCGTTACCCGCAACTTGGAGTCCCACGTCAGACCATCTTGCGATGGAAAGTATCCCTTGCGTATCATTCGGTTTTCCCGACTTAATTTCGCTTGGCGGTTTTCTTACCTTCCGCTGCACTGCCTACCGGCCTTTCTATGCCAGCCCCGACCCGTCTTGCCATTTTTATGGCGCAACTGCCGTTAGCCATTATTACTGAGTAGCCCCGGTGGGAGTTGAACCCACAAAGAAACAGAGTTTGAATCTGCCGCGTCTGCCAATTCCGCCATGGGGCCATAGGAATCTTCGGGACGGGAGTTGAACCCGCACGGTGTTGCCACCAACATGGTTTAAGTATGTTTTGTCTGCCTATTCCATCACCCGAAGATATAAACGGCGAAACTGGGATTCGAACCCAGGGACAACTTACGTTGCCTACGGTTTTCAGGACCGCTGCATTCAACCACTCTGCCACTACGCCATATGGATGGGACCACAGAGATTTGAACTCTGAACCGAGCGGTTATGAGCCGCCAGCGCTAACCAGTTGCGCCATAGCCCCTTATAAAATGGTTCCGTTTTCCTTATGCTAAAACGGTTTCCGTAAAGTGCATGGGGGCGCGACTCCCACTGGTCACCACGGCTGGGTATGAGCCAGCTGCCTCCGCATCCCAATCTTATTATTGCGGCGCTCTGCACTGAGCTACGTGATGATGAAATCGTTCCGTCTTTGTCCTTGACGGTTTCGGAAGCAGATAAGATGAACATGAAAATTTTTCTTATAGGAGATGTGAGGGCATCTCCATGGTCGAGCAGATGTGCTTTGAACACACGACCTCCGCGCCCCAAACGCGGCGTTCTTCCAACTGAACTACTGCTCGATAAAAAAGATGAAAAGTGTTCTACTTCTTGGCTCCCACGATTATGGCCAGAATTCAGACAGAAGCTAACTGTCACATGGGTATTGGTGTATCTGCATTGGCTACGTACTCTAAGCAGACCACATGCGAGTGGCGAAACCTTTGTCGGTGCCGGTTATCTGCAACCGCGCTCTTTTCATCTTTAGATATGTACGGCCTTAACCGCAGCCGCTGGCGGGCGTATTTGATGACGGAGATCATGCGGACTCCGGGCGGGGCACCATCCCCAGCCTTTTAGTGGGACCAGGGCCTTGCGGCCAGCCCCGAAAACGGAACATGAATTCATGCGGATTTCACTTCGCTGAGTGCGCCATGAAGGTGAACCCAAAAAGTTCTTTATCCACGAGCAGCTGTGCTCCGTTACTCCACGCACTTGGCGCACGATTGATCAGATCACTGCCAAAAAGTGGAATTGGAGGAGCGTACCGGTTCTGACCCGGCACTATCTGCTTGGAAGGCAGAGGTACTACCATTATACGAACGCTCCATAAGAGGGCGGATTGTTTTATAACGTGCTACCGCCTTCGCACGCTGCCCATACACCAGCCTTGCGGTTTGCGAAACGCCGACACTGCCATGCGTATGACCTTGCGTCAAGGATTTGATAGAACTTTAAGTTGTAACCGTTGAGCGATAAGGATTGATTCATATAAAGTTTTATGTTTCAGAAGTAAGGCTTGAGCGTTAAGCATTGAGCGTTTCGCTGCAAAAGGCCAATCATCTCCAGGCCAAATGATTTATACTCTCAGATCATTGTTATCTGTATAGTAAAAATCTACTTTTACACAATTTGTTATATGATAGCAGCGCAGTTTTTGATTTAAACTCTGTCATTGAGCTGCTAAATGGACAGAGCGGCAAGTGGTTCATCGCTTTCGGTGTACAGGCAGATATATTTAAAAGAGTTCAGAAACTCTGGATTTTAGTAGTCGAACTCGATGGTGGTAGTTGCATTGCTGACAGAGAGGGCTGCATCAAGTTCATTCTGGAAGGTGTCGATATAGGTCTGCATCTCCTTGATGATCGACTCGATGGAGGCATCCTTTTTACAGCCTTTGAGGCCGTCGATCAGTTCATAGGTGTTGGCGTTGATATAAGTTTCGCGGGCACGCTGAACGTCGTCCGGGTCTGCTGCCTTGGCTGTGGCAGAGTTGCCGTAAATCGAGGCGACATGGCTGTCGGCACGGCGCTCCAGTGTACCGTTGTTCTGCTCGATCTCAGTGATAGCGTCAGCGTACTGATCGTTCAGCACGTCCAGCAGCTTCTGGTACATTTGGATCCCATTCTGTTTGAAGGCGATAGCTTCTGCCACAGTCATCTCCTCGTCGCCGACCTTGACATTTGTCAGTGCGTTGGAGACGGGGATAGCTGCCTTGATGGCATTGCGCCGGTTGATAAGGTCCCGAACAGAATCATAATCGCTTACGGCCTGTTTCAGAAATTCCTCAACCGGCTGGCCGAACAGCTGTTTCGTGTTGACACGGGCGCTGATGCAGAACTGTGCGTTTTCCAGAGCCTTACTGATACGGCTGTCGATAGTTTTCAGCTCCACAAGAGCGCGGTGGATGGTCATGCTTTCGTGAGTCATTGGGATTGCCTCCTTAGAATTTTAAACTTGAATTGTGTGTTGTGAAAACCTTTAGGAAATGGGGGCAGCTACACCCCCGGAAATCGGAAAACCAAATCATTCTGCCAGTACAAGCTCTTTTACTTGGAGCCATTGTTGATAGACAGGATGACGATAGGCATTGGTCAATATTTTTGCACCTGTGCCCTGCGAATTATTGATAAATTCATTCGAGTTTGTGATAGAACGAAGTGTCACGAGGTCTTTTTGCTTAAAGGGATTATCGCAAGTGAGTTTTTTGCACTGGTTGGTAATAAACCTAGATATATTCTGAACAGAGGAACAATAGATGCGATCACCTGTTATAGGGTCAAACCGTTTCTTAGTGACACGAGCACCTGTAACAGTGGCACGGATCAGGAAATCATCGTCCTCTGGATTATAATTTAATTGTCGGAGTCCGTCACAAGCACCATTGTATACGGTTTCTTGATCACTCTTTACAGCTCGTTCGATATCTGATATAAATCGTTTTGGGATAAGAAGTTGTTTCATGCCGTCCTTGGCAAGGAATTCAACATAAGCGGAAGAATGGTCACTGCTTTGGTGGTAGTCCTTCTTTTTTACATTGAGGATCTGACCTTTATCCAACCCGACCCAGGCCAAAATCATAATGGCGCGGCTCATCGAGTAGGAGACACCGGGACAGAGTGCATCCAGATAATCGGCAAATTCCTGTTCAGAGAAAAAGAACTTGCGAAGAATTTTGTCATCGGATACTTCTGCGTAGGTTCGCTTGATCTCTTTATCATCATTGCAGACAACAAAGAAGAAGGGGTGGGTCGCGTACTGCTGCGGCGTGATGACATTTTTCTTTAAAAGATAATCAAGATAACCTTTGATCTCGGTAAGTTTACCGCGGTTGAGATAATAATTATCGGCCTGAAGGCGTTTTACAAGATCATTGACAGTATCGACTTTCCAATCCTGAAAGCTGACCCCGGTTTCCTGCTCTAGCTGCTGGACGGTGAACATTGCGGACGAGGATTTCAGGGTGGATTTATATTCGGCGACATAAGAGTGAGACATAGTAAGCCTGCCTTTCTAGTGGTTTTATTGTACACTATGTAGACAGGCTTTTGCAAGCCCTTACGCCAAAACTTGTCCCGATTTCATATTGACCGGCTGCATATAGCGCAAAATGGGATTTTGACGGAGAATAGCCGGGACAGCCTTTTGCCAGTTTTCTGTGGTAAAAGTACCGATGGGATCAGAAAAATGAATATTGCGGGCTGTGATGCGGCTCTCGACTGCAAGAGTAGACGGCATATTCAGACCTTCGACCTCGCCGATTTGAAAATCCACGTGAACCGGATTGTGTTTTTCAAATCGTTTTGTGGTGAAGGCAATCGCTTCGCATTGGCCGCTGACTTGATTATAGCGGTCATTGCTGATGATGAGATACGGATGGACACCGACATACTTGTGAACGTCGCTGGGGAAGACGGTATCGGTCGTAAAATACCCCCAGCGGATCTCCCCGAATCTGGGAGTGGTTTTACTGGGTGTAAACATGGTGTGGGTTCAACTCCTTTTTAGATATTCAGCGGTCGTGTTGTTTCGCGGTATTCTTTTGCTGTGACTATACTATACCACATCGCAACACACATTTCAAGAGCAAAACCGAAATGTTAATAATTTATTCACAAAGAACGATTTTATACTGAAAACCGGCGCTTGACAGGGTAAAAGAGCAGGAATCCCTGGAAAAAGCTGGTGCGGAAACCTTGACGGATGCTGCCTGTAGGACAAAGCCGGAACCGCCGGAGCACAGCAAAAAAGGGGCCTTTGTGCCGTTATTAAAAAGGTTAATTGCTTTAACAGGGATGGTGGCACAGAGACCGGTTGATTCATCCCCGGAGAACAAAGAGATAAAGGCTTCTTTATACGGCTGCATCATTGCATACAACTCTTGCAAAGAAATCGTTTTAGAAATATCGTTTGCCATTTTTTCTCCTTTTAGGTTCAAAGTCCAAATTATAGGACACATCTTATGTTACAATAGAAGTACAGACCTAGAAAGTACACACGCCTTTATGTTGTTGAAATAATTATATGACGCCATAGAGTTGTATTCAAGTCTACAAATGTCACCATAGGAGCGGTTTTACATGGATATTTTAATCAAACGCATAAAACAATGGCGCTATGATCATTATGTAACCCAACAGCAGCTTGCCGATAGAATTGGTTGCCCGCGTAACACCTTACAGTGCTGGGAGACAGGCAGACGGTCACCTGGATGTGAGGCGTTAGCGGAATTGTGCCGGGCGATGAATGTGTCAGCTGACTGGCTGTTGGGGCTGACAGACACACAGATTATCGGTCAGGCGCTGGCTTCCTCAAGGGCAGAGACGGCCTCCGACACGGATTCATTCAGAGCGGTTGCGGCTTCGTCCAAAGAGTCCATGGCGGACTGCAGGGATTCGATTGCGAATTCCATAGCCGAGTAACGTTCGGAGCCTTCCATGCTTTCCGGCATGTTGTCAAGGGCTTCCTGTTCATCGTCCTGCACTGCTTCGATTTCATAGCGCAGCTCGTCCTCGCTGGCGGAGAATTTTTCGTTCAGGTCAGTGATACTGTGAATGATGGTGCTGATGGCTTTACGACGGGCGTTGTTCATGATGATTTCTCCTACCTTATTATATAGTGTGGTTATTTACGCCACGGTTCCTTGCCATGATTTTTGATTTCGATCTGGCAGAGCTGCATAGCGGCAAGCGCGGTATCATGGGACTGCGGTGTAACGCAGGCACAGCAGGAAGCGTCAACGGAGATCGTAGCTTCCGGGAAGCGAGCTTTGGCGAGAATAGCGTTGGAGAGGACGCAGATGCCGGTACAGAGGCCGATAAATTCGATCTCTATATTATCGCCTGTATCGTACATATAGTCAGTAATATTATCTGCATATCGCAGAATATATTGAGCAAGTCGCTCTGTTACAACATCATCCCCAAAGGTGGCTTTTTCAATAGGGAAAACATCAGCTGGGTCATATTTATCCCATACTTTACAAATTGCTTCCCAAACAAAGGATTCAATTTGCCATCCCGGTTCGCCACGAAGGCAGTGGTAAACAGGAAGGTGTCTGCCTTCATTGGTGTTGATATAATCATTATGGTGGGTATCCTGTGTGCAAGCAATAAATGTACCAGCTTCAGCTTCTTGTTTGATCTTAGCGACGACATTTGGCACGATGGCTTGTGCTTCCTTAGTGCCAAGAGAGCCGGTGATGAAGTCGTTTTGCACATCGACAACGACGAGAATTTTATGCATGGTATTCCTCCATATAATCTTTAGCGGCAGAGATAAGTGTGGTGCGCGTATTGGTAAGATTTCCGTTGACGACTTCATCGAGGAGATAATTCAGACAGCGCTTGAAATCTGGCCCAGGCGTATAACCACAGTGGATCAAATCTACACCGCTGATGGCAAGGTCTTTGAGAGAAAACTTTCGCTTTTCAAATACAGCGGTGGCAAGATACAGGTATGTGATTTGTGCTTTGCGAAGCGGATTCATTTCACCGAAGTTCGCATAGTTTACACCATGGGCGTAAAGATCGGCAAAGCGGACGATCGTAAGCAGTTGGGCGTTTTCTGCGCCGAGTTTGGCAATCAGACGATTGGCGCAGCGAGCGCTTGGTTCAAACTGATAATCGTGATACTCGATCAGGGTTACAATGCGCTCCCGCTCCACAATGGAAAACTTGAGACGGCGGAGAATACTGTCGGCCATATCGGCGCTAACCTTGGCGTGACCGTAGAAATGACCGATGCCATTTTCATCCTGTGTGAAGCACTGCGGTTTGCCAATGTCGTGTAGAAGCATCGTCATGCAGAGTTCAAACCAGTGGGCATGTGCAGTTGCGGCAAATTCAGATTCATACGAAACTGCGTTACAAAGTTTGCCAACAGCTTTGAAGATATGGTCGCAAACTGTATAGGCGTGATAGGATGAGTGCTGGTTGAAATCAATGCAAGATTTCAGCTCCGGGATGATTTGACAGAACACTGGGCGATATGCATGAAGTGCACAGTACAACATGTGTAGGTTACTTTCACCGGCAAGAAATATCTTGCGGAGTTCATCCTGAATGCGCTCGGCTGAGATATTGACAAGCGATGGAGCCATCTGGTTAATAAGCGTTTCGGTTTCAATGCCAACATAGAATTTCAACTGGACACTGAAGCGGATTGCGCGGAGCAGGCGAAGAGGGTCTTCTTGAAAGCGGGTTTTGGCATCTCCGACGCAAACAATAGCCTTGCGCTTGATGTCGCGGCGACCGTTGAAGGGGTCGACCAAGGATAGGTTGACAGCATCCTTGTCGCCGGAACCAACCTTAGCGGCGATGGCATTCATGGTGAAGTCGCGGCGGGAGAGATCCTTTTCAATGTCAGAGGTGAAGACTACGGAGTCTGGGTGGCGGCTGTCGGAGTATGTACCGTCTGTACGCATCGTCGTGACTTCATACTGACTGCTGGACATAACGATCGTGACTGTACCGTGTTGGATGCCGGTGTCTATGGTCTTGGGAAAAAGCTTCTTAACTTGCTCCGGTGTTGCTTGCGTGGTGACATCGTAATCGTGCGGCGTTTTGCCAAGAAGGATGTCGCGCACGCAGCCACCAACCAAATAGGATTCATAGCCGCGCGCATTGAGAACGTCCATAAGAACGATGAGGTCAGGCGGCAGAGTGATGCGGGACAAGATAGCAGGCATCGGTATTCACCTCCATGACAAATTCTTCGATGCGCTTATAGTCCGGGTTGGGCGGCAGGGAAGTGTTTTTCTTATCATATTCAAGCCGCTTTTCATAGTCGTTGATGAGGTCGAAAAACTCATGATAATATGTGCCGTCCGGCTTTTGGAATTTACCGCCACGAATCTCCAACAAAAAGTCACGGTCGTCCTCACGGTAGGTATTGATTTCACCCTTTTCGAGGATGTCAAAGCACATGAGGTAGAGCCGGACGAGGTGCATAGCATGTTTATTGAGATGCATATCGTCCTTTTTGGAGTTGCGCTTGCCAAGCTTTGCGTACTGGCCGATGACCGTGCCGAGATCAGAATTCATCTGCTTGAAGCTGCGCAGTGGATAATGCTTGAGATCGCAGTCGATGAAAATTTCAGTATCCATGCCATCTGTAACACCTTTGTCAATATACAAGTGGACTGCATCGCCCGGAATATCCTTGTGCTGAAGGCGGAAATCCTCAAAAACAGATTTGCAGGTGCCGAGAATATGCCTTTCCTTTTCATCCTGCGGATAGTGATCGTGTGTCAACGCATTTTGTAGGCGGCGAAGCTGTTGATTGGCATAGCCGCCGAAAGCGTGAACGGCACGCTGAGATAGGAAAAGATTTTTATTGTCAATCAAACGCTGACCGACGGCATTGATGTAAAAATAGTGTTCCGGCTTACAACCAAGCAGCTCAATCGTGTTTGGGTTGCAACCGATGAGGAGCGAGATCAATTTGTTAAAACTATAGACCGTGGTATCTGTTGCTTCATCGACGCGCTGCTCGAAGTGGGAAAGGCCAAGAATTTCATTGGGGGAGTTCAGAGCACAGCCACGAATGTCGACATCCGAGCCTTCGATGTTCGTTCCGTAAGCGTGGGAACCGCCAAGAGTGAGGAAAATGATGCGCTCGCCGAGATGCGGGTCTGTATAAAGAAATTCATAGGGCTTTGTGTTGATAAGAACATAGAGTTCGTTTTGGGTCATAAAGCCTCCTTAAAAGCGGTAAGGGTCTTCCGGGTAATAATCAAAGTGCGGCATGGGAGCAAGCTTGAATTTGTTGCGATCATGCATAGAATCGATCTTTGCGGCAGTGGCGGTGTCGATACCATAGTAGCCGGTGCGGATATAGATATCAAGGAAATCATAAGTAAAACCGAAATTATCCTCATCACTCTTATCGGTCAGGCCATCGGCGGGAGCCTTATGAACGAGATTTTCAGGCAGGTTTAAGACTTCCGCGATCTTGATAACCTCGGTAGCGGTGAGTTTAGCGAGAGGGGCGAACTGACCGGCGCTGTCACCGAACAGGGTATTCCAACCCAAAAAATCCTCTGAAAAATTGCACGTATTAGCGACTCTTCCGTTGCATGTCTGCGCTACCGCAAAAAGAGTTGCCATGCGGATGCGGGGAGGTAGATTCGTTTTGGTCTGGACAGAAGGAACCAAGCCACAGGCAATCATAGCGACCCTGATTGCCTCAGTCGCATTGCCGATATTGATTTCATAGCTTTTAATACCAAGGTGTTCACACAGCTGTTCGGCATCTCCAATATCCTTCTGATACCCGTCCGGCATGAGAACACCAATGACGCGATCTTCACCGAGCGCTTCGACACAGAGCGCAGCGACGACGCTGGAATCCTTGCCGCCGGAGATGCCGATGATGGCTTTGCAATCGGAGCCATTCTGGCGGAAATACTCACGGATCCAGCCGACGATTTCGTTTTTGACTTTGACGGCGTCGAAGGTGTAGGGTTTGGAATTTACAGCGTTAAGATTTTTCTGATTCATAATGGCCTCCTTAGCCTTTATCGAGACGCCAGAGTTCGACGTCAGTATTTTTGAATGCTTTTTCAATCATGGAATAGACTTCATCCCAGTTGGCACCACCGCGCACACAGCCAATCTTGTAGGGCATGGCAACCGAGCAGTTGAGATCACATGCGACCTGTGCAAGACGTTCAAAGCAGGTAGCGAGAGCTTTTATATTTGTGTACTGTGCGCCATCATAGCCATAGCGATTCTGGGCGTATAGATTTGCAATGTACCTGCCCTGATATGGAAGATACTTGCTATGAGTTTCGTTTTCATCCATGTGAATCAGCTGCATGATACCGAGAAGTTTTTCGGTATGATCCGATAAAGCTTCGCAGAGGAGCGCATAATCTCTATACACATGTGGATAACGTTGGCGCACCTCCTTGGCGACACCGGAATTCATTTTGCCTTGGCAGTTGACCTGATGGGCGATGATCTTAGCCTTGGAATCAAAGAGATTTCCGTCAATAATTTTGATAGACATATCAGATTCCCTCCAGATTCAGGCGATTTCGGATGTCAGAAAGTGTCTGGCGGCGCATCATCTTGCCGTTACGGAACACGGGCTGCAGCATATCGGCGCTACGATAGAGGTTCTTCGTTTTCTGATTCATTTCATCCTTTACGCGAATACGGCCGTCCTGCTGGTCGTCAAAGACAACACACAGACCCTTGAGGCTCTTCTTGAAATGGTCTGTGTCGGTTTTAGGGTCTTTGAAGATATTAACCTCCTTGCCGTCGATAACACCATGCGTTGCCTTGACGGCCATACCAAAGGTGTCGCGGGTAAACGGTTTCAAAATACCATCCTGTTCGATGCATTGCATGGAAAAGCTACCGACGCCGAGTGCCACATTGCAAGCGGCAAAGCCGTGTGCCTCCAGCTCCTTATAGATAGCCTCGCACCGCTGGATCGTGATAGAGTCGCCATAGATGGCCTTGACGTGCGAATCAAGTACCTTATAGCCCTTTGAGTTAATCGTGCCGCCGAACTGCTCCCACAGATGGTAAACGGTCTGGGTTACAATTTCAACCGGGTTGCCGGAGTCACCGCGAATGAGTAGGCAGCCGTCATGTGTCATGATTTCATCGTGGAGCTGCGGTAGAATATTGTCGACAAGATTCCAGTAGTCGTAGGAATCCGAGACGACAGAGAAGCTGGAATGTGGATACAGCTCGGTCAACAGGCGGCGAAGCATTGTGATTTCATCGCCATCGACGGCGAAGTTGGAACACATGACGCTGTGCTCTGTCGAGACAGAGCCGTAAGCAACCGGCTCAAGGCTTGCGTCACAGTAGTAGTTCTTTTCAAGGTAGGGAATAGCGGGCACGGTAGCAGTGTTAAGGAAAGACAGACACCAACCGGCGCTGGATTTGACAGCGGATTGCAGACATTCCTGCCCACGGAAGGAGAAATCGCCGAGCGCTTTGCCGCGTGAAGCGGAATCATCGCAGGTTTTGTCATAATATTCATCCACGATTTGACGGTAGAGATGGCCGACCGTGGCGGAGATCATGGGATGCCAAAGCTCGGCGCTGATAAGAGATTCCAGAAACTGCGGTACCCACGCAAAATCCGGGTGGGTGTTTTTCATTTCGAGGAAGGGAACATGGATGGGACAAAGTGTGCCTTCCGGCAGGGCGTTGATCTCAACTGGCAGGTAGCCGAGGTTATACAGGTCAACAAACCTTGTACTGTCGTAGTTCTTTTTTCCGATCGTATTATCGAGGACGGTTTCGATTTCATCTGTAACATCAGCCAAATTGCGCTGGAAGAAATGCTCGTCGAAATAGTCGATCAGATACTCCTGACAAAATGCTTGGACGCCGAAGACGACAATGCTGTTGATATCTGTCAAGCGGGACATGCGCGGGGTAAAGTAGCTGGTCAGCTCGGTCGTTCCCTTGGGAAATTGGCGGGAATGTGTGGTTTTGTAGAAGTCACAGAGAAGCATAGGATTGATGCTCATTTATAGTCTCCTTTAAAATTCATAGATGATTTCAATACGGTCATCATGGCCGGTGAAGATACTATTGGTAGTATAGACCTTAGAGATAAGTCCGGGTTCTGAGAAGATTTTGCCGCGCTCCGGGTCAAGGATAGAGTTCTCGCAGTGGGAAACATACATCGCGGTATCGCCTGCGCCAAGCTCCTTCAGCTTTTTGGCGGAGTAGTACATCGTACCGCCGTAGGAGCAGATGTCATCGATCATGAGGATTCGTGCGTCTGGCTTAACATCGCCAACCACATCCAGACCGAGAATCGTGCCGGTGTTCCAGTCGCGGAGCTTGTTACCGTAGAGAACGGTAGTATCCTTTGGCACAAAATCAGCGTAGCGCTTGAGTGCGCCGACATCGGGGAAATAGAGCATATCAGGCTTAAACTGATATATAGCCTTGTAAATAACCTGTTTTAGCTGCGGGCGCATTACACAGACATGGTTAAGCAGCGCAACAGATACATCGGAATGCGGGTCGAAAACATTAACTTCGGAAAAATTCATGGCGTTCAGCATTTGGCAGAAATACTTGAGGGTAAAAACCTCTCCATTCTTTGTCCTGTCCATACGGGCGTTGGGAATGTATGGCATAGTAAGCATAGGAGACTTGCCCCCATTCTCAGAAATATTGGAGGCGATCATGGCGATGTCTGCAAATTCAGACATGGATTCATACAGCCATGTGATTGCATTTGGTGCTGTGTGCTGTTCGTCATGCATATCGAACTTGATGAGATGTGTACCATCAGGGAAATCGGTAATAGCGTAACGGGATCGGATCATAAATTGCTCCTTTACTTGAAATAGTGTTTCGTTATAAGATTAAATACCCTGCGAGCTTGACATATCCTTGCAAAATCATCAAATTGATCCAAGTGATTCAGAAAAACTTCATCAGAAAATCCTTATCCACTGTAAAATTTTCCTTTATCAATACAAGCCACAGAGATCCATTGCGTAAGCACGATTCATCTCAATACCGGCGTGCTGACAATCGTGCTCCAGCATATACATAAGTGCCATAGGGCGAGTGCATTTTATTTTTTTTGCTGCACAAGAAAGGTATATTCACCGCGGGTATTCTGACCGGTGCAAAGTATGTTCATGTAGAAATCATAAACCTCCTGCTGCTTGCGTGCATTGGCAGGGGGCGGGCGATTTTCTCGGCTAGACTGTCAACGGCATCATCATACCCTTTTTTGATGCCGTGACCGAATTTGTAACAGAACCAGAAGAACGAGGCTAAACAGACAGCGACAATCAATGCGCTAAGAAAAAAGACCCAACATAGCACGGTTCCTTCCAATCAATAGTTGCAGAAGAAGGCGGTATAAACCTGAAGAATAAGTAAACCCCAAAAGATTACCTGAAGAATGATGCCGAGATCGCTGTTGTTGTTATTGTTACGCATGATAAATTCCTCCTTATTTTTGAGCCGCGTACTTAGCGGCAACTTCTTCACGGGTGAGACGAGTGCGACCGGGAAGCGTTTCGGTCTGATAGGTGGCCTGCTGCGTGGGGAATTGCTTTTCAAGTCTGGCCATCTGCTCTCTCTCATCGCTGGCACCGGTCAGGCGGTCAGCGTAGGCAATGTTCATTTTGATGCCCATGTCCTGACAGTCCTCGAAAATCATATACATCTGGGCCTCTTTTTCGGTACAATTTTCACGCTTGCACATTTCTTCGGTGGTCGTACCGCGCAGATTTTTGCGGTGGAACTTTATGTATTGATAGGAATCCCAAACCTCCTGCTGCTTTTTGTACCGGTCTGGCGTGGGGGCGATTTTCTCGGCTGTGTCATCAATAGCCTTTTCAATGGGTGGCAAAATCATACAGCCGAGACCGAGACACGCACCGCCGACCACAGCAACGATGATAAATACGAACGCGGCGCAAAAGAGAAGCTGTAATAAAATCATAGTGAAGATCCTTTCTTGGCGCGGCAGCGCATAAGCTGGATGGACATTACGCTGCGTTGGATTTGTGCGGACAACTCCCGGTCAGGCATATTGTGCGCAAGGACCAGATCGATTTCATGCTGTGTCCAAGAGCGGTATGGGTAGCCAGAAGTCTGGCGGTAATTTTTACGGCGATAGAGATTTCGCAAATCAGCATCTTTTGAATTTGGCAAGATTTGGATGACCTCCTTATTTTTAAAATACTCCTTTTGTGCGGAAAAACAAGCGGTAAATATTACCAGAAATTATCTGCGCAGCACCGACGAAAACGAGATAAAATCGCCGCCAAAGTTGAAACCGAAATCTGTTACACCGGTGTTCAGGGAATATACCACACTGATTTTGTACCAATAAGGTCGATTGTTATTGATGCCAGCGAGAACACGGCCGTTGGCGTCATCATACTCGTAGATGTTCAGACTGGCGGTATTGCAGATCGGGTATGCGCCGATGACAACACGGTTCATTCTGCTGCCTCCCTTACTGTTTCAACCGGGATAGAATTCATGCGGTCAATGATGTCATCGATGTCGCGGCCGACAATAGCACTGAACATTTCAGAAATGTTATTGCGTATATATGCCTCACATACAAAAGCGGCGAGGTCTTCATCGGCTGTGCAAACGTCTTCAAGCGTCCGATTGATGGAACCGCCGAACTCATCACGCAGGTCAAGACTGCTATAAATTGTGTTAATTTTTTCTGTGGTAGTTTGGTCCGTGCAAGGTTCGAGGTCTGCGGCGCAGCGATAGCAGATGGACTGAGAGGTGAGGCCGGTGCCGACATAGATTTGTTTTGTACCGCAGTTGGGGCAGGTGAGGATGAATTTGGGATTGATGTTGTTCATAAAATCACTCCTTCATAATAAGGGCGCAGGTTATACCGTCTCTTTTACTTTACTGAGTTCGCACCACAGACGTTGCAACTCACCTTCAATAGCATCGGCGTCGTCAAGCAGGACACGTAAGCCTGGAGCACCGCTCATACCGTAGTTTTCGATGGCGTGCTGTTCCGTATCAAAATTCATATAGGCATCAAAAAGCTGGGAGAGAAAATCGTCGTCGTCCTTTACACTGAATGACAGCATAAAATCCTCACCTGCGGGGGAATACCATTCAAGGTCGATAGATTTATCGTCTGTATCGATATAGGGCTTCCAATTATTGTCAGCCAGAGCATCCAGAATTTTTTGAGAAATCATAGTACAGATACTTCCTTCGTTTAAGAATTTGTCCATTCAATGGAATCAAATGGAGGGTAGGAAACAGTGACAGCACCAGGAAAACATTTCACATTGCCATTTCTGAAATAGTACCTGGTGTACTCATTGGTGTCGCAGCAGCGGATGGTTAGCTCGAAAATTATGGTGGGGAATTTGTAGGAGGCTTCACGAATATCGTTTTCAAGGGAGAACTCGACATCCTCGCCGGTGTCAAAGGAAAGGCTGGATGTGGCATAGAACGGAGTATCGACGGTAGGCTTGCCGCACAACGGATAGCAGGAGATACTGTTATATACATCGCCGGTGATTTCGTTGTCGTACAGGTAGCGGGTAACCTGCTCGACGGTTTCCTTGTCCATATAGTATGGGGCAAGCGTTTCGTCGTTATATACGCGAAGGCTGTGTTGGTAGAACATGGTTAAAATTCCTCTTCTGATGAAATCAGGTTCAAAACAAACTTGTTTTCTGCATCATCCACGATCCTGATTTGAATTTCAGCAACAGGCTTATTATTGATGAGAAGCGGAATGTTCTTTTTGTCGGGAAGGCCGTTGCAGAGTTGGTGAAGGTCCTGAGTGGTAAAATTCATAATCAAACATCCTCCTTACTGTGAGAGCATATAGCCGCGCTGAAACTCTACGCAGCGATTCCAGTCCATGACTTCAGAGATAGAATTATCGCCGACTTCATTTTCAAAGGCACATTCGGCAATGAGCTGGCAATAGTCTGCGACCGTGAGCGCATTTTTTCCAGTGTCATGGATGCCGCCGTAGCTTTCTACCATTTTAGACAGCGTTTGATAGTAGCTGCTGATATGGCCTGAGATCTCATCAAGAGTCATATCGCCGACATCTTCAACGGATTGCGTGACGCAATAGGTTTTATCCGTGTCTTCTGTGGTGTCCAGCCAGACGATCTGGGTGAATTCATACCTGGTAGGCGAGAGCCTGCGGCAATACTGGGCGCAGTCTGGATCTGTCAGAAACCAGCTGCCGACATTGCTGGGAAGATCATGTACATTCATTGTGATCCTCCTTTTTCAAATCCAGTTGACGAAATTGATGCAGGAACCGTAGCAGCAGACGAGATAGTCAAAGTCTGGCGTCCACTCGTCCGGCTCAACAAACTCGATGACATCATAGCCGAAGTATTTTTCGACCTGTTCGCCGATTTCCTGCCAGTCCTGTTTGGTCATCTCGGAAACCTCTGGGTCATCATGCTCGACAAACCACATATCGTTTTCACTTTGCCAGCAATCTTTGATCCAGCGTGCAAGAAAGTGGTTGAGGTCGGACAATTTAGGCAGGAAGTCGTTGCCGTTCTCATACTGCTGGATAATGTTCTCTGCATAATCAGCGCATTCTTTCATACTAGAAGCAAGCATGCGAAGGTCAAAAAGATGCCTGATTTTTTCAGGATTGTTATAACCAGAAAACCAGTTGGAAATTTCATGGTAATAGATATCAACACCGTAGAACCAGGTGCCATCCTCAAATGAGGTTTTATTGAGAGGGGTGATCTTGACTTCATATTGGCTATAATTCTTTGACATGGTGTAGAGCCTCCTTATTTGAGCGTTTCGTTTACGAAAAAGATGTCGTTGTGCTCGTAGCATTTGTGACATGTCAGGCAGTTGCGGGCACCGCAGTTGATCTCGACATTATGCTGCTTGCTGTACGCCTTATCGTAGACTGTGAATACCTTATCGATCCAACTGTAGTTGGAAAAATCCTGCGAGACTTGATTGAGGTGGTCTGAGCTGTATACGCAAATCAGATTGTCCGGTTTACCAAGCTCCTTAATGGCCTTATCCATGAGGGCTGCGTTCTTTGTCCAGATAGCAATCGTACACCACGGATTTGCTCTGGCGATGCGGATGTAATTTTTGGCATGTGTCACATTGACAAGATCACCGTGACTTTCAAACCGGGCAATGCTGCTGTTCAAAACAGGCAGCTCGTAAGCCTCAAGGTCATGACTGGAAAGGATCTTAGTGTTTTCTGCATAGCGGTTTCGTGCGGCGGGATAGATGGCCAGGCCACGCTTGGCATAGCAGTGTGCGCATACGCTGGTTTCATCCTTGGCACGTTGCTCACAAATTGGGTTGCAGAGCATACTGGTGGTGATGGTCGGAATGCCGTTCATTTTGCCTTGCGGGTGAGAAATAAAGATCTGTTCTATGACACGATCGTTTTTCATGTTATGTATCCTTTCTTGGCAGCGCACAAGAGCGGATACAATATTCAGTTTTTATATCTCACCCTTGGCGGCTGGTATTACAGCAGATAGGTTATTCATTGATCGGATATGCGCTCAGATTCCACGCATTACCACACTCGTAATAAAGGCCATATTTGCTGAACAAATCTTGCAAGAAAAACATGTCATGATTGTTAAGAATGTCATACAGAGTGCCCTCGAAACTCATGCTCAAAATATTCGGCTCACGTACATATTCAAAATAGTCACGCGGATTCATATTGTCTTCGATGAATGGCTTGCCACCGTAGCGATACACGGTTTTGCCGGTTTTATCCTTACCGCTCGTACCCATGCGCTTGCCGTTATAGTAGATGTAGACATCCTGCCAGCAATCATGTTCGATACACAAGGTATAAATGTCACGAGCGAGTGCCTCGGCGCGATCTGCCCAATCCATATCGAAACTCGGTGTCTTCATGTCATCCATTATGATTCCTCCTTGAAAAAGCCCCAGTTGGTCATGGTCGATTCGATACGGTCAGAAAGGTCACCATAATCACAGCCGTAGATGTTTGTATCGCCGCAGGCAGCGTCCCCGATGGCATCCCTGTCGCGGTCGGGATTGTCGATCTTGACACCCTTTTCGTCGAGAAAGTCCTCAAAGATGTCAATGATCTGGCCGATAAATTCAAGCTTGTCGCTGTTTGTCATATACATATTCTCCTGATTAGTTAAGTAAGTCCTTATCGATGGTTTGGAAATTGGCGCGGTGGATATAAAGCGCACGACCGTCGATCATGAGTTTGGTTGTCTTAGGCAGATTTTGACAGACTTCCCAATAGACATTCTCGCCGCTGTAAGCGCAGATGGGATCACCGAGCTGACTTTGAATAACGACAACAACGGGCTTACCGAAAGCATTTTTATAAGAATTGACGGTTTTGGCAATAATGGGGTCCTCACCCAGACTGCCATCAGTCGTGCTGTGAATATCCTGAACCTGAAAGTCAACATCAGGTTCCAAGCCTTCCGCGGCAAAAATAACGGTGGAGCCGCAGTTATTGATCTGTTTGCCATCTACCGTAATGGTAACGACGGACGACATCGTTTTTGTGACGCCCCAGACGCCATCACTGGTGTAGGTGTATTCCTTAACGACATTGGCGTTCATATCAATTTTTGAACCTGTGACATCCATGAATTCTTCGCCGTCATTGGTATAGAACTGGCAATTATATGTATGGCCTGTGATGCTGCCATTCATATCGTGAACGCCGCTTTCTACGTTGGTGCAGGAAGAAAGTGATGCCGCCAGGACAATGATGAGTGCAAGTGATGTGATACGGTGTAGGATCTTTTTCATTGTGTGTCTCCTTACTGATTGGCGAGAGCGATCAGGGAGTTGCCGCAGGTGATGCGGTCGGCGTCCTCTTCTTTACTGGGGACAAACACGATGACATCCCAACCGTCTTTGACGAGTGGCTGCTCGAACTTCTCATAAACATCAAAATCGGTAACGATTTCATTACCTTCGCTGACGGCCTCGACTGTTTCGTGGATGGGGGTGATCTTTACAATACACTTTTCTTTATCAAAGTATTTATTCATCAGATCCACATCGAGATTGTTCTTGGACGTGACGGCGAAGTTGAGGGTGTATTTGCGCTTTTTGGGTGCTGGCAATTCTTTGATAATGTTGCTGATCTCCTGCAAAGAAAGGGAATGGCCGCGGAACATTTCATTGCGGGCGGCTTCATCCAATGTATTGATGGAGAACTGCAGGCCGAAGCCATCCTCGCCGCCATAAACAGCGCCGGTGCTGACCCATTGACGCAGGAATTCTTTAAGGTTTTTATTCGCCTTTGGCATCATGGTAGAAACAACAGGATGATAGGTGTCGAATTTGATGTCGGAATTACGATCTTGCAGCATCCGTGCAATGAGCCTGGCGGATGTGATAACGTTGGGATTGAAAGTCGGTTCACCCATGCGGGCGTAGTGAACATTCAATCTGGCACCGTTATGGATACCTGACAGAGAGATGGCGGACGTGATCTCGGACAAAAGCTCGGCCGTGGTGGCATTGCCGTGAAACCCAAGTTTGGGGCAATCGCAGAAATTGCAATTCATCGGACAGCCCTTCTGACTGGAGACTGTTACGACCAGTTTCTCTTTGATATTGACCGGCTTATGCTCGACTTTTTCGATACGTTTGGTGTAGCCGAGAAAATCGGCCTTGATATTATTTTCTTTGCCGTAGTCGCCGACATAGAGATACTCAAGGCAAAGATCCGTATCGGAAATGATTTTGCCGGTGTGTGTTTGTGTAATCGTTCTCATTTTTTAAAACCTCCGTTACTTTTCTATTTGAATTTCGGTGATGAACCAATAGTCGGAAAAATTATAGCCGGTGACCCAATAGAGCAGGTTGGTATCTGGGTCGTCCTGGTCATCGTTGCGATGGAAGACTGGGAGTGGCTTATCGTTACACATGGCGTCATTCTGGTAGAATGCAAAGAATGCGCTGGCTTCTTTCTCGGCATTGTCGGCGGCGACTGAAAAGGATTCAAATTCCTTTGTGGAGGCAAGAACGGGTATAGCACCACGTTCACAGGATAAAAGCTGCAAGATATATAAGTATTTCATCAGCAGCCTTTCTTTGTGTATCCTGTCGCGGTGATTTGTACATCGACCTTACGGACATATTTATCGAATCTGATTTTTACTTCACACATACTGGACAATTCCAAACAGTTAAACTGTTCACTGTTCTCATCATAGGAAAGTTTTTGATAAATTTTATAGTCGAATTCAAAGAACCCACCATAATCAACCTCTCGTAAACGAACGTCAGTAGGAATTTCGATTTCATTTTTAAAAGAGACCATTTCAAACCTCCTTATTGCGCCTCCATAAAAGTTCCATTATCACATAAGTGATGTTTGATCGAGATTACCATAGTCGAGTTCGGAGTCGCAGCGCGGGCAGGTGACTGGCATATCGCCGTTTTCATCACAGAAAAGCGGTTCACAGCACCGACCACAGCGACAATTACCGTAACGGTCAATATAAACAAAGCTTGGTTCCATATCTGTTACCTCCATCAAAGCTCCGTTTTATTCAATTTCTACCATTTCGAGCAAATCATATGCGCTGGAGCCGTCGTCTGTTTCATCATCAAGACGGCGAATCAGCTCTTTCATCGCATCATTTTTATCTTCCGCCGCAACAATGTATTCATCGGCGAATTCGCGTTCCGTATTATAAATACGGCAGTCATACAGATGTCTCATGTTGTTTTCACCTCAAGTTCGGATTGTAGATAGGTTTCAGCTCCATGCACTGATTGCGGCAGGCGCTGCCTTTAAATTCGCAATAGTGGCATTGGTCGAATATACCGTCTTGGGCTTCGAGGATTGCGTCCTCGTAGGAATGGTCTGTCATGTTGCACCTCCGTCATTGGCAAATTTCCCAGCCTTCATCACGCAGATAACGTTCTCTAAGCTCATACCAAATCTGTCTTGAAATATCCTTGATCTCATGACGTATACAGATATGTTTCCAAATTTCTTTGGTTTCCTCGACTGTGCGTGGTTCGTAGATGTTGTTGAGCCACTTTGTAATGGTTTCGTTGGCACCATTGGGGAATGTAAAGCGCTGTTTGTTTTGGTCATCGGAAATGTAGAACCCAAACCACCAGTTGATGCTGCCTTTCGGCGCGGCCTTCGCGGCCTTTTCGCGCTGTTCCAGATCCTTGGTTTTGACATCACCAAAGACAGCAGCGACTGCGCAGACTTCCTCGTCAAAGCGCGGATAGCTGGCGCTACCGGCATATTCATAACTCATTCCCATAGCGAATTCCTTTCCATCAATCAGTAAACCTGATACATCCCGGTATCATTTTTATCCATTTTGTACAATGTGGGTAAATGCCTATAATCAAGTTCAGCGCCGCAACGTGGGCACCTTATAGGTCTATAACCGTTTTTGTCGCAGCAAAGCGGGCAACAACAGTAACCACATCTAGCAGTGCCAATGCTGTCAATATAAACAAGCCATTCCATGATTTACACCCTACAAAACATAAATTTTATGGATTTGTATTTATCGTAGTATCGTGGTTTTCCTTTTCTACAACTTCTACAATTTTATAAAAGTTGCCATATTCCTTAAAGATACGCTCCTGCTCGGCGGATGCGGCCTCAAAATCAAACATTTTTGCAGCAGCAAAGCAAGCTGTATCTGCACCTTCGTATAAAGAAATATAAAGTGGAACACGTAATGTACTGATGTTTCGCTTGAGAACATATTGAGGTTCATCGATGTTAATACTAAATACAAACCATGTTATCACATCATTTTCCGGCGTACTTTCTTCTAGTGTGATTCTATTCGTTTGACGATCACTTCTCATACAACAATGAATACCATTTTCAAGACTATTGTCGTATTCTTTGCAGGCGTAACGATCTGCTGCCTCAAAACATTCACGTTCACTATCAAATGGACCGACAACAGTAATATCTGGATCAAAAGAGTATGTACACAAGTAATACCATTTGCACATAAGTTTTACCCCATCTTTCTCACAAAGTTTAGTTCAAAATTCTTCATGCCGTCATCGTTGTCATCTTCCGAGAGGGAACAACCCCTTGCAGCACATTTGACAGCAGCTTCCTGACTCTTGGCGTAGATACTTTGCGAAAAGGTTCCAATCAGAGTCCCATCGTTTTCAATCCAGTTGTAACTTACATAATACCAATGCATAGGAAACCTCTCAGTCGTAGAAATCTCTCACGATAGTTTCGCACCAGTCATCATCTAGGGCGGACGTCATCGGCGCTGCCGATGAAAGAGTTTGCAATCGTTTCTGCATCGCCTTCATCAATAGCACGCTGGATACGATCTACAATTTCATCTTCGTACCATTCATCATCGTAACCGTATTTATCTTGGAAGTATTCACGGATGTAATACTTGGCTCCTTCAGTAGCACGCCGCATGAGGTTGTCTTCATGGGTTTCCTCACAAAGTTCATCAAAATGCTCCAGCACAAAATTCAGTGCGTCCACATAGCCATCTTCGTAATTGTAGCCGCAGGACGCATGATCGTCATAAGACTTCTTGTTCAATTCGTGATTGTCGCGTACAAACTCCAAATCATCTTTTGTCATTGTTATTTTCATCCTTTCACAGCTTGATCCTGAATCGTAATGGCTTTTCCAGCATACAGTGCATACACTTTATTCTGGTTAAGCGGAGAACACTTTGTGGCGTGAAAAACTTCATCGGCACACCGACATAGTGCATTTTTGGCTCTCTCTACAGCCTCAGATGGGTCATCAGCAGCGACGATAACTTTTTCAGAATAAATCTGAGCGCCATCGTCCATAACGCCGAAAATTTCATACCAAATCATGTTGTCACCTCAATTCATAAAACCATTCTTTTACGCTCTTTCCAGCCACCTCATGGCGTCTTTTGTACTGTAGAATTCTTCGACCCAGGCGTCGCCGGTGCTGTTGTCGCAGGCAACGATGACGATATCGGTTCCGTCAGATTCCAGAGACAGGTAAAGGCCGATGCTGTCGTGCGGTTTATCAATGATGTTTGACATTTCTGCCACAGATACGATTTTGATTTTGCTGTCGAACTGCTTTTTGCTGTAGCATTGATTTTTCATACTTTTGAAGTCGGGATTACTTTCCCGATTTTGTACAACTCGCAAGCGACAACATCCTCACTGTTGGGATAAGTGGCCTTGATCTCTGTATAGGTTTCCAAACGCCAGCCACAACCACCACCAGAGGTTTCTTTAATTTCATAGTGGTCTGTTTCATAGCTGGAACGGAAGTCATTAGAAAGCTTCGTAGCATAATCAACGGCAACTTTTGCGGATGTAAAAAAATCAACTTCACTGTAATCGCAACAATCTTCGTCCCAATGCTGGACAAGGACGTACCAGAGATCATTATTCATAGTCATTCACTCCTCGATAAAGTAGATGTGCCACCAGTTGTAGTAACAATATTCGTTACCAATCGGCCAGACATAGGCGTCATTATCATTCTCGTATGCATAGGATTGCAGGTGTTCATCGAACAAAAGCGTATCACGTTCGCTATTGACTTGGGCCGTAACCAGATGTCTGGCAGACTCGAAATCATCGCAGAGTGCCTGTTCCAGAATTTTAGGATAGGCATCATTTTCAAGATAGGTATGTACAACAAGGTATTTCATGCGCCCCTGTCCTCCCAACTATACCGCTGGCCTTCAAGGATTTCGAGGTCATAGGCGATCTGTTCGATGACATAGTCGCAGATGATACTTTGGCCGGTGCCCTGGCGACCCCAGTAGGACTTACCCCAAGCGTCGATGACGACCTCGCCGTACTGACCAAGCTTTTCACCGAACCGATCGGAGACGGCATACCATTCATAGATTTCCGGCTGTGCCTTGTCCAGCTCACTGAAATCATATTCGCCGTAGATACGGCCGCAGTTGTTACAGCGTTTGCAATCCTCGTGGCTGCAGCACTCACGGGCTTCCTGCAGGGTTTTGTACTCCAAACCGCAGACAGGGCAGGTATACACAGGTTCCTCTGGATCCCAATCCTCGCCGTGGAAATCGGTTTCATCGGCGGTCAGCGGGTCATAGTCCTTGAAATCATTGCAGGAACCGCAGTCCTCGCAGACATGTTCCATACCGTTCTCGATGGCGGCATCGTAGTCATCCACATCGAAGGGGGCGTCGCTGTCATCTGCACCTGCAATCAGGGCGACAATAATGAATTCGATTTCCTCTGTCATATTACAGTAAACCTCATTGTTGACCAGCTTGTTCAGGATACGGTTGTTGGCAGGGGACATCATGCTGTATTCTTTGCCGTCCACTTTATAATCACAACTCATAAGTATTGTTCAACCTCACTTTCATCGATAAGGCGATAGTTCTTGTTGAAGTAGGACGATAACATTTCATCCTCGTCGTTGGAATAGAAGCCGCCACAGGTGTCATTCAGCGTCCACTCTTTGGCTGCCTTGTCGTACTCATAGACGGTGTAGACATAAGTCTCGCCGGTGAGGAACTTGTCGTAGGTTTCAATTTCGTCTTCGATGATATCTTCGGCGTGCTGCTGCCAATCAGTGTCATTGCCAAAAGCCTCAATGACCTGTTCTTTGGTGCAGATGGCGACGCCGAAGCAGCCGCTGTCCCATGGGTCACCAAAAGAACCGGTGCTGATCGTAATGCCGCTGTGAACATAGGCGTAAAGAGGAACGGAAACACATTCAGTTCCGCTGTCTTTAAGTCCGGCAAGGTAATCATTGAGGTCGTCACTGTCGGCAAAATCCCTATCGTTATCATACTTGGAGCTGCCGAGGTAGCGGTTGCGGACATAGCAGATGGTGCAGTAGTTGCAATCATTTTCGCGGGGATTGAGAGGCATATTGTCCTGCTCTGCGGTCATGAAGAACAGGCTTTCGCCGTCTGTGACATAAATGCCATCGAGGTCGGTTTCAACGATGTTGGTTTCTTTCAATGTCAATGTAGACATAGGTCACACCTCTTTGTCAGCGTAGTAGTTTTCGATAGCGGTATCGATCTGGTCATACTCAGGAATGTCAGCGTTATAGTGATCGAGGAAATCGCATGTAATGGCGTCGATGGTTCCATCCTTAGCAGCCGTTTTCAGCTTTTTCTCAACCTCTTCATCTTTCAGACAGAGTTCATAGGAATAGAAGTCAACAAGATGTTCCTTAACATCCTCGGCTCGGAGCTGTTCCTGAATGGCGTTATAAACCATAAGACCGATACTGGAATCATCCAGAATGGCATCGATCGCGGCCTTGGCACCGGAAAGCCAGCCGACGCAATAGGTTGTGTAGGTGGTAGCCTGACTCGACGGAGCGTTTGTTTCCTGCATGATTTCGTCATACTGCGGCAGATATTTTAAAATCGTTTCCGTTTTGGTTTTCATTTTTCATTCTCCATTCTCTGAATGAGGGTATCTGCGGTGTCTACGAACTTGGCGCAGATCGTATCAGACCGGCGGACCATTTCGGTCTTGTTGATGGGGTAGACGCCAAACTTTGCGCGGTATTTTTCCTTGGCATTATTCCAGTCAAAGGACATGCGGGAGAAAATCATGCGGTAGACTACAGCATTCTTGGGAGACTTATCGCCCTTGGCTTCGGCCAGACGGTCAACAGCATCCAGGATGGCAGCGCTGTTGTCGGTGATGGAATCCTGCTGAGGATGCGGGGCTTTGAACTCGACAAGGCCATTCTTGACGACAACGCCAGGTTCGTTTGCGGTATCGTTCTTGCGGACACAGTTCACGATGGAGCTGTTGTAGATATCGTTGAGGATGCTGTCGAAGATTTCACTCCAGGTGGTGTTATCCTCAATGATGGTGATGACAGCCGGGCTGGTCTGGCGGGGATGGCGGCGGATGTATTCGCGCTTTTCCTGATCGATGACAAAGCCGTAGTCTGTGCGCATCTTTTCATAAATAGCGTTAAGGACGGTGGTGTTCTTCTGGTATTTGTCGGGCTGATTCGTTCTGATCTTATCGACCGTATCATAGACATTGCGCCGCCATGTACTGGTGACGCCGTGGTGCTTAACGGGCTTCGGCTGGGGAGTAGAGGCGGGCTTACGGGTGGTTTCAGGAATCATATCAGCCTGCGCAGTTGGGTTCGTTTTGAGTTCCACCGGGGCGGAAACGGCGACGGGCTGGGTCTGCATTGTGAGAACGTGGTTGGCAAGAGCTGCAATCGTCTCGGTCAGCTTGGTCATGTTGGAGGATGTGCTGTTGATGTACTGGGCCATGGTGGTCTGCGATTTCAAAAAGGAATCCATGAGCATCTGTATGGTCTGCGGGGCAAGGGCGGTCTGCTGGTCAGGCGTGGCAAGGACATTGCGTCCGGCGTACAGAGACTCCATGACATCCCAAACGAAGTCCATGAATTTGTCGGCTTTGGGCTGACGGGAGAAACGGCAGATTTCCATAACACCGCGGAGGGTGTAGACAAAAGTATCCTGTTCACCACCGGGGGTCTTCATTTTGAGGACCCCTGACATAGGATTGAGTCTGTCCGCATTTCTGGAATGAATCTGTGCAATAGCTTTTGCGCCAGCTGGATATTCAAGTGCGGTGCCAATCTGTTCACGGGTCATATAAAATTCGTTATCATTCTTGTAAAAGTCGCAGGTCAGGCTGCCGAAGGGCTTCTGAGTGGCGAGTGTAAGAGTAGTGGTCATTTGAAATCATTTCCTTTCTTGATTAAATGTCAGTATTCGTCGGGGAAGAGAACGGTCGTGACGGAGCGATCCCATTCTGTGATGATCCAGATGTGCCAGTCGGGATGGTCGGCCGGTTCGTAAGCGGAAAAGATACGGTCATCGCCGGTGCGGACAGCTTCATCATTCTGATTCTTATCACTGTCGCAAAGGTCGCCCCAGTCACCGTTCTCGTGACGCGCAAGACTCACGGCCACGTAATGACAGAAATCCTTATCGGCGTCCATCTTATTGGCAACATCTGCCGTGATGTTGATACAGCCAAGATCAAATTTACTCATGCGGGAACACATCCTTTCTTATTGCTCTGAAAGAAATCATCCTCATCGCAGAACGGCATGAACCATCCGCCATGGAAAAGGAAAGCGCCCTTCGTATCGGGCAGACACTCATAGCAAACCTTGCCATCGATAAAGGCGAGTGTGTAAGTCATTGTTTTCATCGTCAGTCCTCCTTAGGGTCTCCTTTCAATCAATCGTAATATTCATAATCGTTGTCGATGTTAAAGCGGTTAAGGACATCAACCAGACCGTCATGCAAGCCCTCGGCATAGCCGCGGTCGTAACCGCCTGTGCTGTATTGGATGTTATCTTCGTTGTTGCGAATCATATCGTCAATGGCTGCTTTGATATCGGATTCGGAATAGGTTTTCATGGTATGTACCTCATTTCAAAATGAGTTCCGGGACATTGCCGGACGCTCTGAGCGGATGACCCAGAGCGCCGGAGAAAGGAAGATAATGACCAGATGGACATGGAATCACCACAAACCATGCCCGGTGGTCGGACGAACCGGCAAGAAAGGAAGAAACCAGAACGCCCGGCAATATCCCGGAACGGTTATGACTGACTAAACTAATTCGTCACGGATGGAGAGCAGTTCATTCCACGCTTCGCCGAGGGTGTCGGCAGAGCAGAGGAAAGTATTGCCGTAGTAGATTTCGTAGTGGCCGCTTTCGCCGCCGATATGTTTTAAGTGGAAGATGGGAACCACTCCTTTGTATTAACTTGAATTATGTGTTGTGGAAAAGGTTTAAAGCGTCGCTCACAGCTTGAAATATGTTATGTGAACGTTGTTATGATTGTACTGCATCGCCATGGTTCTGTCAATAGGGGGAAATCGTCATGACAATATATGTGCGGTCTAGCTACTATCATTATAATTCATATTGACTCCTTATTGTTTACAGATCAAACTTGATGTCGTAGCCCTGACGTTGCAGTTCGGCCAGCTTTGTGACAATGGCGTAGTGGATGTACTGCTTGGTAGGTGAGATGTCGGCTTCACAGCGTTTGAACGGATAGGCAACGATGAGTTCACGGTCGCGGTTCTGGATTTCATACCAGTCTTTATCACGATTGTATGTGACAAATACGATAGGCTTGCGGAGTGCCATGGGTTGCTCCTTTCTGGAATCAATCCTCATAGAATGTAATGGCGGCGTTATGCTCAAAGCTGTCGATGACAGACGTGATGTAATCGTCGTCAGCGGTGCGGTATACATGTTCGGCTTCCTTTTTGGTGGTGCCGAACATCCAGGAATAAGCGAACAGGAATCGCTTCTTTAACATGGGTGGAGACTCCTTTCATCACGCAATCGTACATTTCTTGCTGTCGCGGATCGGCAGCTCTTGCATGGTCTTGTCGAGTTCCTGTAAATATTCCTTCGTGTCGGTGTTCATCAGTTCTTTGTTCGCTCTGATGCAGTCGATGCTGTTGCGGGCATACAGGGCCAGCGCTTTCAGCATATCGATTTTGTCCTGGTGCTTGATTTGAACGGGGCGGATGCTCTTTTCGGTCAGGCGCTGGATAGTGTAGGTCTGGCCATCTCCGGTGAGTTTGCGCTTATGGATGAGGTACATCCTGACATTGCCCCACGAGTTGCGGACGGCATCTACGTATTCATTACAGTTTTCTTTCCCGATGACGGCAAGGTGCGTTCCCATGTCGCGTACCATCCAGACAAAGCGTGTGTCCGGTTCGGCCTCGGTGATGATAGAAACATCGATCATGATATCGGCCAGATAGAACTGAAGGACATCGGCCTCGTGTGCCATGGCCTGGAACAGGCGGTAGTCTTTCATGGGGGAGTCATCCCTGTCATCCAGCGGGGAGATGCGGAAGTCGTGGCGAAAAGTGTCGGTGTGAAAGGGTGTGAATGTGGTTTTCATTTTGAAGTTCCTTTCTTATGTACTAGATTGCTTCATCTGTTTCGTTTTCGGCATTGTACTGTTCCATAAATTTGTTCCAGTTGTACCAGACGTTGTGGGCGTCGCCGTAACCATACTCGACGTAATAGTCGCTGGACCACTCATTGAGGTAGTGCGGGTAGAAGGCGGCATAACCACCGGGGAAGGCGGCAATAAAACCGTCGAGCAGAGTACCCTCAAAGGAATCGATCTGTTCGCCGATCTGATTCTTTTCGCAGAACTCCTGCAAGCGGCTTGGGTCAAGATACAAGTGGCGGCATTTCATTTTCAAATCACCTCGCTTTCAGGGTTGCCGAATACTTCAAGATATGCCTTGCGGGCAGCGGTGGTCATGTGGGTGTCATTGCAGTTGTACTGGTCATACCAGTCGCAGAGCTGTGCCGGAGTAAAGCAACAGCGCAGAACATCCCAAGACACACGAGTCAAAAGGTCATGATATTCATGCTTTGCTTTGACTTTTGCGAGGTAAGCAGGATAGCTGTCCTTCGTTTTGTCCTTGAAATAGGCCATGCGGGCAACGATTTCCGGGTAGACCGGGTCAAGTTTCATCTTCATCGGTTTCGTCATCTTCGTCATCTTCGGTGTCGTCGTCATCTTCACCGGCGTTGTGGCGCTCAAGGGCTTCCCAGTTGCCAAAACCGAGCATATTGGCGATCAGGTCTTCATCAAACCAGAACAGGTTATTGATTTCGGTATCGCTGGGGATATGGCCATCCGGGCTGTATTCGCCCCACTGCATCCATTCCTGGATGACATCATCGAGCCGGTCAAGCTGTTCGATGGTGAGCTGCTCGGCACGATAGCAAGCACCGGACCAGAAGTGAAATTCGGACAGGGGTTTCTCTACGGTATAAGTCATGGTATGGATCTCCTTTACAAATTGACATTTGCACAATAGTCTGCGATTTCGTCCTGCTCCCAGATTTGCAGTGCTTTCTTGCGCTCTTCTTTCATGGCATGGTAAGCGCCGATGCCTTTAAGCGCGGTTTCGCCGGTGCCGACATAGCCGACATAGCCGAACTCCTCAAGAAATTCTTCGAGCGTGTAGTTTTCGGCATCCATGCAGTCATGCAGGACGCTGTCGATCGTATTGAAGATACACTCGGCGCGGCTGTAGTCAAGGGCGATTCCGGTATGGAATTCAAAATCGATTCCGTTTACCGTGACGGTATGGTTGCGATGCGGCCATTTATCAGTCATGACGAGTTCACCTTTGTGATAGTCGAGTTTGTTTATCCTTGCATAAATGGCGCGGACGGCATCAGGGGATTCGATATAATCGGCGTATTCTTCCAGGAGTTTCGGGAGCTGAGAGGAACGGAATTCATTCGCAAGCTCGCCGGATTTGTTGTAGAATTTTTCCTCGAAAAAGTTGAGTAGCATATAATCCTGGTCGGTCTTGTTTTTCTTGGCCTTGAGGGTTTCGTAGTCGTAGATGATCATTTTGCGGGGTTTGTGTGCGGTTGTCATGGGTCATGCTCCCTTCCCAAGTTCTTTCAAGGCATCCTTATAGTGCGTGGTAAAATATTCAAGGTCATACTGAACGCTATCCAAAGACCAGTACGCTTTTTCGTCGATCTTGCGGCGAATGGAATTAGCACCGTAGAACATACAGCCAAGGTTGTAGGCGGTTCGTTCCACTTTGCGGCACTCCTCATAGGTCTGCATGGCATCGGCGGCGGCGACAAGTGCTTGCTTGATCTCTTTCGTTTTGAAATCAAGGTCGTGCAGTGTGGCCGTGAAGTCGGATTGCAAGACAAGCTGGCGAGCATTGTTCTTTTTATAGTCACGCAGACGCTCATGCAGCTCGTGGCGAAATGAAATAGCATAATAGCCAGACTTGTCCACGTAACTGAAAGCGTTTTCACCAGCGGCATCGAGTTCATCCGGGTAAAAGAATTTGTCTGTGCGAATGAAAAACGTTTCACCGTCGCTCTTTCTTGTCAATACAAGAGAGCCAAGACACACATGATTGTATCCAAACTGTGCCCGTGTGTGTCGTTCAATTTTATATCGTGCAGCATATTCAAACTGCTTTTCATGCCACGGCTTGCTGTAGGATTTTGACTGGATCACGATGTAATAGTGGTCAGTCTCGTTCTTACGGACTTCCTCAAAGCTGCGCTGCGTATTGAATTCATTTACGTTGTAGTAGTAGGTGTTCCGCAGACCGGACTCTGTAGGCTTGAAGCCGGAGTTTCCCACAGGAACATAATACAATTGCGGCAGATAGCGGTTGTTCACCTTGACGAACAGCGCTACATTGACAGGGCCTTTGATGACGGAGGACACCTGGGCCATGACCTTATTGAAAGTGAACCATCCCGTGCCACTGGAGACATGGAATGGGGAATTAAAATCAAACCCGGAGGCATAGTGCAGGAATTGCAGGGCCTTGGGATTCTCATGCAACAGGGTTTGGGTAACGGCATTGAATTTCATACTCATGTTCCTTTCTAAGCGGTGAAGCAGCCGGTGCGGTGAGTGCTCATCCAATCATTGCAGGATTCGACCTGTGCGCGGCTGGTGGCGTAGACGGTGAGCCAGAGTTTATCCATATCCACATCAAAGCGATGGGAAATGCCTTCGTTCTCGGCCTAGGTGTGGAAGGCTTCGGCCTCGGTGATATTTGCGGTGATGCGGGAATCGCCCCAGAGGACGATCTGCTTGCTAAATGGTGCGGTTGGCATTTATTTCAGCTCCTTCCACATGATGCAGACGACAAAAACGAACAGCGGCAGCGCTGCCCAGATGGGCATATAGGTCGCGGCCAACAGCGTGATATTGATAAAAGCCAGGAACAGAACGCAGGGGATGAAGCCGAGCAGGATTTTTACGAGGAGTTTCGTTTTCATTTATAATTAACCTCATTAAGTATTTGTTGATTGTATTGGCAAATAAAAAAGCACCCTGGCGCGGTGTGGCGCTGGATGCTTGACAGGTGTATTCAGTTGTGGTTAGCTAAACAGGTCATAGGCCATCTTTACGAAATCATTTGCGGCGCTGGGATCATCAATGGCGAGCTGAAGAAACTCAACACAGCGGTCCATGAATTCCTGCGGGGCATACTTGCGCACCTTATCGGGATTCATTTTATAAGCCCAGGCGACGTCGATGCCGCCGTTTGCATTGTCGCAGGACTCCTCATAGTCACCGCCGCCGTTCGTGGTGAACCAGCGGCTTCTATCGAGCCATGACCAGTTTTCAGTATCCTTGGCAAACTTGAGACAAGCGTTGAGGTATTCGTCGTATGTCATTACAATCACTGTACCTTTCGTTTTCAAATCGTGCTGCATTTGCTATTAGTATAGCATAGCGGCAGGGGAAAATCAACGCTGATTCGGAATCAATGCAGGATTTCAGCGCTGGCGACGTTGGTCAGGTGGTAGCCCATGAGGTAGGCATGCCCCTCTGCGATGTGCCGGATCGTTGTCAGGACACCTTCCCCGATGTTCGTATGCCAGCCGCGGATTTCATCGAGCAGGGCGTAGGCTTTTGTGTCGGTCATCGTGGTGGTGAAGCATGTCTCGGCGTTTTCGGAATCGTTTTTCATCTGGATGGTGATGAGGACTTTCTCAAACTCATTCATGGCAGCTCACTCTCCAATCACATATTCGTCGGTCTGGCCGAACACGGTGAGGTAAACGGTATCGCGGGCAAATTCCACCTGGATGTTCTGCATCGTGGTGCGATAGGTGAGGTAGGCGGTGGCGAGAACGGTGGCAGTGACGAGGGTGAGGGTCAGGGCAATGCGGATGATGGTCTTTTTCATGGTGGTGGTTCCTTTCTTGAAATCAAAATCAAATCAATCCCGATTTAAGTAGTCCATGACCTGCGCAATTTCTCGGTCATTATTGAAGAACATGGTGACACGGTGGCGGTTTTCGGTGTGCTCGATGTCATAGGCGTCAAGGCATTCGATAAGCGCATCCTGTTTATCACGGTTATGGAAGAACAGCTCAAACTTACGCTTGGGGTTTTCGCGGTGGTCGTTCAGCCAGTTGACGACGGCTTCCTTTTCGTTTTCATCCCTAGGTCTGGCAGTCACGCGGGTGTCGCCCTCTGTATGGGTAAAGTCAATCCAGTTGCCATAGAGAAAAGAGGCGAACTGATTTGCCAGTTCGGGACGGGAAGGGTAATCGCAGATGATCTCGGCGACGGGTTTCGGGTCGGTCTCGATCTGGCACAATTCATCCGGGCACGGCTCGGATGGCTCGGCGGGGTACTCGTCGTCGTCGATATTGACAAGCTCGCCGGTCTGGTCGTCGATGACATGGAACCAGAAATCATCCGGCTTGGCAAGGAACACCGAGTAGAGGACACTCTTTTCGTAGTCGGTTATGGACGCGGTGAAGGGGTCGGCGTCGGAAAAGCCGTCGCAGAAACGGTCAGTGGTCAGGGCGTAGATCATATTGCTTGCCAGGTGGCGGGCAAATTCGTTCGCTTCGTCCTGGAGGGCGACGGTGCGGATGGGTTCGGAGTGCATGATGTGGGCACGGTTGTAATCAATGGTGATTTGAAACATGGTGGACTTCCTTTCTTGGATGGGAAATGGGCATAAAAATAGCGCCGCAGCAAGTAGCTGGACGCTGTTTGAAGGATAATTTAGTTTTAGTAGACAACAAGTTCGCCGCGAATTATCTTCTTGATTAACTGTGTAACGTTTTCGCAGTTTGTGTCTTGCAAGATCTTTTCGAGTTGGTCTCCTTCCTGTTTTGTGAGAACGACATTTAAACGTTTCTTTGTGGATTCATGTATTTTTTCGTTTTGTGCCAAAGGTTGACCCTCCATCCATAGTAGTATGTAGTATGGATTTAGTCTACCACAGATGGAGGGCACTTTTCAAGGGGATTCGTTGAGATAAAACAATCTACATTGGAGGTTCCTTTCATTGCTTGCAAAAAGTGCTTTTCATCCCGCCCCGCTTGCAACCCGGTTCGCGATTGCAGACCGGCTCCACGGAGTTGACAAAAGGGTACACTTTCCGGGTGGTTTTCACTTTGTGCTGGTGATTTGGTACACAAACAGGCTCACCGCGCGTGGCAGTGAGCCGGGTTTCTATATCAAATCGTTTTCGCTGGCTTGTTCAGATCAAGCGGCGGTCTTGACAGCGGGGACGGACTCGGCAGCGGCCTTTGCGGACTTATAGTCCTCTTCAGCCTTGGACAGCTTGGCCTTCAGGTTTGCAATACGCGCTGCGTTAGCATCGGCGTCGACCTTTGCGGTGTCATAAGCCTTCTGCGCCTTTGCAATGGTGGATTTGTTGCCCTTTTCCTTGGCGGCGGTCAGCTTGGCTTCGGCGTCGGACAGGGTCTTCGTCAGGATTTTGGCGGTCTCTTCGGCCTTGAGAATCTGCGCGGGCAGGCTGGACTTGGCGCGGTTATAATCACGCTCATAGTCGGCGGCAAAGGTCGTGTGCATGGCAATGGTGTACAGTTTGCCTTCCAACTTGCGGCAGAACTGGTTGAGGGTCTTGTTCTCTTCGCGATAGAGGTCGTCGCCCTCTTTGTACATCTTGACCTGCTTCGCTTCGGCGCGGACGTCCTCGACGAACTGGACAGCGGTAGCGCCGTCTTCACGGGTAGAAACGGGCAGTTCGTTCAACTTGATAGACGGGTCAATCAGGCGCAGAACGTCAGACGCGCAGGTGTACAGGGTGGAAGTCAGAGCCTTACTTGCCTTGGGGTCGGTGTTGGCGTTAAGGTTGCAGGCCGCAGCGTACAGATACTTGACCGCGTTGCAATACGCAACATAGTCTTCGTGAGACATGTCGACGCCCTGCGGCACTTTGGCGGACGGGGTCAGGATGCCGTCCTTTCGCGTGAAGCGGCAGACAGTTTTGGCAGAGTTCTTGCCTTCTTTGCGGGCAGTCTCAGCGGCGGAAACGATAGCGGACAGGGTGGAAGTAATGTTGGTAGTCATAGTATTTTTCCTTTCTTTGTTGGGCAGTTTGCCCGGTTTTGGTTTTGGCGTGTACGTTTTGCACACAAAACAGCCCGCAACGGGCTTGCAAATAAGGCCGTAGGTGTGCTATAATAGCTATGTCGGATAGCTACAGCTTTAGCACTTGCCCTATATAGGGCGGTGACGCTTTTTGCAAGGGTTGTGAGCTGATTTTCTATGTAAAACAAAGTTCGGACAGGCATTGACTAGATTATAGCCTTTGACGTTCCAACGCCTGTTTTGTGAAAACTTGACAGATAGCGGGCAGCCACGCCCGCGCCCGATTGACGCCGCTGAATAGCGCAGTTTCTTTCACTAATCGGGAAACATAGCATAGTAAACTATAGCTGTAAGTTTTGGGATACACGCAGTTATAGCCGCCCCTATGCCGTGCCTTTACGGATTTTGCAGTGCAATTACTCACGCAAGTTTCGCAACTTTCGCTATATTGCCGCCCGCAACGCATACCGCCTGTTTTTGCAGGAAACGCGCGCCTTTTTTTTCGTGGGAACGTAAGTTTCACAACTTTCTGAATCCGCTACTTCACGCCGCGCGTCGATTGTATGGCCGTCTGTACTTTGTTTCACCGGGTTGTTTCCGGGTTTCGGGGCTGCAATCTTCAGCGCCCCGCGTATTATGTACGGTGTACTTAACTTTTCTACCGCGCTTTACAGTTGCCCGGCTTTACATTGCAATGCGTTTCGGTTTATATGCCGCCCCGCGTTGCTTTATGCGGTTTTGCTTGCCACGTTTCGGGTTTTGCCCCGCCCCGTGTCGCGCCGCGTAAAGCCGTGTACTTTGTGCCGCTATTTGCATAGCCGCTACGCTATGCTATGTCAATGTATAGGGCGGCTTGCAAGGCCGCGCCCGGCGTTTTACGTGCCGCCGCCCACGTCTTAACAACATACAACCGTGCCCACGCGGGGGAAAAGAACAAAGACAGCGCGGGGGATAGCGCCCCTTGCAAGTCCCTGTTTTTGATTGCAAGGCTAGTATAGCACTAGGGTAATACCCTGTCAATAGGTTTTTGCAATATTTTTTGAAAAACTTAAAATATAACGTTGTATCGTCAATGTTTTTTTTGCAGCTATAGAAAGTCGATTTTTTGCTATATAATGTATTATAATTATAATAATACCTATATAGCATAAAAGCGAACTGTGTATAACATATATGTACAGTTATAGCTGGTCTATAGCTATAGACCGCGTGAATCAGAACGCGGGCACGGACTAGCAATACAGCAATGTAAAGGGCCGAAAAAATAGACTCTTTTACATGGAGTATCCACTATGCACTTTTTGACGCTACAACGTCGATAATCCCACAAAACATACACCGGGGGCAGGTTAAAAACGGAAGGCAAAATCCGTTTCTACTATAATAGTAAGTCATCCATTCACACTCTCGGCTCACAGCACCCCCGACTACCACACACTGCTCCATATCCATTCCCTTTCTTCGATCCACCCCATCGGACAAACCTTGTACCTACGCCATTTCTACCTCATTTTCGTGCATCAAAAACGTGCTATTTTTGCAGATTTTTAGCACAAAACACACACAAACAACTTAATTCCTGCTCAAACTATCGTATTTTTAACGTATTTTCGTTATTTTTCATATCCACCACACAAAAACATTCCGAAACGCCACCATTTCAGCCCCTGACCGTCACTTTCTTCGGCGATCAGGGCATTATTTTTGCTATAAGTGCTTGAAATATGTGGTGCGAAGTGCTATAATACTAATAAAGAATCTTGCCAACACCAAAATTACCCATCATTCAAAGGAGACACCACCATGAAACGCCAAAACACCACCCTCACGACCACAAACCCTCAGCCCGATCTCGTAACCGCCCTCGCACAAGCTATTGTCAACGCAAAAGCACCTGATGGTACCAATCCGGTAATGGAAGCTCTCGCCCAAGCCACTGGCTACCAGCTAGTTCCGACCAAGAAGACAACACCAAAACGTCGCAAGGACTACTGCAAAACCGTCTCTAATAAAAAGGAAAATGGAAAACTAAAAGCAAGACCAGCAGAACCTCTACACAGCGTAGAAGACATTAAAGCTATCGGAGATTATCTTCTAACCCATGGAAACGCCCGCAACCGCCAGCGTAACTATACCTTATATATATGTGGCATCACGCTCGGCCTTCGCGCTGGAGACATACGGCAGCTAAAAATTGGTGATGTTTTTGATGTCTCTACTAACTCCGTTTTGAAACATGCCCAAATCATCAACAGAAAAAACCACAAGCGCACAAACGATCTCATCACGCCACATGCGGCGCAAGCTATCACAAAATTAGTTGACGAGATTCGCACCCAACAGTCTGGTGTCCTTGACCCAGAGTGGCCGTTGTTCCAGAGTCAGAAATGGGTACGCGCCGGATATATCACCAAGCCGGTAAGCAAGACACAGGTATACCACATTATTACAGATGCCGCAAAGGCGTGCGCGGTAGAGGGGCATATCAGCACCCACAGTATGCGTAAAACATATGGTCTAATTGCCGTAACGGCAGCTGACAAAGGCGGGCTTACGACTAACCAAATCAACGAAGCTTTGCAGTACAAATATCGGCATAGTGATCAGGCAACAACCATGCGTTATATCGGTGTAGGGCAGGATCAGGTTGACGCGATGGCCATGTGCGTTGACGCAGCTATTAGATAAAGCAAGCCGGATTCTCGATACCCGGTGATTATTTTTTCACGTTTCATAACGCATATTTCAAGTTGCAAGGAGGACACCAATGGGAACTAATTTTTACTTCTATACACGCAACAAAGCCGTAGCCAGAATGATGGGACTATGTGCGGAACCGACAGACCGGCACAAAGATGCCTGGGAGCTACACATCGCCAAGACCAGCTGTGGGTGGAAACCTGTATTTGAGGAGCACGAGCAAATCCACAGCGTGCGTGACCTTGACAGATTTTATCATGACAACATGCACTACCTGACCATATTTGACGAGTACGGACAGAGGTACAGCTGGCAGGAGTTTGAGGAGCGCGTCATCAAGTTCGAAACGCCTAAGGTATTCGACCCAGAGATCGGGATGTACACCGGGAACTGGCGGTGCGAGAGTGACAACGACTGCGAACCATACAACCACTGGGACGGCGAGTACGCAGACGCTGACGGATACCGTTTTAGCACACGGGAGTTCTGTTGAGCGCCGCCAGCCAGCCAACCCACCTACCTTTTATATGTATATTAAGGAGTTTACCAATGGACAAGACATCCACTATGACCGCCCCCGCAGCTGACAGCGCCAAACGTGATGTGATTATGATCTACTCGCCGCGCATGGCGGGCTACCTGATGATGCGGGGCTTCTACCTGATCCGGATTGAGCAAAACAAAAAGCGGCCTGGTAAGAACTGCTTCGCGTTTTTTGACACACCAGTCCTCAAGGCCGCTATGAGCGATTACATAGACCGCAAGTTTACCGTTTGACAAAGTAGGAGAGACCGCCGCATGAACTACGAAGAATATAGCCCGTACACCCTGGCAATGGCACAGCTTACCGCAGACACAATACGGCAGATTGTGCTGGTCGCAGACGCCCACGGCAAAGACCGAGACTCCGCGCTGGAAAGATTTGCTGAGGTGTTTGACAAGATTGCCGCCGACTACAGTTTGGAAGAGTATGACCCTGATGTTCCAGTGGTACATGTAAGGGCAAAAAATTAAATAATTTACATACAAGGAGAATACCGCTATGAATGATTCTGACCGCTACACTGATTTTATCAACCGCAACACCGCAGACTACCGCGAGGAGATGAGGCACATGATCACAGACTTTATCGAGGACATTGTGAACTTCTCAGACCGGCATTTCGTAGACCGCGAACAGACGATGCTGGAGGTCAGCCAGAGCCTGCGCATGATTCCGAGCTATGCTGACATGAACAAATACCGGCCTGTTCCGCCTGAAACCGGACACGCCATCCAGCGAGACTTCGACAAGGGGGACCTGCCGCTGTGAGTAATACATATAGCCAGCTGGAAATCTACGATGCCGCGAATAAAATCAAAGACTATTGTCACGGGACAAAATGCGAACAGTGTCTTTTTTATGCCAAAAACGAGCACACATGCTATTTGACAAATTACGTATTTCCATCGACGTGGCCACATTTTAGGGAGCAACGCTGGACAGCCGCTGACATTACCCTCGCCAAAGCTCTTATCATGATGGGATACACTACCGCGACAAAAACGATGCGGCCTGACGGACACCCAAGAATCACAGTGATAAAGGTCAATGAGGACGGAAGTACACCATACGTTGACGAAATCACGATGGATTCTTTTCAGGCGCTTGGATATGGCGAGGCAGTCAAGCTGGAGGACATCGCGGGAGAGGAGAGCGGAGCCAATGATTGACAAGAACAAGTTAAACTCCGCAATCAGCACCCTGCGTGAGTATTGCGACGAATTTTCAGACTGCAGCAGATGCCTTTTTTATAGCGGTGACAAGACCAGCACAAGCTATGAAGGCAGGTATGCAGTGCGGTGCAACTACTGCCGCATCGGGACTGACCTCACAAAAAACGAACAGAACGCGATTGAGTTGTGGAATCACAGAACGGAGGTATCTGAATGAAGAAAGCACTATTGGCAACATTTTGTATAGCCACCCTGTTCGTTCTAATTATCCTGATGTTCCCATTCAAAGAAAACCCTGTCGTAGAAACAAAGACAGTCTCTATCCAGCAAGAAATCGTATATGCCTATGTTACTACTGAAATGCTTACAAACGGCTATGGTGGTGTACATGGCCACCAAGATTATATATGCTACGGCGTTCAGTACGGAGACAACATCCTCGATAAGGAAGACCGTATGGATTGTGTAACGATGCGAAAATCAGAAAAAGACCATAGTTATATAGAATACTACTACGAGCGCAGAATTTACAAGGACGGTACACACTATGACATATATGCCGGAGCGGCCTTGTACTTAACAAATGATATGCTAAAAAATCTGAGGACAAGCAACTAGAGGAGGTATCAGAATGAGCACAACAATAGGCTGCCAGATTCCTGGCGTAAGCCAGCCGAAAGAACCGACGCGGCTAATTGATGCTGATGAGCTTTTGAAACATTTTAACACATACGACTGCGCATTCGACGGCGGCGAATTCCAAGCATACAAGAATTGTATGATGTATGTACGCGATCTAGTCAACGCTGCACCAACTGTTGACCCAGAATCCCTGCGGCCTACGGCAGAATGGATTGAAGCACCGGATGAAGGTGCAGACGGAAGCTGGGAAGCTTGCTCTCGCTGTGCATGGGAATCCAGATGGGCGGCATCACAGTACAAATATTGCCCGCACTGCGGTGCAAGGATGGTGAACGCATATGACTGAAATCGTTGCAATTCTCGAAATTGTTATTCTGCTGACCTGTGCGGTATATGTTGCTTTTCGCGTGGCGAAAGCTATCGCACGGAAGAAACCGCAAGATCCGGAGAAAGAGACACTATGCGATACTTGTGGGCACCTTATACACAAGGGTGGAGACATAGAACCGAGAAAATACAAATGCGGATTTTTAGACGGAAGTTTTAATAAATCGCCGGAATATTGCCGGAACTACGAGCGAAGAAAGGAAAAGAAAGAACTCCCGGAGGCGAAGCCTTGAATATGAATCGAGTAACATATCGAGACAGTGCAGCGGAACGAGAATTTCAGATTCTTCGTTCAATTCTGTCTGAAATCGACAAGCAGAAAGAGTCAGTCATCGAAAACGCTGTTACACAGGCATTAACCAAAGAAAACAGCGAAACTAATGTCCTAGATGATGTGAACGGGAAAATAGAAAAAACATCCCAACTTGCAAACGATGCAATGACCAGATTTCATCAAAAACACCCAGAATTTTATGCCGTACAGGAATGTCCGTCTTGCGGAAGGATGTGTCTTTACGATGCAGTGTTTGGTGTTTTGGACGATCCGACACGGATAAAGTACAAATGCAAGGCTTGCAATAGAGAATTTGAAAGAGGAACCGGATACTGGACAAGCTATTATGAGAACGCTTGAATCCGTCACACACTGGATGCCGCTCCCCGAATCGCCAAAGGAGACACACAATGACTAACAAAGCTTACGAACGAGCCTTTAACATCGCCATAAAATACGGCTTTTGCAGTGATTGCGTGCAGGATCTCGACAAGGGTCACTGCCACGAATGCGATTGCTACCAGAGCGCCGTAAAGGTGATCCGCGATGCGTTAAAAAAGCTGGGCGCTATCGAAGCGTCTGAGGCGACCGTTTGGCACGATGCACAGAATGACCCGCCTAAAGACGAAGGTCCATACATCTATTGGTATAAGTACAGTGATCCCAACAGCTTTTTTGAGGAAATACATCATGATTATGGTAAAGGACTCTACAGATACGGATGCTGGCTGGGCGATGTATCAGATCAATATGATAGTGAAGTTCTTGCATGGACAGAACTGCCAGCGCCACCAACTAAGGAGTGATGTATATGACCCGTAAACGATACAAGAAGCTTATGATGAGCATTGGTTATAAACGCAATGTCTTTAACAAAATTGTTACATACGAAATTTGTGGCGAAATGTTCTCCAAACGCAAATACATGATTGACGGAGCACTCTTTACAAGCTACAACGACCTATGGGATTGGTATAGCCAATATTTTTACATCTATAAAGGATACGGTTGCACTGTCAAATATGATCCAAAGGACCACATTTGGTACGGAAAAATCGACGACATCAGCGACCTTGTGAACTTTTATACGAAGAAGTTTATAAATATTGACGAAGTGGCGCGGGATGCAATCGATGACTATCTCGATTTCTGCGCCAGAGTAGGGAAGGAGCCAGAGAAACCAAATGTATTATGAAGAGAAAAGATGCCCATTAAAAGCAGCAGTCAAAGCATCAACAGACTACGAATGTGATAAAAGGTGCGCTTGGTACGATGAGATCAACTGCAAGTGCGCAATTCTAATATTGGCACAAGCAACGGAATATATCTCTAATAAGTAAACAGACAAGGAGAATATTATGAGCTTTAATGATTCCATTGGCACCCGTATGAAAGAATATTATGAGGCAGTTCCTAAAACAAAACTTATGCGCCGCACGCCAGTCGCGATCCGGATCGATGGTAAGTCTTTCCACACCTTTACTCGTGGCTTTCAGAAGCCTTTTGACATGATCCTGATGAAATCTATGCAGGAAACCATGATGTACCTGTGTAAGAATATCCAAGGCTGCGTGTTTGGCTATACACAGTCCGATGAAATCACGCTGATCCTGATTGACTACCAGACACTTACCACGGATGCTTGGTTCGATTACGAAGTTCAGAAGCTATGTAGTGTGTCCGCCAGTATGGCAACGATGGCGTTCAATAAATTCTTCAGAATGTCTATCTGGGACGAAGATTCTGCATGGAAAAGTAGTCTTACGCCACAATCTATGGATATACAAATTGCTCATAACGAGTATGTCGCAAAGATGACGACTGCCGCCAATAAAGGTGCTATGTTCGATGCCCGCTGCTTCAATATCCCAAAGGAAGAAGTTTGTAACCTTATCTACTGGCGTCAGCTTGATGCGACACGCAATTCCATTCAGATGGTGGGGCAAGCATATTTCTCACACAAACAGCTGGAGGGGAAGAAATGCAATGACATTCAAGACATGCTTATGTGGCAATTTGACGTCAACTGGAATAATTATCCTACCACATGCAAACGTGGTACAGCCTGTATCAATAAGGATGGGCAGTTGGTACTTGATACTGAAATGCCAATCTTGAAAGGCGAAGACCGCAAGTATGTTGACCAATACATTTTTGTAGGTGAGTAACCAGCAGCGCCTAATGTCCACTATCATAAACAAACTGCGGCACTTTGTCACTAATAAGTAAACAGTAAGGAGATTATTATGAACGATAGAATCGATACGCGGCCATACTTTATGCTAATTCCTACAGAGCGGCGGCTCCGCACACATGAATTTGCAAATTCCTTCATGGACATGGCGTCGGCGTTTCTGCCGGGGAGCAAACCAATCGCCGATGAAGCCTATGACAAGAATTGTCTTGCCTGTGTTGATTTTTACGACTACCTTGCAACGGCCATGATCGGATCGCTTGAGCTGACCGGTGAAGACGCCATTGATGCCGGGCTGCAATACGCCAGCTGTGCCCGCGTACATGAGGCGGTAGTTGCCTGCATGAAGAACCTGCGCAGCGAGATCGATGGATGGCTGGAGGCGTGTGAAGATGACAAGAGCTGAATATGAGAAGCTGAAGGACTTCCCGAAAGATAAGCTCATAGATATCATCAAAGAAGAGGACAGACTTATAAAAGTCATCTCTGAGTGCTGCGTTGATGCAGACAAAGATGGGAATTGCGATTATGCCGTACTTAAAATAAAAATGTATCTGCGTCATATTTACAATCCTATAAATTGCGCGGTTGAGACATATGCTGATGCGCTGGAGGTGCAAAATATTGATGAACGATAGAATCGAGAAAAAACAGGTGCTTGATGCGATGAGACTTATCAAGCAATACTGCAACGAAGAGTCCGGCTGTGAATTCTGCGACTTTTATAGGAGCGGAGACTGTATTACAACATTATCCTTACCATGCTCATGGGACCTTGATGGGTTTGAGTGGACAGCGCAGGAAGCAGCTTTGGCAAAGGCCCTTCTCAATTACGACGTAGATACTATCGATTACAACGGTACCCAACTGTACGCATGTAAAAGTGAGCAAGACGGCACATACATAAATTTTCGTGTGATTTCTACAAACCTGTTTCCAAACATCACGGCACCGGGCAAATACTCACTGACTAAAATCGCCAACAGGGAGACAGACTGATGAAATTTTATCGAATTTGGTATCGCGGCTATGCTAATGTAGAAGCAGACAGCGAGGAAGAAGCAGTGGATAGATACTTGGATGACCCGTCGTGTGCTGGTGATGATGATTTAGCCATTACTGATGTATATGAGCTAGAGGAGGACAACAATGCGTGACCCTAAAAGAATCTGGCCGTTTTTGAGTAAGCTGGCGGAGCTGTGGGAGTTGAAACCGGACTACCGCTTCTGGCAGCTGCTGCAGAGCATCCCGCTGGACCGCGACCCGTTCTTTTTGGAAGAGGATGAGACAGAAGCCATTCTTGATAAAGAGATTGCCGAGGCCAAGGCGTGGCAAAAGGAGCAGCAGGAAAAATACAAACTGTAATAAGGAGAGATAACGATGACACGGAAGAGATATATCAAACTATTGATGGCAAACGGGTGGAACCGCAACAACGCTGAAAATACTGCCGGGATTGGGATTGACGAATGCAAACCAAACAGGTCGAGTAAGACATTTGATGAGCGGCGCTGGAAAAAAATTGTGTCGCATCGTGGTTGCTGGCCATATAGCACATATGTAAAAGCATATGATAACATGATGCGTCTCCGAGAGTTGTACCCAAGTTACAAGCCCGGAGAGGGCATCAGAGACGATTTTTAAAGAGAGGATAATGATGACACGCAAGAGATACATTAAGCTTATGATGGCAGCTGGGTTGAGCCGGAACGAGGCGGAACATATAGCCAGTTTTGGAAAAACCGAACGAGGTCAAGTTTTGAGTGACCGTATGGAGAAGCATAAATTGGCCCACCGTGGGTGCTGGCCTTGTGATACATATGATGAACTGTTGAATTTTTGGATGCCAATATGCTTAGACGTAATAGCACGCCCGTAGAGCCGCTTGTGAACCTTTTTAAGGAGAGGTGATAACTATGTCAAATGATGAAATTATTCGCCGTGCAGATGCATTGGAGGCGCTGGGAGAGGAGCCTATGGTGTGGTGTGAAGACGACCCAGCACAGGTACAGGAGCACAACGACTGGGAGTACATGATTGATGTAATCAACGCTATCCCATGCATGTCGTTCCAGCTGCACGGGCTTACAGAGACCGAGGTTTGCGGCTTGCATGGGGATTGTGTGATCGTGTCAGCACCGACTATTGATGGCCTGGACAAGCGTGTTGTGCCGTGTCTTGGGTCGCACAAGGATATTGACGGGAAGAAATACATCGTACTGGACGGCGAGGAGTACAGCCAGAGCCTGTTTGTGGACGGGACGATAACTTTGTGGCAGGTTCGATAAGAACGCCGCAGAGGGGCTGTATCAATGGCTGAAGGTTCGTCAGATTGGGTACAGTTGGGTGACGTATAAAGGGGTGGTCAGTTTGGTAACCCCTTGCGTCATTCAATAATTGAGTAGCCCTCGATTTGATGGGAACTGGAACGTCAATTTGACGGTTGAGGTGGCATATGAGGGGACTGAGTGAGGCAGAAGGAGGTGACAACATGACGGTTCGAGAATTTTATGAGGCTGTGCCGGACGAGCACAAGGACGAAATTTTGTGCGTGTATGACAAAAACCATGACACTGTTGAAGTTGCAGATATTTGGACAACACAGGTCCCAGGGGCACAGATTGGGCGCTTTAGAAGAGGCATGACCGATGTAGTCGTTGTGTATTAAGGGCAAGGCAACAATCCATGCAAATGCGGGAACAAGCCCCACATTCCAGCCCTGACAAGATCGCCTGTGTGCGGAGTGCTTGTGCCACAATTTATAAAGCACAAGGACGACGCCGGGACAAGCATCGTGACCAAAGAGAACGATGCGCAGGACCGAACAAGAGGGAAAGGGGCAGGAGGAAGTAATGGCGTAATAAGTCAATAAGGTCAACGCGCACGCAAACACCTTTACGCACTATACGCCTTGCATAAAAAAACCTGAGGAGTAAATGCCAACACTAACAAAGTCAAGGGTCACACGCAACACAAGCCCGGCGCAACAAGGCGTGAGAACGCCGCTGAGGACGAGGTTTTTGGACAGGACCCGGAGCTTCTGGGACCTATATTGACATGGGACCAGAACGCGGAGGGGACTGGACAAAAACCGAGTCCGATAAAGATAGCACTATGAAATATAAGTGAGCGGGTTTTTGCTGAAAACAGGGGTATATTCTACCAAAACCCGACGATGATTATGGCAGATTATGTGCCGTATTCAGCAAAAATCCGACGATGATTTTTAGGCGCATTTTGTATTGAACGTTGGCGTCAGGTCAACAGAAGCATGATGCCATAAAAAAACGGAGGTATTGATGTATCTACAAAAAAATTATTCAGACAAAATTAAGATTTTTATTCCAGCTCATTTATTACAGGAATCATCGCCATGTCTTGTCTCTGTGTATCTTGCTCTATATATGATGGCCGATATGAACGGGTTAGAGTGGACGCGGAGAAAGACATCTGTAATTGATTTGTGTAAGAACGCTGCATTTTTTAACAACAACGATTTAAGAGCTAGGCATTATACGGCTGTCAACAGGGCGCTTGACAGTTTAGAGGAATATGGATATGTAAAATTTTATGGAAGATCAGACGACCCCAAAATGATTTTTGGATTTGATTTTACTGATGATATTGTTGCGAAAGCCAAGGAACATGCGATAAACGGCAAAAATATGTTAGCGTGCATTGAGCTTAATGAATTTAAAGTCCTATGGGATTTGTTATGTTCATCTGGTGGCAAAGGATATTCGAGATCGACGATATTACGTATTTATATCGCATTAAAAATGTATGCTGGCTTTTGGGGCAATGTTCACAAAGATGTCAAAGCACCAGTGTTTGTTGGATATTATGGTACTGTTATGAATTTGTTGAACGTGTCGAGAACAACCATGAAAGAAAGTATAAAAGAACTTAGATCTTTAGGCTTGGTTGTCACCACATATTGCAAACGCACGGAAAACGACGACAAAAGGAAAAATTTCGTCACTGCAATAATTGTTTTTCCTATACTTTGTACAAATATAAAAGCAGAAGAGTTGACAGAACAAGTTGAGTTAATTCTTGAGGATGAAGACCCGGGAAAATCGTGGTATAAGCCCGGATGGACGCCGACTGTAGCAAAAGCAATAAGGACAAACCATGAGCGTAATATGGATCAGGTTCTTGATATAGTCCCCGATGACCCGATGCTTTTCGCAAGTAACGACATTTTCTAACGAACTAACGCCCAACGGGGCGATGATATAAACAGAACCGCTGTGGCGGGCAGGAAAGGTAGGTGATGCGGTATGCGTGTGTGAGGGTCAGGCTTAACGCATATTACAAATTGTATAAAACAAAGGAGGTACGCTGTTTGAATATTAAGCGTGCAGAGACGAAACTGATTTTGACGCAGGCTGCGCTGGATGCGTGGGGCATGTTCAAGATGATCGTGTGGGCCATATGTGCGATTGCAGTGGTCGCGGCAGTGGGATTGGGGGTGAATTGGCTGTTTGCGCTGGCGTTGTTTGTTGGCGTGCCGTTGGTGACAGGTCTTGCGTGGGCTGTTGTATACCGCTGGTGCTTTGACAATGGAGCGCTGAAGCTGGAGCAGGTAGACCCAGACGAGAACGACAATGGAGAGGGGGACGAGTAATGTTTGCACCCCCGTTGTATGTAGTACGGAAATTTCCGCTTTCCTTTATTATAAGCAACAACTTTAACATCCAGCTTGACCCGGATGAGGAAAAGCGCTTTCAGGTAAAGCAGGGAGACAACATGCTTTTCCGGCAGGTGCGGCTGATTACATATGAGACCGATAAGTTTAACCGCTTTGTGGTGTTTGTGAACTGTGTGGGCGGGCAGAACAAAAAGAAAGAGATGACGCGGCTGATTCACCACGGGTTCAAGGTTGGCAAACAGGAATTTGTGGTGAGTGAGCGCAGTGCCAGCATGGTACGGCAGGGTATCCTGAGTTTTGTGGACAGACGGATTGCCAAGGAGTTGGACAAGCGTATCACGATGGGGATAACTTTTGAAAAGTGCGTTATATCGAAGTATTCCGGCTATCGTGGTCTCTGCTTCTCCAGTTGCCACTGTATTGAGGGCTGGGTGCCGAATATTGTCGTTGTACCTGACTGTTTTTTGACCATCAAAGACCAGCACATCAAGTATGTGTATGATAAAAAGATCAAGTTCAAGGATAAGAACACCGGTGCAGAGCGTGATTGGACACAGAAAGACATCACGGAAGGTGTCCGCGATATTACCATCAACGCATTTGACGGCTGCGGCATTGCACATCCAAAGATCATGGAGGAAGTTCGCCGTAGGATCGGCAGTGATACACCTATTACGAGCGCGGTGATACGAGCACCAATGGTTTGCTGATAAGCCCCTCAGTACAGTGATGTGCTGTTGAATCTCCTTGAATTGCTGGGAAGCCCTAAAGATCAGTTGGCCGTATCCAGCGGCAACGAAAGTAGAAAAAACGAACTGATATGGTGCATGGTTAAATCCTAAACACTTTAGCAATGGGTTATCAGCAGCCAAGCCGGGAGACCGGAAGGTTCATCGACTATTTATGTACACCAAGCGGTGGAAGTTGGGAGACATCTAGTGACAGATGATGATATAGTCAGTGCTTATGCGAAAGCATGAGAAAACAAAAATTTCTTACGGAAAGGACATAATGGTAGTTTTACCACAAGAAATCGAGATTTGTATATATCATAAAAATTATATTTTAGATGAGTATAGGACAAAAGGCTATGAGTGTGAACTTGGCGTTCCATTTATGGTAAAATTTGAGGATTTAAGAGCAAAACAGAATGTAAAAATAAAAGTAAAGTGTGATTATTGTGGTAAAGAATTTATGATGAAAAATGGACATTATCAGAAAGATGTTTTAGGTGGAATTATAAAGAAAGTTGCGTGCATAGATTGCAGTCGTAAAAAGCAAGCTGAGTCTAACATACTTGTATATGGTGTAAAATCTACGGCTCAATTAAAAGAAGTAAGAGAAAAACAGAAGAACACTATGCTGGAGAGATATGGTGTTGTGAATATTCTACAAACTGAAGATGGACAACGTAAGGCAAAAGAAACTAATATGAAAAAATATGGAGTTGAATGGGCAGGGCAAGCAGAATGTGTGCGTAATAAAAGAGAAAACACTATGTTAGAAAGATATGGGTATAGAACGCCTTCAGAAGTGCCAGAGATAAATGCTGCAAGAAAAGAAACATTTAGGAAGAAATATGGCGTAGAAAACCCCTTTATGGTTGATGATGTAAAAAATAAAATTTATGAAACGTTTGGTTCGCGTGGAAAAGTTAGAACGAGTAAAGCTCAGCAAGACTTAAATGATGTCGTAAACGGAAAATTAAATCAAAAAATTGGAAAATATAACGTTGATATTGTAACTGATGATAATGTTGTAATTGAGTATGACGGTGGCGGGCATGATATTTGTGTACAACTTGGAAATATTACGCAAGAAGAATTTGACAAAAAAGAAAAATGTAGAGAAGATGCGATAATCGAATCTGGATATAAGATTATTCGCTTTATCAATGCGCATGATAGAGAACTCTACGATAAAGAAAAAGTACGATGCGCAATAAAAAATTGCAAGGCAGAACTTGATGCCGGGAAAAATATCGTCAGGTACGACTTTGCTACAAATGTAATACAGTAAGAAATTTTTGTCTCTTACAGAGTAGCGATCTGTGAGAGTAACACAACAGGAAAGGCGTGGTCCATAGTGTTGACTATGAGACTTTTTTTGCAGAGCGCGGCGTGCGGTTCATTACAGATATCTGGGGCGTGCAGCATGATGTAAGCCCGGGCGCAGAACCGCTGATGATTTTGACGGAGGGGCAGTACAAAGGATACTCCTACTTCAACAAAACCGGCACGATTGCGGACTGGGAGGAGTATTGGTATCAGTTCAAGAAGTACAACCATTGTTTTGGTATTGCCAAGTGGAACTTTGATGCCGATACCGAGCCGCTTATGACGCGGGCAAACTACCAGATTTTGCAGGATTTGGACTTGTCGTATGACAAGTTCCGCTCTATCGCAGATGACAGCATCAACTGGTTTGAAAAGATCACAGACGGCGACCCGATTTATACATACTGCTTTCTTGGCATGTACGCCGATAAGCATAAGGCGTTGAACGACTACTGCGCAGCCATTCTCAAAAACCCGGAGATGATGAACGAGGACGGTGTGCGGAACTACATTGTGAATTTGCTTGGGAAGTACCGCGATGATATGAAGTGTGGAAAGCTTTGGACTAAATCCACCTTCAAAACATTAACTCCTGATTTGATCATGTTGATGGAACATATCGGCGGGTTGCCCTTAAAGGGAGCGCTGGAGGCGGATGAATTCTTCTGCTTTGACAGAACAGGAACCATGCTTGGTGAGCGATTGTTAGAGCGGAACCCACATATTTGCAAGAGTGAACATGTTATTTTAAAAGGAACAACGAACGAACTTCTGGAGAAGTATTGTGGACATTTGGTCAACACGGCGATTGTAAACTGCAAAAGTATCACGCCGCAGCGATTAAATGGCGCGGATCAGTCATGGTTCGGGGCTGTGGTAACACAGCATTTGGAACGGTGTGAACCCTTCATCAGGGGTGTGGCCTAATGGCTGCTAACAGGGAATGCCCGCAGGGGAGAATCCTGTGCTTCACAAGGAGTGCATCGACTATCCGGGATGAGTGTACCGGAGTACGGTCGCTATTGATACGCGGCTGGGAGCGCACCGCTGCCGAAAACGGCAGAAGATATAGTCAGCACCTACGCAAAATATAACGTAGGTACGTATGATGGTGATCTTACATTGATTGTTAATGACCCTGTAATTATGAGTGGCGTTGATCGCAACGCTTCTGTAGTTATTGATGTTGAGGACAAGGTCACTGCATTGAAGGAAGAATACAGCATCCAGAACAGAACAAACTGTATTATTCGCAGCTTGCGCAGCTCCATTGGAGAGATAAGCAACTATGCGAGTGCATACCACAACAAAGCGCCAAAAACACAGGAGCAGAAAAAGCGATACGAGGGGTATGTTGATCTACTCTCGGTGGTCAACGGCAAAGCCATCGATTTCGCGAAGACGGGAGTGCTTTACCCAGTGCCCCGCAACATTGCGAAATACGGTCGTCCGCTGCCGTATTTTATGAAGTACGCAAGCCCGTACTACAAGCGGATGAAAAAGCTGAGTTGTGCCCACTCCAACATGAACATGCTGTGCTTTGAGCTTGAGCGCTGGGAAAACACAATTCGCAAGCGGCGCATGAAAAAGTTCGACTGGAGGATCATGTTTGATGAAGAGATCGGGTATGACCAGGAACACTTTGACGCTATTGAGTTGATATTTTGCGAATTTTATAAGCTGTGCAGGGATTTGGCGGAGCTGAATCACCAGTGCAGACACTACGAAACGTACAAAGACATTTTAAGAGAACAGAACATTACGAAAGAGATCGCTACGAATTTTGAGGTAAACTGGCAGTATTACTACAACATTTACCGCAGCCGGTGCCAGCAGATCGTGCCGGATGTGCGTGAGCTTGCAAACATTTGTGTGGTTTTGTGCTATGACAAATATAAGAGCCGCAACAAAAAGTTCATGTGGCAGATGGCCGGTAAGGGTGTAGTAGAGAACATCAAACAGGTAAACATCTGCCTGCCGCAGGAGTGCGATGACGGCGAGTATGAGTACCTTGGAAAGCGTTATACGCTGGCCCCTGTGGAAAGCGACATCCCGGTAGAGTATATCGATGCAGAGCTTGTGCCGGGAGGTGACTGCGATGTTTTATGATTTTTACTGCAACGAGAAGATGCTGCTTGATAATTACAAGAAGAATGATTTGGGAAACCGTGCGTTGAAGCGTGTAATTGGGCGCAGCGGAATGACGCCTGACAAATGCGCTGATATGTACCTTACGATGTTTGACAACAGTTTGAATTTGAGCTACGACAGATATGACCTTGTAAGGCATTTTGAGACCTGTGGAACGAAGACATGTGAGTTATTACAGATTGACAGTATAAAAGTATATAAACAAGACCTTGAATGGATCATGACACAAATTGAGACACACAATCTGAAGCAGAAAGAGCAACTTTGCCTGTTTGGCGTTGTGATGATGTGTAGGATTTTACATATGGACACGATAGATTTGACGACTGAGTTTAAGATCAAGCGGTTTTGCGGCTGTTTTGAGTCGCACCTGCATGATGTTACCATCAGAAAGGGAAAGTGGTACGAGACTTATCACGCGCCGATAGGGATGGAGACGGTGAGCGATGAGTACGGCATTCTGCTGCGGACGGACAGCGAACATACCGCGAAGAAGGTTGGCTGTTATTATACCTACGAGAATTATGATTTGAAGAATAATGAAGTTGTATACGAGATGGTTGTTACGCCGGACACAAATCGGCTGAACCTGTATGCTTTGTATCAAACGGTGGGGTTGAAAAACATACGGTTCTGCGTGAGCTGCGGCTGCGCGTTTACAGCAAGAGGTAACATGACAAAGTATTGTGATGATTGCGCCAAAATCATAAAAAGAGAACAGACAAGAGAAAGAGTACGCAAATACAGACAGCGGCATTCTACGATGTAACGCTTTTAAAATAAGGCGGTTTACAACGATTAAGGACTGATGACTTTATCCCGTCCAGGGCTTCGGCTTTGGGCGGGCTTTTGTTTTGTCCGATTTTAAAAGTTTTTAAGGAGCGATGTTTGTATGATTACTATTTCTAAGGCAGAGGCCAAGATGATCCGTGAGAAGTTCCCCCGTGCGCACATGGTTACGACCGTGCATAAGACCATGGTTGACGAGACCAGAGATGTGCTGAAGGCACTTGTTAATAATGTTGATGCACAGCAGGCACTGGAGGAGATGGAGCTGGATGAACGCCGCCGTACCGCCCGTACTTTGGGTGACGAGGTGGTTGCATGAACGATTGGCCGAAATTGAGCGGCGAGACGGACGCGCAGTATGTGTACCGCGTCTGCCGCAGCAAGGATGAAATTGGTACATGGACTGATGTTGCAAATGTTATCAACACAACGCTTGGCTGGGATAAGGGCGAGTGTGCTTACCGCAAAACGTGGAAGGCATATCAGGATCTGCAGCAGGTGAGCGAGGTCGATACAGCCAGCACGGAAGAGTTGCTGGAAAGCATCCGCGAAGAGCGGCGTGAGCTGGAGAAGGCGCGGGTCAAGATGCGTGATGAGCGTAACGAGGTCAGTCGGCTGCTTCGTGCAAAAGCGCGTGGTGAGAGTATGCGTGAGCTGATCGAGCGCCGCGTTGAGTCCTATGACCCGATGGATTATGCGCATGTGGATGTGCTGCAGTGTGTAGGACAGGGCGACTGTGACTTGATCGTCCACCTGACAGATTTGCACGCAGGGCTGCACATTGACAACTACTGCAACCGCTACAACGGCGATGTCATGATGTACCGTCTGCGCAAGTATGCAGGAAAGATTGCAGAGATCTGGCGGCGGCACAATGCCAAGAAGTGCTATGTGGTGCTGGGCGGTGACCTTGTAAACGGGGCGATCCATGTAAACAGCCGTCTGGAAAATAACGAAAATGTGATTGATCAGGTTATCGGCGCCAGTGAGGCTGTGAGCTGGTTCGTGACGGAGATGTCGAAACTCTTTTTAAGTGTAGATGTCTACAGCGTACCGGGCAACCATAGCCGGGTGTTCCCCAACAAGGAAGACAACGAGCACGGCGAGTATCTGGATCGGCTTGTGACTTATTATCTGCAGACAAAATGTGCGCAGATTAACAACATCCATGTCTATGATACAGATCTTGACGAGTCGATGGTTCGCTTTGCTGTGCGCGGTGAGAATGTGTTTGCGGTACATGGAGACAAAGATACTCCTGCAGGAGTAGTGAACAGCCTGACCATGATGACTGGCATGAAGCCAGACATCGTTTTGATGGGGCACCGGCATACCAATGGACTGACCACAGTGTACGACACGAAGGTCTACGAGAGCGGCTGTGTGGATGGCCCCGACAATTATTGTATGGATAAGCGATTGAAGAATAAACCAGAGCAGACAGTTTTGGTCGTCAATGACCTAGGGCTGGACTGCGCCTATGATGTAAAGCTGGACTAACCCAGCTGGTGAAATTTAAGGGAAGGGAAGTGAGTTTTTGGAGGAGACTGTTAAGAAACAGCCCGAGTTTTTTTGCAGCTATTCCAGCCGCCTGACAAACTTTTTGAAGGCGTATGGACTTAGCTACGAGAAGCGCGAGGTGAACGATATTACCGGCGCACCGTTTTGTGTGTTTAAGCGGACACCGAAGCTGCTGGCGATTGTGAACTATTGGAGTAACGGTGGTCGTAATCAGTTTGCTGATTTTGACGAGGACGGTAACCCAACAGAAAACAAGGTGGGTGATTCGTAATGGGACGACCCAAAGGCGCTAAAAACAAAGCGACGATTTTACGAGAGCACGCAGAGGCGCAGGCGCGAATCCAGCGTATTATGGCGGAGGAGGACCAGCCGGAAGTGTTTTTCTGTGTGACGTGTCATAAGAAATTTACACGCCAAAAGGACAACTTTTATCCGAGCCAAAGTCAGCTGTGGGCAGGGAATAATCATTTTATGCCGAGTTGCAAGAGTTGTGTTGATAAGTTGTACGACCATTATTGCAAGACGCTTGGCAATGAAGAGGATGCTGCAAAGCGCGTTTGTATGCGGTTTGATATGTATTACAACGACAAAATTTTCAGATCTACGGCAAATCGTGCAGCGAATCTTACCCGCATGGCTGCATGGGTCAAGCAGCTGAACATTGTACAGTATCGTAACAAGACCTTTGACGATTACCTGGAAGAAGTTAATGGCCGCATCATCAATGAGGTTGATGATAACTCCCAAGCCGTAGATGCCAAGGGGCGTGTCAGCCAGCGTATGCTTGATTTTTGGGGAACATCCATGAAGGACCAGGAGTATTTGTTCCTGGATAGAGAGTACAAAGATTGGACAACGCGGTACGAGTGCAAGACAAAAGCGCAGGAGGTGCTGTTCAAGAATATCTGCATTGGTGAGCTTGCCTGTGAGCGTGCAGCCAAGAGTGGCGATGTCAAGGACATTAAAACGGCCAATGACAACCTGCAGAGTTTGCTTGGTTCAGCCAATATCAAGCCCAACCAGACAAATGACAACGCGCTGGCCGAGGCAAACACCTTTGGTACGCTGATTGAAAAATGGGAGAGGACAGATCCGATTCCGGAGCCTGACCCGGCGTGGAAGGACGTGGACGGTATAGGACACTACTTCCGGGTTTGGGTGCTTGGCACCTTGTGCGAACTGTTTAAGCTGAAGAACCCTTATAAAGAGGAATATGACGCTGAAATGGAGCGGTATACCGCGCATAAGCCCGAGTATTACATGAACGATGATGAGCCTGATGAGGCCGCCGAAGCTGCAAAGTGAGGTGGTATGTTATGGCTCAGAAAAGAACTGCAGAAGAAGTTGCAAATGACAAGGCTACGCGAATCATGAACGCTGTGGCGAAGTGGTGCTCTTTTTACAGAGCAAACCCGCACCGATTCTGCAAGGATTATTTGAATTTAAACCTACACCCATTTCAGATTGTGCTTTTGTACATGATGAACTTGGCTACGAATTTTTGCTTTATTGGAAGTCGAGGTCAATTTGGCCCACAGGCGGAGGAATCCGCTTGAGTGCATCGGGCAAAATCGGTGAAGGCTGATAATGCTGATACCGAGATAACTGTACCTTTAATAAAGTACAGCATTGTAACGCATAGGCAGTGAACCTATTATAGATAGAATATAATCTGCCCACGAGTGTCCGACATCCTGCATGGATGAAAATGTATGCTGACCTTATGGGAAACCATAAGAACTATCGGATAAAAAGCCGGTAGGATAACAATGTGCTAGGCAAGACTTTCTTAACAGCGGTTTTTATCGTCTATAAATGTATCTTGTACCCAAAAACGAAGGTTGTTGTGTGTGCAAAAACCAGATCGCAGGCTGTACAGGTACTGGAGAAAATAGAAAAAGAATTGATGCCAAACTCCAGCCTGCTACGAAGCGAGATAAAAGCTGTTGTTATCAATCAAAGTAAAGCAGAGATAGAGTTCAGGAACGGAAGCTATATACAGGTTGCCACGGCAAGTGAAAACTCGCGTGGCTACCGTGCGACATTACTTGTATGCGACGAGTTCCGTATGATCGACAAAGATGTCATCGACTTGGTTCTGCGTCGTTTTCTTACTGTTGCACGCCAGCCTGGATATTTGAAGAAAAAGCAATATAAGCACCTTATTGAGCGACCGATTGAAATGTACCTGAGTTCGAGCTGGTTTCAATCGCATTGGTCGTGGCAGCTGTGCCAGGACTATTTCTATAACATGTACGCCACAGACAAAAAATATTTCTGCTTCCGGTTCCCGTATCAGATGCCTGTAAAAGAGGGTATGTTGTCTCTGGAGCAGGTTGAGGATGAGATGTCCGAATCTTCGTTCAGTGACATTAAGTTCCGTATGGAGATGGAAGCCATGTTTATCGGCGTGACAGATGGCGGTCTGTTCAGCTTTGAAGATATCAATAAAGTACGCAATCTGAAGCAGGCATTTTATGCGCCGGGCACTATCTTGGCAGGCAGATCTATTGAACCGCCCAAGAAAAAGCCTGGGGAGAAGCGTATTTTGACGGTCGATATTGCTCTGATGAGTTCTAAACACAGCGATAACGACGCAACGAGTATTTTCTTAAATAACATGATACCGAGCAACAGTGGACGATATACCAGCAACATGGTATATACGGAAAACTGTGAAGGTATCATCACACAGGACCTTGTGTTAAAACTGCGCCGCTATTTTAAATGGTTTGACTGCGACTATATCGGTATTGACGCCAAGGGCCTTGGTGCCCCGATCATGGATCTGTTGATGCATGAGTGTTATGACCCGGAGAGTGGAGAGATATTCCCGCCGCTGAACTGCTGCAACAACACTGATTTCCAGGACAGATGCCCAGATAAGACCGCGCCCAAGGTAATTTGGGCCATTATGGGCAGCGCACAGTTCAACAATGATGTGACGATTGCACTGCGAAGCGGTATTCAGCAGGGGCGTATCCGGTTCCTTGATTCCGAGTACGATTGTGAGGAGCTGCTGCGTGCGCAGTTCAAAGGCTATGACAAGATGACGCCGACAGAGCGCACTGCTTTGCAGCTGCCATTTATCAATACCGGGCTGATGGTCAACGAGTTGGTCAACCTTGATTATGAGGCGACAAACAACCTGATCCGTGTACATGAAAAGCCCGGCGCACGCAAGGACCGTTACAGCTCGGTTAGCTATAACTACTACATAGCAATGCAGGTTGAGCGCAGCATGGCAAAGAATTACGCTAAGACAAAGAAAATCGAAATAAACTTTAGGGCACCTGCCAGAAGGAGGGGTACATTTGACTATTGATTCAACGCAGAAAAAAGTGGCCGTGATGACCCCGGATGGCAAGCGCGACTATGTATCTATGACGGAGTTTATGGACAAGCTCCGCTACGCAAATATTTCACAAATCAAAGTCCGAGACCTTGAAAATAACAAGGACTATGCACCTACATACCGTAAGTACACAAAATCCCAGATCGTGACCTATCTTGGTAACCCGGCGAACTACGAGACGCAGCTACGCCAGATGAGCCAGTACCTTTATAATATATCGAACTATTACCGCAGACTGATCCAGTATTTTGCGAGTATGTCCACGTTCAGCTATATTGTAGTGCCGTATGGCATTGACAGAACCAAGAGCGTGAACATGAACAAGTTCAAGAAGGGGTACTATGCAGTCATCAATGAGCTGGAGAAAATGAATATCCGGCACGAGTTTACACGAGCACTGACGGTGGCATTTCGTGATGATGTGTACTACGGTTATGCGTGGGAAACGAATGACAGCTATACGTTCCAGCAGCTGGATCCGGACTACTGCAAAATTTCCAGCATTGAGGACGGCGTGTATAATTTTGCCTTCAATTTCAGCTATTTTGATGCGAACAGTGAGCGGTTGCCGAATTTCCCGCCGGAATTCACGACGATGTACAATGCATACGCAAAAGATTCCAATTTGAAATGGCAGGAATTGAGCAGCGACAATACCGTTTGTATCAAAATTAACGAGCAGACGCATATTCCTATCCCGCCGTTTGTGAGCCTGTTCAGCGCATTGGCAGATATTGAGGACTACCGCGCTATCAGCAAAAATGCAAGCGAGGTCAACAATTACAAGGCTCTGGCTTTGGAGATACCGACCGGAGACGATGGCACATTCCTGATTGATTATGATCTGTGCAAGGACTTCTACGACATGCTGTGTAATGTTCTGCCGGAAAACATTGGTGCGTTTATGTCACCCATGAAGGTTTCCAGCTGGAATTTTGAAAAGAGCGGCGCTGTGAGTGGCAGTGATGATGTAGAAAAGGCTGAGGCGTCCATGTGGACACAGGCCGGTGTCAACAGTATTTTGTTTGGCGGCGGTGATAAAGACTCGGCTACATCGGTCAAATGGTCAACTATCAACGACCAGATGATTGTATTTACGGTGATGCGCCAAATTGAGCGCTGGATCAACCGCAAATTAAAGAGTGTTTCGACGGCATATAAGTTCAAAGTGAATATTTTGGATGTTACATATTTTAACCGGCAGGAGATGCATGACCAGTTCGTGAAGGACGGTCAGTATGGCTTACCGGTGCGCAGTGCTATTATGGCCACCAATGGTTACAGCCCCAGTGATATGGAAAACATGCTGTACCTTGAGAACGAAATGCTTGGCCTTGATAAGCTGGAAATTCCGCTTAAAAGCTCTAACACACAGGGCAAAGACTCTGATGATGATGGCGGCAGACCCACAAATGCCAGCAAGGGCAAAGACCTGAGCGATGCAGGCGAGATTACGGCTGAGCATGACAGCAATGCAAATTCTGCGGGGTGATGATATATGAAAGAGGTAAAGATACGCGGGCGTGAACTGGCGGTTCATCTGAGCTTGAGCAGAGCTGTGCTGCTGCGAAAGGAAAAAGATTGCAGCGGGCATACCGTGTATGTGTATGCTTTATCTGACGAAGAAATTGCCGCGCTGATGGAATATGTAAAAGAAAAGCAAAAACGAAACTACTACTGATTGCCTGTGCTTGTCGCGGGCATCTTTTTGATTTGCGGGGTGTGCGATATGGGAAACCTACTGAATCGCCTGCCTGTCACCTTTGAGAAAACAGGAGAAGTCAACGGTAAAGATACGCGATTTATCAATGTAACGATTGATGTTTTGCACACCGGCGACAACCTGAATGGTTCCACTTTCTCAAAAGAGGTGGTGGACACGGCACTGGAAAGCATTAAAAACACGCCGATTCTTGGATATATTGAGGAAAGCAAGGCGGGCGACCTTGATTTTAAGGGGCACGAGCACGAGCTGAAAATTGACGAGGACGGCATTCAATATGTATACTCCGGTAGCGCCTATGGCGTGATTCCGGAGAGTTGTAATGCCCGGTGGGTGAGCCGGGATGACGGAACAGGAACGATGCGCGATTATCTGCGCGTAGATGGTCTGCTGTGGACCAAGTTCGATGATTCCTGTGAAATCTTTGAGCGTGATGGCGTAAAGGCGCAGAGCATGGAGATTACAGCGCTGGAGGGAGATGTAGATGACCGCGGCTATTATGTCGTGAAAAATTTTGCATTTGATGGTTGCTGCATTCTGTCTACGAGTGATCCACGCATTAAACCGGCGATGGTCGGCAGCGATGTGGTGGCAAATTTCAGCGCTGTTACGCTGGCAAGCCAGATCAAAGAAAAGCTGGACGAATACACAGCACTACAAGGTTCTCAATCCTCCAAGGAGGCTGAGATAGATAACTTTGCGAAAGGAGAAGGTGTTTTGGAGAAGAAAAATGAGATTCTTGCATCCTACGGCATCGATGCTTCTACGCTGGATTTCTCTTTGGAGGAAATTACCATTGAGGAGCTGGAAGAGAAGTGCAAGGAGATGTCTGCGGCTGCAGCAGAACCGAAAAACGAGCCTGAAGCCGCGCCTGCACAGGAGCCTGCGGAACAGTTTACCCTGACGGACAACCAGCGCATGCAGGAAATTAGCGACGCTGTTTCCGGCGAGAAGTACATTGACCGCTGGGGCGATGAGTGCAGACGCTACTGGCTGCAGGACGTGCAGGAGAATCGTGCGATCGTGATTGATACGCAGGACTGGAAGACTTATGCGCTGCCGTTTGCCATGGAAGGCGACAATGTCAAGGTTGATTTTGACGGTAAAAAGCGCGTGAAAGTCGTGTACGAGGACTGGGAAGATGGTGCTGCTGAGTCTGAGCTGCCCGTGCTGTATGAGGCACTGTGCGACAAGGTAAATGCTGCCAAAGAGGAGGCTGAAAAGTTCAGCACGCAGTATTCCGAGGTCAAGGCACAGTTCGACGAGATGCAGCCCAAGTATGATGCTTATGTTGCTGCTGAGGCCGAGGCTAAGAAGGTTGAGGAGAACGAGAAGCGCGAAAAGCTGTTTGCCATTATGGACAAGCAGCTGGACGGTGTCGATGAGTACGCCGAGCTGAAGAAGAATGAGGATATGGAGTTTACTGCCCTGCAGGATGAATGCTATAAGCTGCTGGGTAAGAAGGCTACTGCCGAGTTCAGTTATGTTGCACCCAAAGAGAAGAAGGGTGAGATCGAAAAAGCACGCTTTGGCGTGAGCGGGGTCCAGATGCAGTCCGTCTCGGACAAATACGGTGACCTGTTTGAACGCTATAAATAATACGATAAACGGAGGAATTTAACTATGGCTAATGAAAAGCATGCTGTTGTGCGTCTGGATCTTATGTCCGGCACCACTGATGGCTCTCTGCTGAAGAGTGTCAAGGTTTACAAGAATGACAACCCTGTTGCGATCGACAATGCGCAGCTGGTTGTTCTGGGTGAGCGCGAGGGTCGCGAGGTCTATAAGGCCACTGCCCCCACCGCTGAGTCCAAGCCGAAGGATCTGGTCCTGATTGCCAGCGAGGAGCTGTTTTATGATGAGACCCGCACCCACTATCTGACTGAGTGGGTCAATGAGGCTGGCAAGGTCTGCCGCGGCTATGTCCTGCACAACGGCGACGATTTCAGCGCTACTGCTGAGGCTTTCGACAAGGCTCCTGAAAAGGGCAAGTTTGTTGGCTTTGCCGCTGATTCTACCAAGATTGCCGTTCAGGAAGCTGCTGACGACAAGACCTTTGGCAAGATTGAGAGCGTCGAGAAGACTGGCTGGGGCAACGGTGCCTACGAGTATTTCGAGATCCGTGTTTCTTTCTAATCACGGGTTAGGAATAGCTAATACATGACATTTACGCGCCGTCCATTTTGTTTGGGCGGCGCTTTCCATTTAGGAGGGTTTTACTATGGAGATTGATAACAAGCTCATCAACCTTGCAGTCGATAGCTATTTTGGCCGACTGGGCAAGGAATACAGCGTTGCTGACAGCCAGGAAGTTCTGCGCAAGGCTCTGCTGGAGGCCAACAACGGCAAGTCCACCATCGACCTGAAGGCAATTCGTGATGGCAAGTGCAGCAACCTGTTCAGCATCATCGAGGTCGTCGTTGAGAAGGTCAGCGAGGAGGGCCTGAAGGGCGACGAGTTCTTCACCAACTTTATTGAGGATCGCAATCTGGCACTGGGCGACAGCAATATCTTCCACACGAAGAAGGATTGCCTGCTGACCGTTGCTGACGTTGCCGAGGGTACGCAGGGCATTCGCCGTCAGCGCCTTGAGAGTGGCTCTGATGTCATGATCGCCACCCAGCTGCAGGCTATCAAGGTCTTCGAGGAAATCAACCGCGTGCTGGCTGGCCGTGTTGACTTCAATGACATGATCCGTCTGTGCTCTCAGAGCTTTACCCGCCATGACCTGGACGGTGCTTATGCCGCTTTCGGCAGCATGATCACTGGCCTGCAGGCCCCGTATATGCAGACCGGCACGATGGATGCTGACAAGCTGCTGGATCTGGTCGAGCATGTTGAGTCTTCTACCGGTGAGTCCGCTATGATTATCGGCACCAAGAAGGCGCTGCGCAAGATTCCTGACATTGATGGTTCTGACAGCCGCAAGGAGAGTCTATACGCTATGGGCTATGCTGGCAAGCTGGCTGGCACCCCGCTGATTGCTATGAAGCAGCGTCACGAGGTTGGCTCTACCAAGTTCATCCTGCCTGACGACACCCTGTATGTTGTTGCTGGCAACACCAAGCCCATCAAGCGTGTTACTGAGGGCAGTGTTACCATGCTGCAGGCCGATCCGATGAAGAATGCCGACCTGAGCCAGGAGTTCCTGCTGATGAAGCGCACCGGCATTGGCATTATCATGGATCGTGACTTTGGCGCTTACAAGTTCTCTTGATAGATAAAGGATCTAATATAAACCGGCTGGGCAACTGGCCGGAATTTTTAATGTGAATATTTGGAGGTATTGTTTTGGCAGTTAAAAAGATTACGAATAGCACTATGGTCGAATGCAAAAATGGTGTACATGGTCCCCTGATTTATATTTCCAGCCGCACGGCAGGATATATGATCGAGTGGGAGGAATTTGGCGAGGTTCAGGAGATCGAGTACGGTGAGCTGGTTGCCATGCGTGGTTCACAGCCGCGCTTTTTCCGCGACAACTGGATTCTGATCGAGGATGCAGAGGTCCTGAAGCAGCTTGGTGTCGCACAGCATTACCGCAACGCACTCACGACAGAAAACTTTGATGATGTGTTCAGCTGGGATGCTGCAAAGATTCGCAGTGACGTGGCAAAAATGAGTGACGGCATGAAAGATTCTATCCGCATGAGAGCAAAAGAGCTTATCAAGGCGGACAAGATCGACAGCCGCAATGTCATCAAAGCACTGAACGAGGTTCTGAACTGCGACCTTGAGGAAGAGGTGCAGCTCGACACCAAAAAGCCCGCCAAGAAAACCGTGGAAGTGACGACCATTAAGTAACGGAGGTGTGACCTATGGGCACCAAATACGAGGAAATTTTTGAGCGTTATCGTGCCCGGGTTCGCAACTACGAATTCTTGGACTTTGACGCAATCACACGGTTGGAATACCAGAAAGATTTGCTGACGCTGGCGATTGGCGATTTTGAGGAAATTTGCAAGCAGGACTTAACGGATAGGGAAGACGATATCCTGGCGTTTAATATCACGCTTACAAATCGTGAGAAAGATATTTTGGCGCTGGGAATGGTACTTCATTTCGTGGAGCCGTTTGTGTACAACACGGATGCTTTGCAGAATGCTTTGAACACCAAGGATTTTAGCTTATACAGCCCGGCGAACCTGCTGGAGAAAATGACAGATTTGATGACTACGACGGAGCACCGCCTGCGCGGCGAGATCAACCTGTATTCCTTTAGAAACGGTGAGATCGCCGGACTGACACAGTGAGGTGGTACACATGAACTATGACATGTATGCCGCCATGTTGGGCAGACCCGGTACGAGCCGCCGCGACCGTATTATTCAAAAATCAAAGCACGACACGCTCAAAATGGGGCCAGACTCGCCAGCATACAAAGAGGTAGAGATCGACGGAATCAAGCACCATATGGAGATTATCTCCAGCACGGTAACGAATCAGAAGGTCATTAGGACCATGCCGGGTGATGATTTTGAGATCGGGCACATTATGCTGTGGAGTAAGAGCCATTGGCTGATTACGGAGCGTGATGCTGATGATGAGATTACGGTGCGCGGAAAAATTGAGCTGTGTAACCGCAGTATTCAGTGGCAGGATGATGAGACAGGCGAGATCGTGACCCGCTGGGCCGTTGTGGATAAGCCGTATTTCTCGAACCTTTCTGAGAATAAGCTGATGACACTTTCCAGCCGTGAGTTCCAGGTAAAGATACCTTACGATGAGGAATCTGCGCTTTTGGACGTAGATAAGCGGCTTATGCTGGAAGAAATCAACGGTCAGCCAAAGACATACCGTATTACCTGTGTGGATGGTATGACAGAGCGCTATGACCGCGACAACCAGCAGACTGGCTTCTTGGTGCTTAACCTTGAACAAGACCAGTACAACCCAGACACAGATAATGGTAACAAGATGCTTTGTGACTATGATGAGCCGAAAAAAGTACCGGACACAGGCGATGTGGCTATCAAATACACAGGGGATGCAAAAGTGCGCATTTGTGGGCGCGGTAAGGTGTTCCACGCGACACGCGACGGAAAGCCCTATGCCGGATGTGTCTGGACCATTCAGCCAGACAAGAGCACGTTAAATGAAAAGGTATATTTTGCCAATTCGACGATGTGGAACCGCGTGGATGGAGACAGCTGCCGTGTTTCGGCTGTTAATGATAAGACCTTGAATGGGCACACGGTTACACTTACGGTGCAAGCACCTGATGGAAATAGCAAGGATAGCGTGGTAATAAAGGTGGTGGATGCATGAATTTGAACGAACTTGGTGCATATAAGCACAAAGTAGCGTCGATTTTTGCAAATGATCCCGATATTATCGACGTGTTACTTGGCCCTGTGGATGAGGATGCTGATACCGATGAAATGCTGTTAGGCAACGACCCGGACTCTTGCGGCCATATTTTTGAGTACGAGTATGTTGATGACACGAACGAAACAACAGATACATACCTGTGTATGGAAACAGTGGTTGCAAAAGCGCCCACAACAACTGCATACCGGGTGTACCTGTACATATTTGCGTATTGCCACAAAAAAATTATGCAGAACTATAAACGAGAGGGGACGGTTGGCACCAGAGTGGATATACTGGCTGCCGACGTGGATAAGCTGTTAAACGGAAGTAAAGATTTTGGAATTGGTAAGCTGAACCTTGTCAGTGATGAAGTTTACAAGCCAAACAACAAATATTACGGACGCTGCATTTGCTATGAGGCTGTGGATTTTAACCGGAGGAATAGCAGATGAAAGTACCCTACTTTGAGCTTTTGAACCCAATCGGGTTTCAAGTGGAGACAGTTGGGCGTATCCATTCCCCGCGCCTTAGAGACATCTGCATAAAGGGGTATAACACCTATCAATACGCATTATCGCTGTTGTTGATGACGCCGAAGGATTTTGTAGAGCGCTTGAAATTGCTGCTGAAACACGGCGGGCAGGAAATGCCAAATATCACGCCGGAAGAAATTGACCAGTTGGACATTTTTACTCTGCTGACATTGGAAGAAGGAACCAGAACCGATGTGATTTCGGCTCTGGGCTTTTTTATTTCAGAGCCAGTGGAGTATGAGCCAACGCACCAGTGTTTTCTTGTGAATCCGGCAAAGGATGAGGCCGGGGCTTTTACAGTGGATGGTGTTATAAACGTCAAAAACTGGACGCTGGTATGTGATGTTTGTTTGCAGTGTGCTTACATAGACCCGCCGAAAGAAAAGAAAGAACACAAGTACAAGGACGAGAGAACGCGCAAAAAGTTTGAAGAGTTCTACCGTAAGAAAGCGGAGTACGAAAAAAACCAGCGCGGCGGCAAGAAAGCTGACCCGGACTATGAGCTTGCGAATATTATTTCGGCTTTGGCAACGTATCACGACAGTTTGAATATGGCTAACATCTGGGATTTGACGGTGTACCAGGTGCATGACACTTTTAACCGCCAACGAATCAAACAAGTCAACGACATTTCTGATTTTAACTACAGCGTGTGGGGTGGCAAGGACCACCAGGTAGACAGCTGGTTTAAGAAGATGTCGTGATTGATACAGACAAACAAATTAAACAGGAGGCTGCTATTATGGCTAAGATGAATCCTAATATGGCAAACCGTGAGGTTATGAACCTTGTTCTGCTGGACTATAAGACTAAAGTCCCCTTTATGAAAATTGATTTTGCCAATGTTTCTACCACAAACTTCCAGGCAAACCGTGTGTATGCCAAGGGCGGCTGGGGTGCCCCGAACCGCGTTGGCTTTGACGGCGAGCGTACCGGCACGCTGCAGATCGATACCCAGATCATGCCTGTCAAGCTGTTTGCGCTGCTGTCCGGCAAGGAGATTGCCAAGACCGCTACCGTTCTGAAGCGTGAAGAGCTGACTGCCGGTGCTGACGGCATCCAGCTGTCTGAGACCCCGAAGACCGGCACTGTCCAGGTTTTTGCTGCTGGCGATGACTGCGGCACTCCGATCTCCGATATCAATGTTGCCGAGAAGAAGGTTACTGCTACCGGCATTACCGAGAGCAAGAACTACATTGCTTACTACTACCTGGACAAGGCCAAGGGTGTCCAGAGCGTTAAGTTCGATGCTGACACCTTCCCCAAGGCTTTCGAGATCCGTGGCGAGATGCCCTTCAAGACCGAGGACGAGGAGGAGGTCATGTGCGATCTGGCCTACTACAAGGCACAGCCGCAGGCCACCTTCAATCTGGCGTTCCAGAACACTGGCGATCCGACCACTGTGTCCATCACCTTTGACTGCTATGCCAACCAGGATGGTGAAATCTACGATATGACCTTTGAGGACGGCACCGGCGAGGAGTAATTCCTTGACCGTTTAAGAAACCCGAATATAAGCAGGGGAGCTGAAAGGCTCCCTTGTTTATTTTTAGATTTGGAGATGAGAAGAATGGACGAAGTAAAGTTTGTTGAGGCCGCGGCGGCTGAGGCTGCTGCTGTGGCAGTACCCAAACGCAAAAGCAAGAAGGCTAAGATTGAGCCTGTTGCCGTCGATAGTTTTGATGCTGAACCGGTCAACGCCCCGGTTGTGAGACTGCCTGAAATGAAGTGTGGTGTAGTCGTGTACCACAACGAGCATACCGGAGCGCTTGGTTTTGAGTATGAAGGCCGAGGCTATCAGATCCCAGATGATGGGCTGAACTACAATGTCGGCGATCCTATCGACTTCATGATCGTTGACGGGAAGGTCATTCTCGGTGTGGTCTAAGTATCATGTGTCTGCCAAAGAGGCACGTACTTATGACGGGATCGTGTTTGACTCTAAGGCGGAAATGGAATATTACCGGGATGTTGTGCTGCCGCTGGCTGCGGCGGGGGAGATAGTGCAGTATGAGCTGCAAAAGTCGTTTGTGCTGCAGCCAGGGTTCCGGCACGATGGAAAAGCTGTGCGGGCAATTACTTATGTGTGCGATTTCTACCTTATTTATAAAGATGGGCACAGCGAAGTGATTGATGTGAAGGGCATGGCAACACCGGAGGCCAAACTGAAACGCAAGATGTTTTTGTATAAGTACCCGGAGGAGAATTTGCTCTGGATGCAAAAGAAAAACAACCAATGGACTTTATACCCGCGCTGAATATCGGCGCGGCTTTTATCGTGGAGGTAATTTTTATGGATATCAAGAAAAATATCACTGTGCAGGAGCGCGTGGATTTTGTGAACTGTGTTGTTGGAACCTGCGAGGTTGAGCACCGTCATGTACCTGCGCTGTTTGATTATGCGTGGCGTGCTGCCGTTGTAAAGTATTTTGCACCGGAGGCATGGGAAAAGCTGGGTGACCAGGATGACATTTGTGATTTTGTGTACAGCCGTGATGGCATTGAAATTGTAGAGCACCCGGACATTGCCGAGGTCACCGCTGGTTTGTATGAGGCTTGCCAGGAGGAGATCAAGAACCGCCGCGAGGAGTATATGGTTGTTTACCGCAATGTGGCGCATCCTGATCCGCTTGACCGCGTGGCAGAGGCGTTTGAGGAGATTGCCAGCGGCATCAAGAGCTTGAGTGACCCAGATATGCTGGTGGAGATTGCTAAGAAAGCCGGGTTGACGGGGAAGGAGCCGGAGCATAAGGAGCCAGTGGTTCTGGATGTAGTGAAGAAGGAGTGATTACGGGTGGCGAAAACCGTAAATTCGATTGCAGCATTACAGAAAGAAATGCAGCGGCGTATCAATATTGCACTAGAAGGTGAGGCCAAACAGGTTGTTGAGGAAACCATGAAAAAGCATGTGCAAGATGATGTGCTTGGTGCTTATGAACCGGTAATGTATGAACGGCGCGGCAGCGGCGGTATTGATGATGAGACTAACATCAAAAGTACCGTGCGTGACCATGTTTTGACTGTTAAGGATGTTGCACCGTTGGAAGGACCGCGTGTGCCTGGGTATACAGCCAGCCGAGCCAGCCAGACTGAATTTGCAAAATTGCTGGAAGGATATGGCAAAGGCATTGCTAACCCATGGGGATCCCGCTATACAAATTGGCGTAAGCCACGGCCGTTTGTTACAAATGCGAAAGAAGAAGTGGCGCGGTCAAATAGCCGAGCAAATGCAAAAATAAAAAAAGCTATAAAGAAACAGTTTCCTGAATGATTTGTTTGGGCAGAGGCTTCGGCCTTTGTCTTGAGCGGTTAGTTATAAATAACTGTTGAAGAGAAAGGCCGAGGGCCATAGGAGGTATAGTATGGCAGAAGATTTAAGTATTAAGGTAAAGGTAGAACCGGATGTAAGCGATCTATCAAACAAGTTAAAGACCGCCGGAAATGGAGTTGCACCTATCCCTGTTAAGATTTCTTTAGCAAACATTGGAGACATTAAGAATAAGATTGCGACACTTGGCACAACTGTTGATGTTGGTGTAAGGCTCAATAACAACATTGATATTGACTCTATTACGTCAAAATTAAAGAACCAGACCGTAGAGATTGCGGCAAAGTTGAATCTTGATTTGGATGAATCTGAGATTGGTGAAATTCAGACACGTCTTAATGAAATTTCTAAGAAGTTACGATTGAACTTAAAGGTTGCAGATAAGAAAGATCTTACCGGCAAACTGGAAGAAGCCGCCAACAAAATGGAGCAGTCGTCTGACAAAATTGCAAAGGCGCTGGAAGTCAAGATTGGTAAATCAGTACGTGTTACGCAGAAGACGATTTCCGCGATGAGTAGTGATTTTGGCGAGTTGGAAAAGAAAATTGCCAGCATTAAAGACGACGATACGCGAAACCGCCTGAGTGACACACTAACAAAAAACAAAGAATCGCTCAATGAACTTTTGACGGCAGGTACGGGAAGCGTCCTTGACTTATCTGCGATACAGAAGGATTTGTCCAGCTTGAAGGTTGAGTGTCGTGATGTGTTGGCTACCGAGAATCAGATGGCGGCTGGAGCGAAGTCAATGCAGGATTCTCTTACACGGTCGGCTGATGCGGTGGATAATAAGTTAAGCAAAATCAAGATGAGCTTTGCCAGTATTGATTATGGTAAGTTCGAGAACTCATCGGCCATTGAGGCGGCGAAAAGTGCATATGACGAACAGCTGAAAATAATCGCTACTGCGAAACAAAAGTTAGACGATGAAATGCAGTCCGATTCTGTTACAAAGGCAACAGTAAAGGCGTATAAAGACGCCGTCGCTGGTCTTGAGGACAAGTTAGATTCATTGATACAGAAGCTGACTAAGGTAAAATCTACGTTGTCTGGGTTTGATAACTACGAACGACGCTTTAAGACTGCAACAAATAAAAGTGGTGATGCCGACAAAGGCGGATATTCCTCACTGATGGGGGATAGCTATGGGAATCTAACCGCTGCTATGGAGGCGGCACGTACAGCAAAGAACAACTTTGAGAAGAGTCTTTCTACTGACGACTTGAAAAAATATGACGATGCGCTTTATAACCTTGATTTGGCGTTCCAGAATTTTTCTAGTAATGTAAACAGAGCAAAAAATCTGTCTGACAACGCTTTTAGGTCGTTACCGACTGTCATTGAACAGCTGAACAGCCGCAGAAAATCATTGCTTGAAACCAACCCTAAAAATGATGAGTTAAAAGCACTGGCGAAAGATAATGGCGTTTACGACAACCTTATACGAAAATTGCGGGAACTCAACGAGAAAGCAACCGGTGAGAATGGTATAAAAAACTACCAGGATCTTGTTAATATATTCCAAGAATTCAAGGGCGTTGGCGATAAAGCAGGCATTACAATCAACAGCCTGACAAGTCTTATGAAAGCGCTTGGAATCGAGACCCGCAATGTTGTGAGTGATACGCGCCAAGCTAAGGCTGCCGCACAAGACCTTCGCAATATCAATACATACGAAAAAAGTATGCAGAATACCATGTACACGGCACAACGGTATTTTAATGCAAACAGCAAAATATCGACCGACATGGAAGCATATGCAAAATTCGTAGATTTCTTTAATACATACGGCGATAAAATCAAGGCCAAGGATTTTACGCAGGGAAATTCTAACCAGATGACCAAGGACTGGTCGGAACTGAAAAAGTACATCCAGGATACCGGACTTGAAACGGACAAGCTAAGTGTAAAGCTCAAAAAACTATTTGGGACGAACCTTGCGAGCCAGCTTGCCAGCCAGGCGATCAATGAACTACGGCAGGGGTTACAGCAGGTGTACCAGAACGTTGTGGATATCGACAGCGCCATGACTGAACTGAAAAAGGTCACGGATGAGACGAGCGGAGCATACAGTAAGTTCCTGAGCGAGGCCGGAGATAGAGCGAAGAATCTTGGTGTTAGCATTAGCGATGTTGTAAATGCTACAGCTGATTTTGCCAGACTTGGATATAATTTGGAAGAAGCAACACAAATTTCCGATTCCGCCGTTATGTTCAAGCAAGTTGGTGACGGCGTACAGAGCATGGATGATGCCACGTCTGACATTATCTCTGCAATGAAAGCGTTCAATATTGAAGCTGATAAATCCTTAACGATCACAGATCGCTACAATGCTGTTGGCAATAGCTTTAGTATTACATCCGCAGGGGTCGCGGAGGCATTGAAGCGTTCGGCCTCGTCTTTGCATACTGCTGGCAACGATATTGACCAGTCGATTGGCATGATTGTTGCGGCCAACGATGTTGTCCAGGATCCAGACTCCGTGGGCGCAGGGCTGCGTGTGATCGCGCTTAGAATTCGTGGTGCCACGTCTGAGCTTGAATCTATGGGTGAGGAAACTGACACTGTGGTTAAGAGCACAGCCAAATTGCAGGCTGAAATCAAGGCCATATCTGGTGTGAATATTTTGGAAAGTGACAATGCCACGTTCAAATCTACATATCAGATCATGGACGAACTATCTGCTAAATGGTCACAGTTATCTGACATTCAAAAAGCCACTCTGACGGACAAAATAGCTGGCAAAAACCGCGCCAATATTTTCTCTAGTATGATGGAGAACTGGGAAGACGCCAAAAAGGCAATGGAAACTTCTAAAAATAGTGCAGGCAGTGCAACTAAGGAGTTAGACACCTACCTCTCCAGTATCGAGGGCAAGCTGTCCAGATTCCAGGCCACCTTCCAGTCCTTCTCGTCTGATGTGCTTGATAGTGGAGTTGTTAAAGGTTTTATTGATATGGGAACGGCCGCGCTTGATTTTGCGGACGGATTAGTTAAAGCGGGAGATGCGATGCCGACGATTGCCACGGCGTTGTCTGCGGTTGCATCTATGACAAATACCAAGGCCGGTGTAAATATGCCCACTTACGCAACGGGAATAGCTGCGTAGGATGCAACCTTGGTGTACAAATACCCAAATTGCTGGGAAAGGCTAAGAGCCGTGTGACCAAAACAAGGGAGTAATCCCATGTGAAGGTGCCGAAAGGCTGAAAAAACAGCACGGATGCGATATGCTGAGAGAAAAGCTGTAGTCGCGTAAGTTGACATGAAAAAGAATAACCGTATGGCGGCACCTACGGCGAAAAACCACCCGCTGTCATAACGACGGCGGGCTTTAATATTTTATGTCAGCTTATGCGGCGGCAGTGCTAAGTCGCGCAAACAATGCTTAATCAGCAGCCGGAGACCCGTGCGGTTTACTGCACAGATGGAGGGTGTGACCTCTGGGGTTCTGGTTCATCGACTGTATGGGTAGCCCTATTCTACGGCTTAGGCCGGACGGGAGGAAAGACAGTCAGAACATCGTGGGAAAGCCACGAGAAGGTTATAAAAAATTTTAATAGGTAGATTGTAAGGAAAGTATTGCTAAGAGGAGGTTGATGTGGTATGATTGAAAAAATTAAAGAAGAATTTTGGCTTTGGTATAACCATTTTTGGATTGAAAAACATAAGCAGGAACTCTTTGAGCAGTATGACGGCCGTTCTGTTGCAGTGTCTCGTGGTAAGGTCGTTGCTGTCGCTGATGACATGAGAAAGTTGCCAAATTATACTGGAGACGGTACTCTTTGCTACGACGTGCCGCTTAACCTCGATAAATTGGCGGAAAAGTACGGGTTTAAACAGGGACCAGTGAAATGAACAATTTTACAGTATCGTGCAATCCCGACACACACGCGCCATATGTACAGGTAAAAGTGTCTGCTAATGATAGGGAGTATGTAGGTTGGGGTTTGATAGATACAGGGTGTGCCAAATCAGCTATGACCGTTGACGTAAAAGAATATCTCGGCCTTGCAGATTCAGAAGATACACATGAGGCACACACTGCTGGTGGTACTGTAAATGTCCCGTATTATTTTGTTGATATAACTTTAGAAAACAATGTCAAGGTGGAAAATGTTATGATTGACTTGTTTACAAGCTACAAAAATGGCCCAAAATTTCTTATTGGAATGGATATTATATCTAAAGGAAATTTGGCAATAACAAATTATAACGGTGGTATGATTATATCATTTGAGATTCCATCACGTGGAATGATTGATTTTCAGAAAATGTGAACACGAAAAATACAAGACCGCGCCGATATGGAGCGGTCTTTTGTTGTTTGTGGGGGCATTCAAATGAACACGAACAGTCTGTTACACACCTTGCATTGCCACACAGCACGTATACGCTTCTCTACAGGATAATGCATATATGTCAGCATCTTTGTGTCGCACACGGGGCAGTTTTTGAATTCGGTTCGCGTTATTGCACCGGGGAAGTACGAGTTAAATGGACGCGGCGGATGGTCTTTCCATGAGAATCCGACATCTAAGATATCGTGGTAATGGATTCCGGCGTAGTGCTGTTCTTGATGAGACATAAGACCACCTCACAAATTTTACCACTCATAGCCGCAGCTATTACACTTGAACTGGTGCTTAACCTTTTGTGAGAAGATTCCAAAGAGACCAACAGAAGCCGCTTTGGACAGCCCGGAGATTTTCTTGGTATTTGTGCTGCCGCAGGTGGGGCAGGTGATGGTCGGGTGACCGTAGTAGGCAGCGACATCGCGCTTGCTTTGTTCCTTAAATTCTTGGTAGTCCTTTTCTTCTTTGCGCTCGCGCTCGTTGAACTTGGCTTTGCTGAAGCGTGGGTCATTAAAGACATATTTTTGGCGAATGTATTCAGTTGTCATGATGCCCATCTTATAAAAATCACTTTTGGGTTCTTCTGTGAGATATTTTTGTTGAGCTTTTTCAGGTAATTTTCTGATGTCATTTTGGATTTCGCTGATTTCGTCATCTGTAAGAATGATAACATCTTCACATCCGCAAAAATCGCAAATAGGGAACCGATCTTCAGACCTATTTCTGTTGCCACAAACTGGACAAACATATTTTGTCATGTCTTTCCAAGCCGTCATCAAATATTCTCCTTTCGTTCTAACTGTAACCTTGCCTTTATTGTATCACACTACAATGAAAAGGTAAACAAAAAGATATTAACTTTATTTGGAACAACTGGAGATGCTGAACAATTTGGAAAGACAAAACTCACCATAGCTGGTAACACAATAAGTGAAATCAGTAAGACGCTGAAAGATTTAGGTGCGCAGAAAATCGATTTTGCAACAGGTGGGCTGTCTGATAATCTTAGCCGTGCCAAAACAGATATAAGTGCCATTTTCAAACTCATATTACATGGAAGCACTGAGACAAATGCACAATTAAAGGCCGACACAGAAGCAATTCAAGAATACATGAACGCATTGGCTGATAATAACGGTAAGGTGTCAGCTGACAATTTTGACAAAATCATGGCAAATGCTTCTGCCCAAGCAAAAGTTTATGTCCAGCAAACTGATGCGGCAGCACTCTCAACTACGGCATTTGCAGAATCTCAGCAGAGGCTTGCAAAAATTTCTAACACTGTCATTGGCGGGTTAAAGGGTATTGGCGCAAGTTTGCTTTCTATGGGAGTAACCTTAGCTGTGTCTGCTGCGCTTAACGCCGTGGTTAAAGCGGTCTATAATGCTGCAACGGCAGAAAAGCGCTATCGTGAAGCGGCACTTGACTCGGCCACTGCTGTGAATGAACGTATACAGGATACGCAAAGCTACATTGACCAGATTAAAGAACTCAGAGAAGCCCTTGATGACGGAAACTTGACCGAAAACGAGGCATACGAGACACGGAAAAAGCTGATCGGTGTACAGGACGAGTTGTCAGGGAAATATGGCGATGAGTTAAAGGGCATCGACCTTGTCAATGGAGGTCTTGAAAAACAAATCGGGTTGTTGGATGAAGCGGCTAAGAAAAAGGCGAACGCATTCTTGACCGAGACTGATAAGGATAGTGAAAACAATAAGCGTGCCATTGAGACTGCACAACGTAACATGTCTCGTTTTGACACATACGGGTCCAGCGTAAACAATCTTACCGCTAGTGACCTGCAAATACTCAAAAAGTATGCTGCCGCGAATGGTTTTAAACAAAACACATATAAAAACAGCAATGGTGAGAAATTCTCTATTGATATCGCTTTCCAAGGTGACGCTTCTGGAGCAGAAAAGGCATATAACGATTTCTTAACAGATGTTCAAAACGACAAAACGCTAAGCCAAAATATTAAGGATTCAATTACTGAACAGGGCAAGATGTGGTTACAGAACATTCAGGAAATAACATCTGCCAATGAGGAGCTTGCGCAGCAGGCAGCTAAGTATCAGATCCAAACAACTACTGCATACAATGAACTGTATGAGAATTTGGCGCAGGCACAGAAGGACTACAACGAAGCTGTTGCAAAAGATGATGATATTGCAATTAAGAAAGCTGTAGAAGATGGTAAAAACGCCATTGGTGCAATACGGAGTGCTGCATTTAATCAAAGTGAAAACGATTATCATACTGATCTTTCTGATGCTAACAATGCTTATATTAAACAATACATGCAGGCTCAGGCCGACGAACTCGAATCGTCCACCAAGCTCAAAGCTGCGCAGATCGGTATACAGGAAGTGCTGAAAACAAGCAACACAGCCTACAAGGAAAGCCAGCAGGCAATAGCCAAGTTGACAGAATCCGAGAAACAGTACGGTAACGTCAGCAACACTAACCGTGACATTATCAAGTGGAATGCGGAGAACATGTATAAATACCGCGCCGCTATCAAGACGCATGGTTGGGATGTAAGTGCCGGAGACTGGTCCACCGCCGAAGGTGAGTACAACGAGTTTGGCAAGGGTGACAATCAAATTGAAATTGCCTATACTCCGATGCTGCAAACCGACAGTGGGCTTGTGCCGCTTACCAACCGCGAAATGACGCAGTACCTGGATGATATTATCAATGCCGCTACGGATAAAAATGGCAAAATTGACCTTGACAAGTTATTTGAACTTGACGCCAAAGGTCTGGATATGCGCGTGAATAGCCAAATGCAGCACGTAAACAGTATGCTTGCGGCGGCAGAAGGCCAGATTGTGGATGGCGTGAAGTTGACCGGGGCGGATGTCGCGGCGATTGCTGGCAGCAGTGCAGAGGAACTTGTTGAGAGATTCGGCCATACCAGCGATTATCTTGGCAAGAGTATGCACGACATCCAGGACCAGACGCTGAAATATAAGACTGTTGCGAAAGATGCTTTTGATGACATTGATTACAGCACCCTGACAGATTACCTTGATATTACCAAGGAAGATGCGAAGGATATTGTTGATACGATCAAATCCAGCGTGCAGAGTCTTAACGGACTGAACGACCTTGATTTGGCTGATATTGGCAGCTTGGAGAATGCCGGGACGGAAATTACTGCTTACACAAAAGAGCAGGTACAGGCTTACGACAACATGAAGTTGGCCGCAGACAAACTTGGCATTTCCATGAGTGACCTGATCGACATTTTGGTTAAGGCTGGACTTGTCACCGGTGAGAGCATCAAGTACACGAACGAGTTCACCACCAATGCGCTTTCTGCGGCGACCAATGCTACGAAGGCAATCAGCCTGGTTACTGCAGCAATGCAGAGCCAGAGCACAACGGCGGGTGTTTCCAGCGACAGTTATTCCGAGCTGATCAAAGAGCAGGGCGAGTACGCTGCTGCGCTTGATTTTGAGAATGGCTATGTGAAGCTGAACACTGACATGGCTAAGAAAATCACACAGGCTAAGATCGATGAGGCTGAGGCCAATATCAAACTCGCTTACAGCCAGAACCAGATGAAGTACAGCCAGGTCAAGGCTGACTTGGAGACGCTGAACACTGCGGTGCGGCAGAATGGCGAACTGGAAGGCGAGAATGCAGAGCAGGTTGAAAAGGCACGTTCCGAACTGGAGGCCCAGAGCAAGCAGTTACGCGAAAATTGCCGAAACCTGCAGATGCAATACAGCCTGCTTGTGCAGAACAGCGGTGCGTATCAAGATTGGGTCAATGCGCAGAACGCGACCGAGTCCGGTGATATGTATGATAGCATCATCAAAGCAAAGCAGACGATTGCCGAGGGCTTGAAGAATGGCAAAATTGGCACTGAAAAGTTCAAGGCTGCTGTAGAGCTGACGATCCCTGAGGATTATCAGGGCGATATTGCCAAGTACATGAAGCGCCTGAACCGCTACTTTAAGCAGGCCAGTGATGGCAGTGCTGATGCAAGCGGTCTGAACAACTTCCTGAAAGACTCGATCAAGGCCGGTCTTATGAGCAAAGATGCCAAGGACCAGATTACGATTGCGGCCAATAAAACCACAAAGGACTTTGCGGATGCGCTCCACCTTTCGATGGAGGATGTGCAGAGTATTTGGGGTGAGCTGCAGGAGTACGGCTGGGAGTTTGACTGGGGCAGCCTTCTGGGCAACCCTGTTGACAACCTGCGTATGCAGATCGACGATATCCAGGACCAGATGGACGCCTTAGGCGAGGGCGCGGAGAACAGCCCTGTCTGGCAGGCACTGAATGAGCAGTTGACAGATCTGAAGGAAAAGCTGAAAGAGACTTTCTCCAGCGCAGATGCCAGCCAGATCAACCAGAGCATTGAAGATATTGTCGATGAAGCTACAAAGGCGAATGGTGTTTTGACTGAAAGCCAGACGGACGCATTATATGCTATGGGTCGTGTGCAGAACATGTACGACCTGAAAGAGGCACAGGACAAGCTAACAGAGGCCCAGAAGAACTATAATGAGGCGGTACAATCCGGCAAAAATTATAGTGATTTGCAAGGTCTTACCACAGAACTGCAAAATGCACAAGACAAGGTAACACAGCTTACACAGCAAAAAGAAAAGCTCGGTGAGCCTACACCGCTGGAAATCAACTCTTTCGCTGTGAAATACGCGGCTGGCGAAATTGATGGTCTCCAACATGATGCGGAAGAAACCACCCAGATGCTTTCTAATATTGGCTGCACGGTTGATACAACACAAGCGCAGAGCGAGATTGATGTCCAGAATCAAAAGGCAGAACAATTCACGAAAACGCTGAGCAATGTCCCCGTTACGTTGGACACATCTACTTGTCAGACCAAGATTGCCAATGTCAGCAAGGCTCTTGACGGTTTGAAGCGTGAAGTCCCAATTACGCTGAATTTCGGTGTGAAGGGCACGATTATTTCTGCCGTCAGCAACGGACTTTCTGTTTTTGGAAAGAGAAACGGCAGTAAATCCAGTGACACGCATAATAGTGCTGCTGGTACTCCGAATGCCTCTGGCGGCAAGACGCTGGTTGGCGAAATCGGCAATGAGCTTGTCGTGAATCCGCACACCGGCAAATGGTACACTGTTGGCGATAATGGTGCCGAGTTTGTGAACCTGCCGCATGGTGCAATCGTGTTTGACCACGAGAAAACGCAGCGACTGCTGAAGAACGGCTTTGTCGGTGGCTATGGTGATGCGCTTGTAAGCGGCAACGCTATGGATGCAGGAAGCCCTGGTGTTGGTTCGTTTGTTGGCACTGCTGGCAACAATTATCTGCCCGGCAAGAATCCGCTGGTGAAGAGCACCTACAAAGCTACCACCGCCAGCACTAAGGCAACTAAGGATAACTCCAAGGCACTTGAAGAAAACAAGAAAGCCCTTGAGAAGCAGAAAACCGCGCTGGAAAAGCAGAAAACCGCCCTTGAGAAAGAGTCCAACAAGCTGAAAATCTATGGTCAGGCTGCCATTGACGAAATTGAAAAACGCGAAAAGGCACTGAACAAGGAGAAAGAGGCGCAGGACAATGCGTTTGAGGCTGAAATCGACCATCTGAACGAAATCAAGGATGCCAAGGATAAGGAGCTGGACGCTGAAACTAAACGCATCAAGGAAGAAAAAGATGCCAAGGATAAAGCCTGGGAGAAAGAGAAAAAGCAACTTGAGGAGAAAAAGGAAGCACTGCAGGATGCCAATGATGAGGAAGACCGTGCTATAAAGCTGGCCGAGCTGAAAGACGCTTTGGCTAAGGCTCAGGCTAACCGCACCGTGCGTATCTATAACCGGAATCAGGGCTTTATCTGGGCTGCTGACCAGGAGGCCGTGAACGACGCACAGACCGCACTGGATGACCAGATGCGTGATTGGAAGCGCGACGATGTTATCAAAGCAGTTGAGGATGAGATTGATGCAATCGACAAGCTGAAAGATGCTTACGACGAGGAAACAGATAACCGCCTTGACGACATTGATAAAGAAAAGGAAGCCTTTGATGAAAAAATCGAGGCTGAGATCGAGGACATCAATAAGCGTAAGGATGCCTATGACAAGGCCATTGAGGCCGAGATCGAGAAGCTGGACGAGGTCAAGGAAAAGTGGAACGAGGCCATGAGCCTGATCGGAACGAGCTGGGAGGATTATCAGCTCCAGCTGGCGGCAGCTGCACACTTTACTGATATGAGTCTGGATGGCATGAGCGGTGAGATTTCCGGCTACAAGGATAATGTTCTTGCCAACATGAAGGAAATCGGCGGCGTTACTGACCAGATTGATTCCATCACGGAATCTATTGAAAAGCTGGAAGAAGCTATCAGTAATGCGAAGGATGCCGCGAGTGGTGGCGGCGGCGGCAGTAGTGGCACTACGGACTACAGTAGCTTGTTCCCGACTGGGGATGGTTCTGATGTAGATACCGGCAATGACGATTCCAGTTCTGATGGCATTGTAAGTAAACTTGAAAACCAGCGCAATGCAGTTGAAAATTTACGTGCAGTAGTTGAAGCTGCATCGGCTCAGAATAAAGAGTATACAAAGACAGAACAAGAACTTTCCAAAACACTAGAGGACGGAAATCTTGTCGGTGCGCAGCGTGCCGGAATTATGCAGGAGTATACTACTGCACAAGGTAATACACGTCAAAGCTTCGATTTGCTGATTCAAAAATCGAAAGAATACACACAAGCAATCATCGACGAGAAAGATATTTCTCAAGGTGCCAGAGATGCCGAAGTAGCTAGCCTCGCATATTTGCTTGAGCGACATGTCGGTACGTCAGACACGATTACGCAGATTTTGTCTGACTATGCAACTGCGCTTACAGAAAACACAAGTATCACAGGTGAGCAGTATCAAAATTCGATTGATATGTTGCTTGGAGTCTCAGACCAGGCACAGTTAAGCGGAGATCAGATGCAGACTGTGCTGGAAGCAACAACCTATGCGGTTGCAAGCAGTACACAAATGGATAACGAGCAGCGCCAAACTCAAATGGATAGTCTTATTGCGCTGGCGCAGCAGCATGGTATCAGTACAGAAGAAATTATTGGGTATCTTGCAAATGCTGACATCAAGATGGAAGAATCTGGTGTTAAAACTAAAGATGCGCATGAAAAAATTTCTGCCGCTGTAAAAGATGCTTGCAAGTCACTTTGTCTTGATTATAACACTGTAATTCAAAAGGTAGATGAGGCCATTGCCGCTTATAAGCGTGAACAGGAAGAGATTTCAAAGCTTGTTCAGGCGCGAAAACAGGCAAGTGTTATTGCTAACGGATTTAGTGTAAATGGCGGCGGTGGAAGTCTTGTCACACAGAGGGTTGCACGTTATGCCACCGGTGTTCTGAACGCTGCAACCACCCACATTGCTATCACTGACGAGAAAGGCCCCGAGATCAAGATGCGCAAGCCGAGTTTCGGTCAGTACAGTCTGATTGAGAAGGGTAGTAGCGTTATCCCGTCACAGCCGAGTGCAAACCTGTGGAAGTTTGGTCTTGACCCGGAGAGCTTTATTGCATCGCATATGAACCAGCGGAGTATCAAGAGTGTTGAGATCACGCAGCCGAATATGAGCAGTGCCCCGGTGGTCAATGTGGGTGATATCCAAATGTACGGTGTGAACGACCCGGACAGCTTTGCGCGTGTGCTGCATGACAGAGTTGGCGGCATCTTTGCCCAGGAGTTTAGCAGGAGATAAGTTTTAAGGATTGATTTACAGTGGAGTGCGGACGGTGCATTTGTGCCGTCTGCGGGTGAGTGGTGGGCGGTTTTTTCTATTTTGTAAAGGAGGTGGCATCTGTTGAACAAAGAGATTGTTGATGCCATTAAGGAGTTGGCTGTACAGATCCATAAGGGCTGTGAGCGATTGATCAATAAGGCAAGCTATGACCGGACTTCGATCGGGCAGGTCACGGCTGTGAATGGCGGTGGGCTGTACACGGTGGCCGCGTTTGGTGGAAGGTATACTTTGCCGTATAAGTCAGCATTGAGCGTTGGAACCGTGGTGCGGGTGAAGGTGCCGCAGAACAACTGGAAGGACATTTACATCGAATCTACGGAGTAAAAAAAGCGTAGCTGTGATGAACACGGCTACGCAGGACTTGACAATATATCCTTTCGTTGCTATAATAAAGATGAGCTAAGGAGCCGAACATAGACGGTCAACCTCAGTTCAGTATGTACATAATGGCAAAACCATCATAGCACAAGACCGTTCTGTGGTTCGGACAGGGCGGTCTTACTTTTTGTCACGAAACAACGCGACAATGCCTATGACAGTACCAATGACAGAGAAAAGACAACCAATGATGGAAATCCAATCAGAGACAGAGAAATTGTACATATGCATCACCTCCTGATAAAGTCTTACCGGGAGGCAAAAGTGTGACGGCTCCACATTTACCTTTCCGGTAGATGGGAGAGTGACCGCCTATTTACGTCTATGGAGGTAAGGGTTTTGGCGTCCCTATAGGTTCGACATATCGGCTCCTTAACTCTGTATTTATTATAGTATCAATGTAGATTATTGTCAAACAGATAGAGATATTACTTGTGGTATGTTGACATTTGGCGGCGTATCGCATATAATAGAGGTACGTTAAGAATTATCGCTTGACGGTTCATAGTTCCCATAATAGCTCTTGGTATGGTATAATGACGCTATTAGGAGCTATGAACAAAGACCACTTCATTTTTATGAGGTGGTTTTTTGTTTATATATCAAATTTTGCCGCTTGGCCCCAGATTTTGGGACTGGGCGGCTTTTTCTTTTTGTGTAAAAAGGAGAGTGATGAGAGTGGCACAGCCGGTGCTTTATATGATCCCATCGTTTGACGCCGCTGTTGGCGCAAACATCAACTTCAATTACGAAGGTGAGCAGGTCTTTGCCAATGAGCTGACCATTTATGACAACGAAACGGGCAGCCAGGTCTACAGCCAGAAAACGGAGTGGATGCGTACCTATCATGTCATCAATGGCGGGGTCTTACAGAATGGCAAATACTACTATTGCAAGATCCGCGTATTTAACAAAGAGGGCACGGCCAGTGATTGGTCAAGCCAAAAGAGCTTCCGATGCTTTACGACGCCGAAGTTCGGCCTTAGCAACCTGCTGACTGACCAGATTGTGCAGAACAGCGAGATGACTGTTAAACTGAGCTATAGTCAGGCGGAAAACGAACCACTGAACACCTATACAGTTGGGTTATACAACACTAACCGTGTGCTGATCACCAAGAGTGAGACGCTGTATGGCGTGGGCACTTTAGAGTATACGGTCAAAAACCTGGAGGACGGTACAAAGTATTATTTGCGGGCAACGGGTGAGACCCTGAACGGCATGGCGGCTGACACGGGATATGTACCATTTAGCGTCAAGTTTATCACGCCAACCTACTGGACCTATGTTGACCTGTCTGACAACAACGACGGCACGGTGCGCATCAGCTGCAATATCCGAACGGTAACTGGCCGTTATGAAGGTGGCGATGAACCGGTCTACATCCATGACCGGCACATGATCGACATGCGCAGCCAGGGTCAGCGCGTTATTTTTGACGACGGCTTTACGGTGCAGGGAGATTTTACGATCAAACTTTTGGGGTATGGTTTTACAGAGGGCGAACGCATCATGGAACTGATTGACAAGTCCGGCAATGTTCTGGCCCTGATATATCGCGAGGGTTGGTTTATGAAAGGCTCTGTGATGGCGGGAGATGCTGAAGCAGATGACGATATGTTAGGCGTTAGGGTGAAGTATCTGGAGGTACAATGCACGAGCGCCAACGGCAGTCTAACCTATTCGATTCACAGCGGGGCTATGCCGACGCTTAGAGACGGCGAGGAATATCTGATCCAGCTGCGCCGCATTGGCGAGGTGTGCGAGGTCAGGGCTGCGACCCGCAATATTGAGACCATGATCACGGCCCAGAACGCCTAAGGAGGTGCGGCTATGTTTTTTTGTGGAACCTGTGTTGCCGGATACAAGCATAGTGCGGACAACACCTATGTGATTACGGACGACGCAAATAGTTTGATTATTGAAAACGGCGTATTTGACCACCTGTATGTGACGCGCAGCGTGGAGGATCAGGAAGAAGATTTCCCGAGCTGGGATTATGACACAATCATGAGTGCAGATCTAGACGGCAACCTGCGCGGCGGTAATATCAGTTACATGATCCAGCAGATCAACTCTATCCGCATCAAGCGGCGCAGAACCGGCAGTTACAACTGGGTCACGCTGTTTGATGTGCCTGTGCATGAGGCAAAAGATCTGGAGTTCGAGCGCTATGACAGGTACGCAGCCAATGGTGTTGGCTACGAATACGCACTGGTGCCTGTTGTGGACAACAAAGAAGGTTATGTCAACAAAAATGGCATTACGCCGCACTTTGTCGGCTGTTTCCTGTTTGAAAAGGAAGTTGGCTACAGCAGCGATCTGGAATTGGAAAAGGGAACTATCACACGGAATGGGCAGAGCAATACCGTTGTGCCATTGAGCGGTAAATACCCTGTGGTCATTCGCAACGGTGACGCTGACTATGACAGCGGGCAGTTTAAGATGATGTTCCTGCCGAGGGGGTCTGACGGTGAGTACATGACAGAGGGTGCGTATGAGTACCGTGAGGAAATCAAGGACTTTTTGAACAACGGACGCCCTAAGATCATGAAGCTTACAGATGGTCGCGTCTGGATGGTGAGTATCACCAACGGTGTCACGGAGGACAACGACACGATTGAAGGCTATGTACATCACAGCTTTGACTGGGTGGAGATTGGTGACCCGGAGAGTTCACGCGATCTGTATGACAACAACTTTATTGACTGTGATGTGGAGGGGTGATCATGTACGATGTACAGCAATCTGACATGACGTTGCTCCGGCAGAGGGTCAAGACGGTCTACACGAAAATCCAGCTGTTGAACGCGAAGTTTATGGTTATTGATGAAATTCAGGGCGTGTTTTTGGATGGCAGCATTTCTACCGATACAGGCAGTGACGTGCGCAATACCTTTGATGCCACGATTCTGGTAAAGGACAAAAGCTACATTACGGCAGAGACGGCGAGAATCTGGATCGACAAGCATGTGCGGGTGTTTGTGGGGTTTTTGAACCAGAGGACAGGGGAGGTTGTGTGGTATCCAAAGGGTGTCTACAATTTTAATGATAATTCCTTTACCTATGACGCAACCACGAGAACGTTGAAGGTAAGCTGCCTGGACCTGGTGAGCACACTGAACGGTACGCTGGGCGGCACGCTGATCGGCAGCGAAACGCAGATACCGAAGGGTAGTGAAATCCGCGATGCTATAATAAAAACTGTAACGCAATTAGGACAGTGCAGTAGTTATAGGATAGGATATCAAAATGAAACTGTACCGTATGACATGAAGTGGGACACCGGTTCAACGGTATGGGATATGCTGACAGAATTACGTGACCTGTATTATAGCTACGAGATGTTTTTTGATGGGGCCACATTTGTGTGCCAGCGTGTGCCGATGGACAATGGTGAGCCTGTTGTACTGGATAACACTGTATTTGACGATTGCGTTATCAGCGAAAGCCTGACAAACAGCTTCAGTGAGGTCAAAAATGTCATTGAAGTATGGGGCGAGACGACCAAGAGCAATTACTATTCCGACAACAGCAGCTATGAGAACGGCGTGTATACTTTCCGGGTAACAGGAGCCGCTGTGACGAGCAGCAAGAAGTTTAGTTTTTTAGCACCGCAAACCAACGAGACAGGGTGTAAGGTACAAATCATCAACACGGTGACTGACCCAAACACGGGGGCCAAGAGCGATGTGACCTATGGGCCGTTCACGCTGTACCGTTCGGCCTTGAGTGACACAGGGGAAGATACAGCGATTGCCGCTGGCACGATGGAGAAGGGGAAATACTATGTTGTCCAATACAAGAAGGAAAACAAGGTGGAGAAGATCATTTTTGTCGGCCAGACACAGGTTCATGCTATGACGCGGTTAGTTGCAGCTACCCCTACAGCTGAACAGGCTGCTGCGGACAAGGCTAATTTTGCCTGCGACAACATCGGCTATGTAGTAAACCCAGACAGCCCATTCACGATTGACAAAATCGGGGAACGCATCAAGGTTTGCAGCGGCGGGGACTATGAAAAAATTTATACTGATGAATTGGCTTTACAACGTGCCGAGTACGAGCTGTATGTCGGAAGCCGTCTGACGGACAGCATCAGTGTAGAGTGCATCCTGATACCGTGGCTGGACGTGAACCAGAAGGTGAGCTATACGGCGCACATGGCTGACGTACAGGAGCCGCGGCAGTACATGATAAATTCAATCAATTTTGATCTGGGAAGCGGTACGATGACAGTGAAGATGGCGCGGTTCTACCCGTACTATCCGAACACGGTTGTTCTTGTGCCGACTGCAACGGTCACGGGGTAAATAAATATGAATAGTAAATACACAGATCTGTCGAACAGTTTTCCTGCAGCGGTTGACACGATTGATAAGATGCAGGATCTAACGATCACGACGAAGAAAAAAGCGGACAAGTATTACGAATACATCAACGCAAACAATATTACGGGAGCAAATGACTATCTTAGTAAGTCCGAGAACAGTGATTTGCTCCTTTCTGTTTTTAATGCCGACAAGTTTAATATGCTGCGCGACATGATCATTTCTATTGAGAGATTTTTTCTGGATGATATTGGAGTTTATTTGGGAGAGCTGCACGACAAGGAATCCATTGACGGCGGCGCGTATTAAAGGAGGCATTTTATGGGAATTAGATTAAAAAGACAGGGCGGGCTGGATGCCTGCAGCAAAGCGGCTGTAGCACCTACCGCATTGAAATATGGAGAACCGGCCATTGACAGTGCTGGCACGCTGTATATCGGAACCGGCAATGGCGGCGTGAAGAAGATTGGAGCACAGCTCTACACGGGTACCTTTACGCTGAACAGCTGGATCAGAACCAGCGGCTATTACACACAGACGCAGAGTGTGACCCCCATTGGAGGCGGCAATGCGATGACGCCAGATATGATGCTGGGGATCCCGCAGTCCACGCAGACCGATGACAGAACAAAAAATGAAAACAAGCAGGAAGCACTTGGTTTTTTTGCAGCTGGGAAGTGTACGCCTGGCGACGGCAAGATCACTATCAAGTGCTGGGAAAAGCCTGTGTGCGATGTGGATGTGTATTGGGAGGTGAAGTGACATGGCCGTTAGCTTAATGGGGCCTGCCACCGGCCTGACCAATTCCAAGTTGGCAAAAGCGAACGCTGTTGCTGCAAAGGTCGTAAAAGGCGAGACTTTTTACGCCGGAGATAAAAATATTAAGACCGGAACGATGCCAAACCGTGCGCTGTCACCACAGGCAGGCGGCCAGGCTGATACTTATCTGAATGATCAGTTCAAAAATGTTGGTGTAAGTACAGACCCCACCGCGTCGTATTGGCTATGCGAGAATGGCGATGGAGTAAAACGCTTTTGTATTCGTCCGCCGTATGGTGCGTATGCATTGGGGACTGACACTTCAGTTCTTGGCACAACGGATGGCTATTGCGGATTCCCGGCAAACAAACTTGGGAATGCAATAAACGGGAACGTTTTGAACGGCATACGTTATACAAGCGAAAGTGGCGTAAATATGACCGGAACCATGACAAATAATGGAGCGTGGTCAGCTACTATTGACCCGGGGCAAACAGTTCAGGTTCCGGGCGGATACCATACCGGTGGCGGTACTGTACGTGCCGGAAGTGTAAGCGGACTTTTGAAAAGAACAACCATTGTAAAGACCTGTCATCCAGGCGTGAATAACTTTACGTTTACAGGCGGAACACTGGTTGGCCTGGCGTCAGCCGGTTCCCCCGGTGTCGGAGTAAACAGCACGCAGTCCGCTTGGGCCAATGGAAACACATATGGGGCGCAGCTTTCAGTCGGAGATAGTTACGGCATACAGTTTGTTTTAGTCTATTATTAAAAAGTTACAGGAGGTGGAACTATTGGCACTTTCTTTTGAAGAATCGAAGAAAAAATTTATGGCACAGACGGCAGTGCAGAGCGCCGAGCCTATGATCACGTCGATGGCGGCAGATGATGATGCTTTCGCTGTGATGGGGAATTCTGCCTCCGACGATTTTGCCATCAGCGGGAAATATTCCTGGTATTCGAGCTACAGGGACGACAAATATTCCAGCATTGACGAGCTGAAAAATATCAAGCTGGATGAAAGCCAGATCAATATTACACAGGAGAAGAACAGTCAGTTCATCCCGTTCCAGATGCCGCGCTACTACGATGGCATTGACCTGCTGGACATGATGCTGCAGGTGCATTTTGTGAATAAGGACGGGGATGAGAACTACGCGACCCCTGTCAATGTAACCTATAACAGCGATACAATTCGGTTTGGCTGGTTGATCGACGAGAATGTCACAACAGTGGACGGCGAAGTTGATTTTGAGATCACGGCCACAGGCTCCAACGAAAAAGGACAGAGCTATGTGTGGAAAAGCCGTCCGAACGGAAAGCTGAATATTTTGAAGGCGCTGACCGGTAACGGCATGATCGAGCCAAGCAGCGATTGGTATCAGAGCTTTGTGTCGTTGATGGACGAAAAGGTTGCCAGTGCTGCGGCCCAGGCCAATGCAGCGGCGCAGAGTGCCCAGCGGGCACAGCAGGCCGTAGCCGATGTTGACAATAAAATCTCTGCCGCTGCGTCCGGAATCAAGAGTGAGATCCAGAGTGATCTGGACACCAACTACGCCAAGAAAACAGAGCTGAATGCGCTGTCCGATAAGGTCAACGGCATGGACGGACTGGCGAACTTTGGTGTTGACTATGACAGCGATGCCAACAGCCTGACTTTTAAAAATGGTGAGGCTGAAATCAAGAAAATTACTCTCAATAGCGATCCGTCCGCAGAGTGGACGACTGCTTATGGCAAGACGGTAGACGCTAAGATCGAGACTGCAGTGAAGCCGGTGCGTGACGATCTTGCCGCCTATAAGACCAGCAATGATGCTGCGGTAAAGAACCTGCAGGACAGCGTTGGCAATTTGCCGGAGACGCTGAAAACTTCCTATTATAATAAGGAAGCGACTGACGCGCTGCTGGTGAAAAAGGCAAATGCCTCTGTTATTGACGGTATTCGCAATGATGTTACGCAAGCGAAGAATAATGTAGCCGACATGCAGGGCACGGTGGACAGCCTGAATACTGCTGTTGGTCAAATTCAGGGCAAGCTGGATGACATCGGTAAGAATGCCGGGCATGAGTATGACATTACCTACGAGGACAGCAAGCTGACCCTTATGGAGGATGGTACGCCGAAGACGCAGGTGACGATTGTCGGCGGTGGCGGCGGTGGCCCCGCTGCGGGCAGCACGATTACGATCGAGCGTATTGGCGAGTCTGCGATTACGGCTGTTGCCGGTGACCCTGTTGTGGTCAAGTTCCGGTTCACGAGCGTGGATAGTGCGGGCGATGATACCGGCAATGCGACAGGCACATGGTATGTTGGCAATACAAAAGTCGCTACCCAGACCATTATGCAGGGCGAAAACAGCTTTGACATCACGAAGTATCTGCACAGCGGTGAGAACCAGATCCGCTTGACGGTTGTGGACAGTATGGATACAACCGGCTCCAAGAAGTGGAGTGCCAATGTCGTTGATTTCTATCTGGAATCTACCTTTGATGACAGCCTTTTCTACAGCGGCGAGGTCACGGTGCGCTATACACCGTATGGCAGCGTTGAGAAGAAGATTGATTTTGCGCTGGACGGTAAGTCGATTGGTGGAACAACTACCAGTGTGACTGGCCGACAGATGACCTATACCATCCCGGTGCAGAAGCACGGCAGCCACCTGTTGGAAATCAGCATGACGGCGGAGATCAATGGCAAGACCGTTAAGTCAAATGTCATCAAGAAGGATATTATGTGGGTGACTGAGGGCGAAACCGCACCCATTATCAGCTGTGCTGTGAGGGATTACGAGACGAAGCAGTACAACAAGGTGTCCATCGAGTACACCGTATACGACCCTGCGTCAAGCACGAGCACTGTAAAGCTGGCTGTGGACGGCGTGACCGAGTCTACCCTGACTGTTGGGCGCACAAAGCAGACCTGGAGCTTTAAGAGCGCAAGCAAGGGCAAGCATACGCTGACGATCACCTGCGGCGAGACCGTAAAAACGATCAGCGTGAACGTAGTTGACCTTGGCGTTGTGATCGAGCCGGTTAAGACGAACCTTATGTTTGACTTTAACCCGAGCGGCAAGACCAATGCCGGTACTGACCGACTGTGGACAGATGGCCAGACGGGTATGAGTGTGAGCGACAACTTCGACTGGGTCAATGGCGGCTATCAGCTTGATAAGGACGGCGATACCTACTTCTGTGTAAAGGCGGGCACACGCGCCACGATCAATTATAAGCTGTTTGCCGATGACGCCAAGAAACTGGGCAAGAACTTCAAGCTCGTTTTTAACACGGCGAATGTGCGCGACTATGATGCGACTGTGCTGACCTGCGTGCAGGGCGGTGTGGGTCTGAATATTCAGGCGCAGAAAATTACGCTGACCAGTGCGCAGAATACGATGGAACTGCCGACCTGTGAAGATGATTTCATGGAGTTTGAGTTCAACATTCTGCCCGACAGCCAGTACAAGGAAATGGTGCTTTGGCTGGACGGTATCCCTTGCAAGGTGGAGCTGTATGATGGCAGCGACAACTTTACACAGTCAAGCCCGGTTGGCATTACTATCGGTTCTGACGATTGCGATGTTATTGTTTATCGCATGAAGACCTATTCCATGAACCTGTCTGATGATGAGATCCTGGACAACTTTATTGCGGATGCCAAGAACGCTGACGAAATGATCGAGCGGTATAACCGCAACAACATCACGGATGCAAGCGGTGAGCTGAACCCTGATATTCTGGCGGAGCGCTGCCCCGACCTGCGTGTTATCAAGATTAGCGCACCGACCTTTACCACCGGCAAGAAAAATGAAGTTGCGAACACTGTCATCCAGCAGATTTACAAGAACGGACGTGCCGTCGAGGACAACTGGACGGCTAATGGCTCTCACAAGGGACAGGGCACAAGCTCTGACCACTATGGCGAATCTGCGCGTAACATCGACATTAACTGCAAGGGCGGCTTTACCTTTGGCGATGAGAGCACCGGATCTGTGTATGCGTTGACGGAAAATAGTGTGGCGGAGAATTACTTTAATATCAAGGTCAACGTTGCATCGTCTGAAAACGCAAACAACGCGCTGTTGGCAGATGATTTCAACGAATTTAACCCGTACATTCGCAAGGCACGCAAAGACAACCCGAAGGTGCGCGATACGATGGCTTTCTACCCGTGCGTTGTCTTTGTACAGGAGACTGATATCGAGAACAGCACCGTGTTTCATGACGGCAAGTGGCATTTCTATGCCTGCGGTGATATTGGCAACTCTAAGAAAAACAACAATACGATGGGCATGGACCCTAATAACCATAAAGAGGTTATCGTTGAGATCGATAACAACACCGATGAGCAGACCCGATTCCTGAGCGGCGATTTCTCGCATGAGACTTGGGACGGCGACAACAGCTTTGAGTTCCGCTACATCAATAAGGCTTGTACCGAAGAGGAAGTGCAGGCTGCAAAGGATGCGTGGATCCGTGTACAGAACTGGGTTGTGAATGCGAGTGACGAGGAGTTTAAGGCGCACTTTGAGGATTATTTTGTCATGGATTCCGCGCTGTATCACTACCTGTTTACAGAGCGCCACACGATGGTCGATAACCGTGCAAAGAATGTGTTCCCGCATACGAGCGACCTTGTGCATTGGGATTTCTGCTTTGACTACGACAACGATACCGCGCAGGGCAACGACAACGAGGGCGGACTGACCCTGAGTTACGGCTACGAAGATACGGATACCGTTGGCACCAAGAGTGTGTTTAACGCCAGCGATTCCAAGCTGTGGTGCAAGATCCGCGACCTGTTCCCTGACAAGCTGACGGCTATGTTCCGTGACCGTGAAAACGCACTGGCATGGAGTGCATCCCGTATCCTGAAGAAATTCGAGGATTATCAGAATGTAAAGCCGGAACGCCTGTGGGTCATGGATATGCGGCGAAAGTATTTCCGCACTTACGAGGAAAATGGTACGACCAGCTATCTGCCCATGATGCACGGCAACAAGCGCCATCAGCGCCGTCAATTTCAGAAGTATCAGGAAAAGTATATGGCCTCCAAGTACAGCGGCAGTGCTGCGACCAGCGATGATATGACGATTCGCGGTTATACGCCTGTGAACTGGACTGGTGTAAAGCCGGACGGTACATTCCATATCGTGCCGTATGCGGATACCTATGTATCTGTGCTGTACGGTTCCAACCCTGTAAAGATGCGCGGCAAGCGCGGGCAGACCTATGAGGTTCACTGCCCGATTGCGGCCATGAACGATACTGAGGTTTATGTCTATAACGCGAGCCTGATTCGCAGTATCGGTGATATTTCCGGCTTCTACCCCGGCTATGTCGATTTCAGCCACGGCGTAAAGCTGACTGACCTGCAGATCGGTTCCGACGTGGAAGGCTACAAGAATACGAACATGACGGACTTTGCTGTCGGCAACAATACACTGCTGGAGCATTTGAACCTGCAGAATGTGCCGAATCTGAAGAAGTCTATTGACCTGACCGGCTGTACGAACCTGACATTGTTTAAGGCTGGCGGCAGCGGTATTACCGGTGTTGCCTTTGCGAACGGCGGTAAGATCGAGACGGCGGAGCTGCCCGCAATCAGCAGCCTGACGGCACGCAACCTGAACCACCTGACTGACCTGAAAATCAGCGACTATATGAACATTACGGCATTGGTCGTGGAGAACTGTGCTACCATTGATCTGAAGGACATGCTGGCGAAGTGTACAAATCTGAGCCGTGTGCGCCTGATTGGTCTGGATTGGCAAGTGACCGATACGAAGCTTCTTGAAAAGCTGTACGCGATGACGGGTACGGATGAGAACGGTTATAATACCGACCATTCTGTGCTGGCGGGTAAAGTTCATCTGCCCACGATCCGACAGAAGGAGCTGGAACGCTACAATGCCCAGTGGCCTGATTTGAAGGTGAGTTACAATACACTGATTGAGCAGTTTGCATGGACCTTTGTGAACAAGGACGGCACCATTCTGGATGTGCAGTACATTGACAAGGGCGGCAAGGCGGTTGATCCCATTACGAGGGCGGAGAACCCGATCCCCACGCCGACTGCGGAGAGTACCGTGAGCACGGACTTTACCTTTAAGGGCTGGGATACAGAGTTTACGACTGTTTTCGGCAACCAGACGGTTACAGCGCTGTACACCGAGAGTGTGCGCAAGTACACGGTGCGGTATCTGAACCGTGGCGCGGTATTGAAGTCTGTTACGGCTCCGTATGGTTCGACTGTTTTGTATGATGGCGATATGCCTGTTTATACCGGCGAGGAGACTGCCTACAAATACTATCTGTTCAACGGATGGGACAAAGGCGGCTATGTCACCGGCGATAAGGATATTAACGCCGTATATGACAGCTGCGAGTATGTGAGTGGGTATTTTGACGGCAAGGAATTTGGTTCGCTGCGGCCTGTTGAAATCTATGCGATGACGAAGGTTGGCGTAGAGAACACCATTGTTACAAGCAAAGACCCTGTAACCATTACGATGGGTGCGGACTTTAGTTTTGATGATATTACGGAAAAGGTTCTGATTGCACAGCCGACGGAGTTTACCGGCAAGAATCATGTGGACACTGGCGTGAATCTGCTGAGCGAGGATCGGAGCTTTACGCTTGCGGTTGATTTCCGCATGATGAGCACGACTGCGAACAACGGCGTGCTGATGCAGTGTTATGACGGTGACGGCATGAATGGTTTCCGCCTTTGGAAGAACAGCGGCTGTAAGCTGGCTTGGGGTACTGAGTCTACGGACGCTGCCATGTCGGGCACACGCGAAATCATTGTCCTACGCCATATCAAGGGCGAGAATGGGCTGCATGTATACACCTCCAATATGGGTGCTGATACCAGCAAATACACGGAGCTTAGCCGTACCCGCACTACAAAGACAAATGCCGAGCTGGTGTTTGGCTGCGCGAAGGCTGCTGACGGTGCGTATGAAAGCTATGGCATCGGTACTGTGTACTGGGCGAAACTCTGGTATGCTGACCTTGGTGTTGCTACCTGCAAGGAACTTGTAAACTGGGTGCATAGTGAGCTGACCTTTAATGCCTGCTTTAACCGTTACTACCTGAGCGATGGCACTGGCAAGCGCAGCTCTTTGAGCCTGCTGGCGGAAAAGACGCTTGGTAAGACGATGTCCATGGACAATGCCAATAACAATGCCGGTGGTTGGGCGAAGCCTACGACACTGAATGCCTATCTGAATGGTCGCGTCTATAAGGCACTGCCGATTGGCTGGCGTCAGCTTGTTAAGAAGGTGAAGGTCCCCGGCAACGTTGGCAATGCCAAGACCGATGTTTCTACGGCGGACTGCTACATCTTTATCCCGAGCGCGATTGAGCTGGATGCAAACATGAGTTCCGAGCCGTATGTGTACGAGGGCACGGCAATCGATTTCATCACGACCAATACGAGCCGTAAGCGCACGAACCCGGACGGTGAAGTGGTTGCGTACTGGACGCGAAGCCCGAATAAGGATTACAACGCTTATTATAATGCGGTGAATACATCCGGTGAAGTCTATGGGTATTTCTACCCAACAGACACAAACGACATCCTGTTGATGTTCAGCATTTAAGGGAGGTTCGAGTATGTATTATAAAGTCATATACAATGACCGCGTGATCGATGTGCTCGACCACCTGGTCTATGTGAAATATCAACCCAAACACAATATTCTGACCCTGTGCCCCGAAGATGAGGCGCAGGGTTTTCTTTCTAGTGACGGTGATGAGGTCTGGCACAGTGAGGAGCTGTACAAGTTCCCTGTGGATGGGTACGACACCGTACAACTGATACCGATTGATACCTATGAGTATCAAAAGCTGAAAATGCTGAACGGTAAAACTGCCGAGGAAATCATTGATGCTTACACTTTGGAGCTGCTGAAAGGGGGCGTGCTGTGATGGAAATGAGCGTATTTGCCATGAGCCTGGCACGGCTGTACAAGGCAAAGAAAATCACGGACGCCAAGGTTGAGGAGCTTCTGGCAGCACAGAAAATCACGGCTGAAGAGGCTGAATTTATCACGAAGGAGTGTGAGTAAGGATGTATACGATTTTACTGGGAGACGACAATCAGCTGACTGTCAGTGTTGAGGAACGCATTATGCAGCAGTCGAAGCTGGTAGATAATCTCCATTTTCTGGTGGAGCCTGTTTATAAAGAGCAGGACATGAGCGAATTTACCTGCCTGATGGAGTATTTGCCGCCTGTGAGCAAGCGGTATAAATCAGAGATTTTATCGCTGAGTGATGAGCCGTATAAGGGCATGTTGGAATACAAATTGCCGTTTGATACAAACCTGACTGCCGAGGCCGGTGACGTTGCGGTGCAGCTGACCTTTTACAAAGTTGAGATGGAGGCAGACGGAACGGGCACCCAATACGTGCGCCACACGCAGGCGACGAATATCAAGGTGCTGCCGATCAGTGCTTGGAGCGATATTATCCCGGACGATGCTCTGACGGGACTTGACCAGCGGATGGTTGCCCTGCAGACACTTGCCAACCAGTTAGTTGAGGCAAATCAGAATCTGGCAAGCGGCAAGGCTGACGGTCTGTTGTACAACGAAGGCCGTTTGCAGCTGAAGGCCGGGGATAAGGCGATTGGTAATACCGTACAGATCGTGGACAGTGGCTCTGACCCGGAGGATGGGACTATCCGGGTGGTTGAGTTTTAAACTCGGCTATCCGGCTTTTCTAATTTTGTGGAAAGGAGAGATAAGATGGCAAACAAGTATTCAAAACTTGGTTACGGTAATGCCGGGGATGTTGCGGCTGCCATTGAGAGCGGCAAGATCGACGGCAAGGACCTGGTTGTGACCAAGGATACCTCGGAACTGTATTACATCAAGGACGACAAGAGCGTCCAGAAAATTCAAACACGGACGCAGCGGTTCAACAGCCCGGGCGAGGCGATCGCCGCGCTGAACAAGAGCAGCGACACTTACGCGGGCCAGACCGTCATGATCCGTGACGACAACGGTAAATACCAGCCGTACACTGTCCAGGCCAGCGGTGACAGCAGCTTTGTTGTAGAGCCGACCGTCACGGCCAACACGGGCTTTGTGTGGCAGGAGTTCTAAGCAAATAGCAAAGAGAGATTTTTACACTATGTAAAGGAGAAAAAATATGGCAAACGTGAATTTTAGTTTTGGTAAGTACGCTGACTACAAGGCTCTGGAGGTCAAGGACGCCGGTACCCTGTATTTTACTTCTGATACGCATCAGCTGTTCAAGGGTCCTGTTGAGTATACCAAGAGCGTTCGTATCGTTGAAAACCTGCCTTCCGTTGAGAATGGTGAGCAGGGCGTTTTTTATGTCAAGACCCCGCAGATGACTGTCCATGCCTTCAATGGCAGTGATTTTATTCAGGTGACCAAGGAGGTCATTACTGCGATCCCTGCCTCCGGCGCAACCGATGACAGCATCCCCAGCACCAAGGCTGTTGCTGATTATGTCAGCGGCAAGATGGCTGAGGTTGTCGGCGGCAAGGGTGTGTTTGTTACTGATGTCACCTATAATGCTGGTGTCCTGAGTGTTGCCAAGGGCGATGCCCCTGTTACCACCACGCTGACTGGTGTTGTCCATACGCCCACCTATGATGCCGAGACCCGCACCATCAAGATGCCTGTGTTTGGCGGCGATGAGCTGACTATCAATCTTGGTAAGGATATGGTTGTCAAGAGCGGCGCTTACAATGCTGTGACCAAGGAGATCGAGCTGACCATCAGCACCGGCGAGGTTGTCAAGATCCCCGCTGCTGCTCTGGTGGATGTTTACACCGGTGGTGCTTCCAAGACTGCCTCTGTTACTGTCTCTGATCAGAATGTCATCTCGGTTGATGTGAAGGTTTCTGCTGCCGAGAACAACAACATCGAGATCAAGGAAGATGGTCTGTATGTTGCCAACCCGGACGCTTACACCAAGGCCCAGACTGATGAGAAAATCAAGGCTGTCAATGATGCGCTGAGCGGCCACTCCGGCGACAAGGTTGCTCACATTACCGCTGAGGAGCGTGCCGCATGGAATGCAAAGGCTACGACTGAGAATGTCGCCACTGCTAAGAGCGAGGCTATTTCTGCTGCCGCTACCGATGCCCAGAAGAAGGCTGACGCTGCGCTGGGTTCCGCTAAGGAGTATGCTACCGGTCTGAACACCGCCATGGATACCCGCGTCAAGGCTGTTGAGGGTAAGCTGACCTGGCAGACCATTGCCGCCAAGGCTTGAGCTTGATTTGGGATAGACCAAAGAATAAGTGATAGGGTCGCCCTGCCGTTATGGTGGGGCGGCTTTATTTTTTGATGACAGAATGATAGGAGATGGAATATGGCGAATCTATCATTGAGGGAAGTGAATCAGTCACAGCTGGAGTCCGCTCCTATTGTAGATGGACAGCTGATCGTCTGTAAAGACACGGGCAATATGTACCGCGACTTTGGCAAGACTCGTGTGCAGGCCGGGCGCGATATTGAATTTGTGGCTGAACTGCCTCTTGCACCGATCAATGGGAAAATCTATGCCCTGCGCACTGGTGAGATGTGGGCATATGAAAACGGAACATGGACAAGCATGAATCCGGAACCTGAGACAATTTCAAACCAAAAAATTGATGAGATTTTCAATTCATAACAACAGGAGGAAAACATTATGGCAATGCTCGATTATAATGGTCTGCTTTATTTTTGGCAGAAGATTAAAGGCTTTTTGAACAACAAGGTTGACAAGGTTGAAGGCAAGCAGCTTTCTTCCAATGACTATACGACTGTGGAAAAGAATAAGCTGGCAGGACTGAGCAATTACAGCCACCCGACCAGTGCTGGTAACAAGCATATCCCTGCTGGCGGTGCTGCGGGCAAGATCCTTGGTTGGGCAAGCGATGGCACAGCACAGTGGGTTGATGATAAGAACACGACTTATGGCGCTTTCAAGGGTGCTACCAGTTCTGCCGATGGCGGTTCCGGTCTGGTGCCGACGCCGAAGGCTGCTAATGCAGGCCAGTACCTGAGGGGTGATGGCACTTGGGGCACGCCTACGAACACGACCTACAACGATGCTACGCAGTCTGCGCACGGTCTGATGACTGCGGCGGACAAGACGAAGCTGGACGGTATCGCGGCGGGTGCTAACAAGTATGTTCATCCTAGCTATACAGCGGCTGCGGCTGGCCTGTATAAGGTGACGGTTGATGCTTCCGGTCATGTATCTGCTACCACAGCTGTGGCGAAGAGCGACATTACGGCGCTTGGCATCCCCAGCACGGACACGACCTATAGTGCTGCTACGCAGAGTGCAAACGGTCTGATGAGCGCCGCTGACAAGAAAAAACTGGATGGCTTTGGTGCTGCCAATACCTATGCCACTATGACCTATGTTGGCCAGCAGATCTCTGCGGCTGGACATATCAGCAAGAGCATCGTGGAGACGCTGCCTGCTGTGAAAGATGCCAAGGATAATGTTATTTATATGATCAAGAAGGCTACGCCGGATGGCAGTAACCTGTACGACGAATACATGCTGATCAGCGGCGCACTGGAGAAGATTGGTGACACCAAGACTGTTCTTGAGAGTATTACCAACGGGCAAATCGATACCATCGTTGCAAGCTGATCTTTACCTTTATAAGGAGGTAGAAATATGGCTTTATTGGATGATAGCGGGCTGAAATATTTTTGGGGACTGCTGAAGGATAAATTTGCGCCGAAAAGCCACACACACACCAAGAGCCAGATTACGGATTTTCCTAAAAGTATGCCAGCGAATGGTGGTAACTCTACCACTGTAAACGGGCACTCCGTCAACTCGGATGTTCCCGCAGGGGCGAAGTTTACGGATACGACCTATAGTGTGGCGACGGCGTCGAGCAATGGTTTGATGACAGCTGCTGATAAGGCTAAATTGAACGGTATCGCATCGAACGCAAATAACTACAGTCACCCGACTTCTAGCGGAAACAAGCATATTCCGGCTGGTGGTTCTGTGGGACAGATCCTGCGCTGGAGTGCTGATGGTACGGCAACTTGGGGCGCGGATAATAATACCACTTATTCGATTTTTAAAGGTGCCAGCAGTTCGGCTGCTGGTGGTTCTGGCCTTGTGCCGCCACCTGCCGCCGGTAGCCAGAGTACGAAATATTTGAGGGCTGATGGCACTTGGACCGAACCTCCGAACACAACCTATGCCAACGCAACAAAAGATACTGCCGGTCTGATGACGGCGGCGGACAAAACGAAGTTGGATGGTATTACAGCAGGGGCCAACAAATATGTGCATCCGACAAACAGTGGGTATAAGCATATTCCCGCAGGCGGTGCGGCTGGGCAGATTTTACGGTGGAAAGAAGATGGCACAGCAACATGGGGTGCGGATAAGGATACGACCTATACGAACTTTGTTGGTGCTACTGCAAATGCTGGTGGAAAGCCGGGACTTGTGCCTGCGCCTGTATCTGGTGCCACGACATTATTCTTAAAAAGTGACGGAACATGGGCTGCTCCGACAGCGGGACAGACCAGTATTACTATTGTGAGGTGGTGATTTTTAATGCCTGTTTATTTAGGAGGCCAGAAAGTCAGTATTTTTGGCGCGGCTGGTGGTGAGGCCATCAAGACGCAAGCAAAGACCGTGACACCGAGCGAAAGCCAGCAGACAGTATCGCCTGATAGTGGTTATATTGGCTTGAGCAGCGTTACGGTGAACGCAATTTCTAAGACTCATGTTGGCAGCGGTGTAACAAAGAAAGCTGCCACCACATATACGCCTGGCACGAGTAACCAGACGATTGGAGCGAATCAGTACCTGAGCGGTGCTCAGACGATCAAGGGAGATAGCAACCTGGTCGCTGGGAACATCCGCTCAGGTGTTTCTATTTTTGGGGTAACCGGTACGGTGGTGGCGGCATCCTCGCCAAACCTGCAGACTAAGACTGTTACACCAAGGACTTCAAGCCAGACCATAAAGCCTGACAGCGGCTATGACGGATTGAAGCAGGTCACGGTTAGTGGTGATGCCAATCTTGTGAGCGGAAACATTATCAGCGGCAAGACGATTTTCGGTGTGTCTGGTTCTGTGGTGATCCAGAGGTATTACACCGGTAGTTCCGTGCCCAGTTCTTCGACTGGCAGTAATGGCGATTTGTATTTACAGATTGGGGGCTAATGTATGGCAAGTGTAACATTGGTTCCTACAGGATATGATGGTCAACTCTCATCGTATATTTCGGTAGATGCGTCTTACCCGCTTTCAAATGGCCTTACCAGTTCAAGCAGTGACACCTTTGCGGTGCTGAACCTGAACACAGGTGGTGGTGCGGTTTCTAAGCTGGCAGTCAAATTCGATATGTCAAAGATTCCGACAAACGCCAAAATCAATTCTATTTCTTGTACGATGAAGGCCAGAATTTCGAATGCGTCACCGTATATTTTGAGCGGTGTTGCGCAGTTGTATTGCGGCACGTCTGGGTTGAGCGGCGAAATTGAGTTGGGAACAGACCCAGTGGCTCAGACTTTTAACGATACCGGCTGGTGGGATCGTGAGAGCCTGGACAAGCTTATCTTGCTGATTACCTGTACACGCGGTCCGATATCCGCAAGCAACAGCCAGACTTTGCGTTTTTACGGCGCTGATCTGACTGTGAATTACACTGGCGGCGGATCTTCTGGCCCTGTGCTGAGCACTAAGGTAAATGGCAGCTGGGTGAATGTATCCAAAGTCTACAAAAAAGTAAGCGGTATTTGGGTAGAACAGAGTGATATTGCAAACTTGTTTAGCACTAATACTAACTATGTAAAGGGGTGATAAGATATGGCAAAAACCACTACGAATGTTAGCAATTTTCAGATCAACGTACTGACAGAAGCGCAGTATATTGAGGCAATGGGTAACGGCGAAATCGATGAAAATGCGCTGTATCTTACGCCCGAAAAGAAACTGATTAAGTCTGTTACGCAGGCTGAGTATGATGCCTTGAAAAAAGCCGGCAAACTGGATGATGACATCTTGTACGTGACACCCGCTGTGGAAATTAACGACGCTACACAAAGTGAGCATGGTTATATGAGTGCCGCCGACAAGATCAAGTTGGACGGCATTGCTGCTGGGGCAAACAAGTACAGCCACCCTGGGTATACATCCAAGAGCAACGGCTTTTATAAGGTGACTGTGGATGAGACAGGCCATGTGAGCGCGACCACTGCTGTGACCAAAGCGGACATTACAGGACTTGGTATTCCTGCACAGGATACTACATATTCGGCGGCAACTTCTTCAACGCTTGGCCTTGTGAAGGTTGGCAGCAATATATCGAACAGTTATGGCACGATAAGCCTGACAAAAGCTAACGTGACGAGTGCGCTTGGGTATACGCCGCCGACAACGAACACGACCTATGGCAATGCTACGACAAGCTCTTCCGGTTTGATGAGTTCCAGCGATAAGAGCAAACTGGACGGTATTGCAACTGGGGCGAACAAAACAGTTGTGGATAACGCGCTCTCGCAGGTCAGTGCAAACCCAGTGGCGAATTCCGCCATTACAAAACGGCTGCAATACCTGTACTCGTTTAAGATCTCACGTGATAAATGGAACGAGTCTAGCGACAAATCAAACTGGAATGTGATTGTTCCGTGGTCGGATTCCAAAGGAAACGCGATTACTGCTACGGCTTCAAGCGCTACGCCCAACCTTACGACGGGCATGAGCCTTGGACCGGCCATGATGGAGCGGACAAGCTCATTGAGCGACAATATCATTCTGTCCGGTGAGTTATCTATGATCAATCAGGGGCAGATTTATGTGTGCGATACCAATAAGCTGTCCTTTACCGTTAAGCGGCGTCCGGTTTGTGACTTGATGCTGTACTTCTATGCGCGGCAGTGGACTATCTGAGTGAGGTGATGGAATGAAAATCTACGATGAAGCATTGAAAAATGAGCTGACTAATCCAGACCTCACGAAGGGCAAGCTGCTAGATGCACAAAAATTTGTGGCGCACCATGAGGCCACGGAGGAAGTCTGGCACTATGAGGTCATGCAGAGTACGATCACGGAGGCGTGCCCGGAGGGGCTGCGCCTTGCTGTGACGGATGAGCCTGCACACAATGCCTGGGACGAGTATGAACCCGTGCAGAAATATGTGCTGTACACTGAGGAAGAATTGGCGGAGATTGCCAAGAAACAGGAAGAGGCAAACAAGCCGACAACGGAACAGCGCCTTGATTCTGTAGAAAAACGCGCAGATGCGCTGGAATCCGCAAACGATGATATTATTTTGATGATGGCCGATCTGATCGGCGGAGAGGGGTAACCTATGAAAACTTTGAATGCTTTGAAGCTTCGTATTATGACCCGCGCTTTTAGGATTCGCCTTGCAGCTGGCGAGAACTTTGAGGACATTGCGGCTGATTATCCGGCACTGACTATGGATGACCTGGAGGCGATCAAGTCGGCACTTGGCATTGAGGTGAAGTGATATGGCACTGAATTTGATGGGCGGGGCGTGCATCAATGAGGATGTGCTGGCGTATGGCTATAGCTTTTCCAGTTCGTTAGGATATTCGATATATAATATTGGCAGATTTGCCACTGTTATTTTGGCAAAATACACGGACGGTTCTTATCTGGCGCATGTTGACGTTGCCGGGAATCAAATTGGACCGGTCAACCGTAATGGACAATTTCAGTGGTTGAATCTTGAGCCGATGGTTGCGAAGGCTAAATCGCTTACTGAAACAAGCAACTATAAAATATTAGCCGATTGTGTGCCATTTTATTATCAGAGTATTATGGGAGACCCTGGATATTTTCCAATGATTCATTTTAAAAACGAAGATGGGTGTTGCGAGGCTGGACGTGTCTATGATCAAAATGGCACATTTGGTGCATGGCCGATGGATTCCTTGCAAACAGGTTCTTACGAATTCGGCTTTTTTGTCAAACTTTGGTAATAGCGATATGACACGGCAGAGAGGTCTCTGCCGGTTTTTATTTTAAATAAGGGAGGAATTTTATGAGGTTGAAGAATGGAGAGGTATGTCTTGGGTGGCCTTTGAGCAAGCATATTTTGACACAAGGATGGTACTACAACGATGGCAGCTTGCATCAGGCTATTGATATGAGAGCTATTGTTGGGACACCGGTTATGGCGGCGGAAGATGGTACTGTAGAAATTGTGTACCACTGGAACGGCAAACGCACGCAGGGTGATACGAACAGCTACGGCAACATGGTTAAAATCCGCCACGCGAATTGGAACGGTGGCACATTGCACACACTGTATGCGCATCTGAATTCTATCAATGTGAAGAAGGGACAGGTCGTGAAGACAGGTGAGGTGATTGGCTATAGCGGCAATACCGGCAATAGCTTTGGTGCTCATCTGCATTTCGAGGTACGCTGGAAGAACAAGCGCACGAACCCGTTGGTATGGTTGGATGATAATTTCACCAAGGCCAACGCATCGGTATTTACATTCCGCGCTGGTGAACACAGTGTAGATAAAAGCGTGGGGGAGAGCGATAAGCCAGCAAGCGCAAACAAGCAACCTGCAGATTCTGCAGCCGTTGAGTTATGGGGCATTGATGTGTCGAGGTATCAGGGCAACATCAACTGGCGCAAGGTCGCAGCTGCCGGTGTAAAGTTTGTGATGCTGAGAGCGGTCTCAACTAACAAAAGCGGTATTTATATCGATCCGACATTTGAACAGAACTATAAAGGCGCACGCGAGAATGGTATTCCCGTGGGCGTCTATTTCTTTACCTATGCGCAGGACGAAGCCACGCAGAACAAGGAGTTTGAGATGCTGTTCAAGGTTCTGGATGGCAAGACGCTCCAGTACCCCGTTGCGCTGGACATTGAGGACAGAAATACTGCTTCTATCGGCAAGGACAAGCTTACTGCACTGGTGAAGCGCGGTCTGGATATTATCGATCAGCGTGGGTATAAGCCGATGCTGTACACTTACACGAATTACAAGGCGGCTTATCTTGACATGACAAAATTGGCGGCTTATGACCTGTGGCTGGCCGATTACCGTAACGGAGTCAACCAAAAGGGCAAATGCCAGATGTGGCAGTACAGCAGTAAGGGTGCTGTTGCTGGCATCGCCGGAGATTGCGATATGAACTGGTGCTATAAGGCTTATGTTGGTGAAACCGCTGGAGTCTCTACGCCAAAGCCCGCCCAGAAGGCAATCGTGTTCAAGGCTGGACGCTGGAACGTGCGCAAAGGTCCCGGCACTGAATATGCAAGCGTCGGCGTAATTGCAAGCCCAGATGCTAAGACCGGTAAGGTTGTTACGATTGGTTACAGTGATATTGTAAATGGCTGGTATAAGACACTCTATGGTTATGTAGGCCCTGCAGCAGTCGCCAGTCATACTTGATAGGCGGTGATTGGTATGGGAGAGAATTTTAACGCCATGCGTTTTTCAAAAAAGGTCATTGTGTTTACGATGGGTGCGACGATTGTGTACGCGGTTGTGTACATGGTGCTGTGCTTCAGCATCGGTCAGCTGCCGGACTACAGCTTTAACGCGGGACTGTTTGCGGCGCTGAGCGCTGAAAACCTATGCAACGCCTGGATCAAGGTACAGGAGCATAAGTCCAGCGCTGAAAATGCCAAACTGGAGGAGCCGCAGCTGGGAGACGATACCGATGGCGTCATGCATCCAAATGATATGGAGGAGTAAAGTATGGAACAGGGGATTTTTTATATTGTCATAGGACTTGCCAGTGTTTGCTTTTTTCTGCTTGGCAAGTATGTTTTTCCTCAAGCTGCTGACGTTATCAATAGTGCGCTTACTATGCTGGAGTCTTATCCTTTGCTGATGAAATGGGGAGAGGCTGCGTGCCGCTATATCAAGCAGTACATGGATGACATGACTGGTGAGGAAAAGAACAAAAAGGCCGCTGAGTTTATTATGGAGCTTGCCAAACAGGCTGGACTTAAAATTACAGAGGAGCAGGCACGCAGTATTGCCCAGGCGGCTTATGATGCGATGAAACGAGGCGAAGCCGATTCTGCTCACGAGGGGCAGGTGAGCAGTGATGCCGAATCCTGAATTTGCTTTTACATTGGCCGACGCTGTCACATGGATCCTGAGCGTGTGCGGCGCGATTGCCGGTATCGGCGCTGCCATCGCTGTGCTAGTGAAGTTCAACACTTTTCTGAAGAAGCCGAACCATGAGCAAGATGTGAAGATTGAGGCCATGGAAGAGAAAATCACAAAGATGTCTGGTGAAGTCGATGCTGTTAAAGATTTGCTTGCAAGCAAGGATAATCAGTACATGGACCTGTTCAAGCGAGACAAAGCACGGCTTGATGCGCAGGAGAACAGTATGAATATGCTGCTGCGGGCAAACTTTGCTTTGCTTGGGCATGCGCTTAATGGCAACAATGTCGAGCAGATGCAAAGCGCGTTCAATGATATTCAAGAGTATCTGTTCAATAGATGATAGAGGTTGCAGAGCTAGACCATGGGTTATGCGCATACCACAAGCCGAATAGGCGGCGGAAACGCCACTGAAAGAAAACGCAAAAAAATAGGGATGACCTTGATGAGAGGCTATCCCTATTTTTTAGCTGATTATTTAATATGCAAACAATCCCCTTTCAGCAAGAATTCCATAGCTGCAAGATCCATGTGAATTGTCATATACACGAAGAAATCGCACTTGACAGCTGGCACACTGAAAATTGATCTTAGACGGTCTGAGATTTCGTCGAACCTGTCTTCGCTGCTTTCAATGATAATCTTTTTAATTTCGTTGTATTCCTCGTCATCATCGAATTCAGCATCATAGTATTCTTCGTCGTTCTCGTCGTATTCGGCGTCCTCGTCCTCGTCCTCGATGTCTAATTCTGACAGATCGTCGTCATCGTCGTCATCATCATCCTCATCGTCTACGTTTGTAGGAACAAGGTCAGATAGAGACGCTTGAAAATCAACGGTTTTTGCCTGTTCATGCGCATTTGTGAGAACGGCAAGAAATTTTTTAAAGTAGTCTTTGTCGATTTCCTCATCTGGCGCACAATCCGGTGTCCTGACTGCAAAGCCGACATTGTTATCGTTTTGCTCCCAGCAAAAATGGTATGCGCCGTCTTTGACTATGAAGGACTTTTTAAGCCCCATATCTCCAAGGCATTTTGTCATTTGCTTATACTCTTCATCGTCTTCGCCAATCGAGAATATTTGGGCTAGTCTTCCCTCAAATTCAGAACGGGTCATCTGTGTCCTTCTTTCTTGTTGTACTCCTGTATGACTGGAATCATCTTATTCTAATAATACAGCAAAACAACAAGTTTGTCCATAAATAAAAAAGACGAGTGTGTTCCTGCGGCGTAGAACATTCTCGTCTAAGTGTTTTTATTTGTCATACTAAGTCTCGTTTTTGCAAGTGGTGTAAATGTGGTGTAAATAAGAGGGTTAATAATAAATAGATTGAAATTTTAAACGTTGAAACGGCATTTATTTAGCACTACAGAAAGTAAAAACTATTTATCCAAAAATGTCATTGGTTGTGGAGTAAATTTTATAAACATTGCAGTTTACGCATTTTGCCGGATGTGGTACACTGAAACAGGGAAGTGATAGTATGAAAATTGACCGTGCCCGCGCACAAAAAGCCTTTGCCGACTATGCCGCGCACTACAACGCCGCTGACGCCAAGGTCAAATTGAAAATCGACCATACCTACCGCGTGGCGGCGCTCTGCGCCCGCATTGCCCAAAGCCTGGCCCTGCCGCCGGAGGATGTCGATCTGGCGTGGCTGTCCGGCATCCTGCACGATGTAGGCCGCTTTGAGCAGCTGCGCCGCTACAACACATTTATCGATGCACAGTCGGTCAGCCACGCCGCGCTGAGCGTCGCGGTGCTGTTCGACGAGGGACGCATCCGGGACTATCTGGACGATGCCGGTGCCGACGCACTGCTGCGCACCGCTGTGGAATGGCACAGCGCGTTCCGTCTGCCGGAGGCGCTGGATGACCGCACGCGGCTGTTCTGCCAGATTCTGCGCGACGCCGACAAGATCGATATTCTGCGGGTCAACGTCGAGACACCGATGGAGGAAATTTACAACGTCAGCACTGCGGCGCTGCGCCGGAGCCCGGTGACACCTGCCGTGCTGGACGCCTTTTACGCCCACCACTGCGTGCTGCACAGCTTAAAGCAGTACCCCGCCGACAACGCCGTCGGCCATGCGTCGCTTGTGTTTGAGCTGTGCTATCCCGAGAGCCTGCGCATCGTGGACGAGCAGGGCTGGCTGTGGCGGCTGCTGGATTTTAAAACCGATAACCCGGACACCGCCGCCGCGTTTGCCGCCATCCGGGACGAGTTGCACCGCTGGCTGAACGCGCAGTCGGCGTGAGCCGATACTCAAAAAATGCAATTTCATGGTTTGACAACATAGAAGGACTCCTGCAATCGCATACGCAGCCCGCCCGCAGGCAGACAAAGGGCCGTAGAACGCCCTTTACTTTCCGTCGTATCGTTTCTTCCAATTGTTATGCAATATATTGTATCTGTATTACAGATAAATGTCGATATCTGCCTCCAAGATAACGATAATAGTCGTAAGGGGGTAGTCAACCTATGGAATATCCGAACATACGAAGCCTACGGGAAGATCACGATTTTCGTCAGTGCGATCTTGCCAGTGTCCTCCACGTATCCCAGAACACCTACTCTCAGTATGAAAACGGCGTTATTGAGCTGACCGCAGAAAGGCTGGTCAAGCTGGCCGACTTCTATAACGTCAGTATAGACTATCTGCTGGGGCGCACCGATAACCCGGAGGTAAACCGCAATTAACAAATGCCGCGCGGCTCCCTGTGAGCCGCGCGGCATTTTGCT